TGATGGAGCTATTGGACCTCAGGGTATTCAGGGTGAAGTTGGTCCCACAGGCCCCGCTGGGGCAGATGGCGTTGATGGAGCTATTGGACCTCAGGGTATTCAGGGTGAAGTTGGTCCCACAGGCCCCGCTGGGGCAGATGGTCTAACTACTTCTGTTAATGGGGTTTCTCAAATTGCTGGTGAGATTACCCTAACAACTGACAATATCTCTGATGCCACCTCCACCAATAAATATGTAACTGCAGCTTTAAAAACTAACTATGACACAGCCTACGAATATTCTCAGGCTGTTCAGATTGCTCATGAGGTGACTCGCTACCAGATCCATTTCAATACAGGGCTGGCTGTTTGGGCTACTAGTGCTTCTAGAGCATGGGCTAACGTAGCTTGGACTCGGACGGGAACTAGCATGACGTTGAATCATGCGGCACATGGTCATTCTGTAGGGAGTCGTGTTCTCGTAAAAGAATCAAATGTTGAGTTTATAAACGCCCTTATTGTTTCGGTAGCCACCGATTCGTTCACAATAGCCTGTGCGGATTCTGGAGCAGCTAGTGGCCTTTGTGTCTATACCATTGGGGTTACGTATACTCAAACGGGGTCTGATTCGGCTGTTTCTGGTGGCACTATCTCTGTTCCCTCTTCTGCTAAATCACTAGTTATTCAACATTTACAGATTCAATCTGGTGCAAATACTAGAGCTTCCAACTCGTATACGTTAGTTCTTCCTGCAAACGGAGCCAACTTGGGCGCGGGGGATAACACAAATATTGGGAACTTTATAGTCCCAACCCATTGGGTTAGGCAGGACGCTGACTCCCTTAGTGGAGTCGCGGCAACCCTAGTTAGAAATTATGGTGGTTCATACAACACTCTTCAAGTAGCCGCCTTGCCTGTTGCTGCAACTGGCGTCTATATTGCCCTCATCTTTTAAGGAGACTATATGTCCCGTATTATCAATGGTGTTTTATCTATCCCCGCGTTCACCCCTACTGTAACACCGGGGGAGTATACTTTTAGTAATGCAGCATATACCAATCAGTCTGATATTGCTGGGAATGGGACAAGTGAACTGGCAGTTGGCTACATTTTAATAGTCCCAGCCAGTGATACCATTAACTTCAATATGATTCCTGGGGTTGCTCATAGGTATAAATTGACATCCTTAACTATTGAAGATAGTAGCCACGTTGCAGGCACTATGATATGGGATGAAGATGGGGCTGAGATTGATAGCCCCACCGGGAATTCACTGGTACTTATCTCCGAGCCCACGACTCATTATAAGTTTGCGCTGCCCGTCTCAGATACTGTTTACTCAGGGCTAGCTTCTGGTATCACTACTGCCGCTCAAGCAATTGATCTGCAGCAAAAAATTGATACTGTAGGTACGGATTGGGATGTGATTTCCAATCACCCCACTTCTCTGAGTGGGTATGGCATTTTAGATGAGGTGGTTTTAAACACTGAGCTACAAACAGAGGTCACCGCTAGGATAGATGGTGATTTAGCCGAAGCAGCTTCTCGTGACGCCGCTATCCTGGTTGAGACTACTAATAGAATCTCTGCTATTAATGCTGAGATTACAGCCCGTCAGAATGCTGTAGCCTCTGAAATGACTGCCCGTCAAGATGCTGATGCCGCTGAAGTAACTGCTCGTAACTCAGCTATTTCTACAGCAATTGATACTGAGGTTTCTGCCCGTAATTCAGCTATTTCTACCGCAATTGATACTGAAGTAACTGCCCGTAATGCTGCCATTGCCGTGGAAACGACTGCTAGGCAGGATGCCCTTCTGCTAAAAGTTGATTCAAGTCTACTGGCTGTCAGTAATGGTGTTGCCACTTTGGATGCTGGCGGAAAACTTCTAACATCCCAGATCCCCGCATCCCTCCTAGGGGGGATGTCTTACCAGGGCATGTGGAATGCTACCACGAATGAACCTGTAATTCCTGCCGCTGATGCTGCAAATAAGGGCTACTATTATATTGTTAGTGTTGGAGGGACTACCCCTATAGATGGTGGCGCAGATTGGCAACCTACTGATTGGATTGTTTCAGATGGTGCTGCCTGGGTTAAAATCGATAATACCGATAAGGTTAGCTCAATTAATGGACAAATTGGTATTGTTACCCTTGATACAGATGACATCGATGAGGGTGCCACAAACCAGTATTTCACAGCACTTCGCCATGACTACACTACACTGGCAAACGTTCCTACTACCTTTGCTCCCGCTGCCCATAATCAGGACTGGAGCACAATCGATAACGTTCCGACTACATTTACCCCCGCAGCCCACGACCAAGCGTGGTCTACTATTACGAATACCCCCACCAGCATTTCTGGGTATGGTATTCTTGATACGATCACAAATACAGTTAATGGAGCTAGTGGAACCGTAACGCTTGATACGGATGACGTCTCTGAGGGGTCAACTAACCAGTATTTCACCTCGCTACGCCATGACTACTCCACCCTATTAAATATTCCTTCTGTATTTACTCCGGATGCTCACAATCAGGACTGGAGCACAATCGATAATAAGCCTACCCTGACCAATACAGTCAATGGGGAAAGCGGGGATGTCACCTTAACTACAAGTGAGATCACAGAAGGATCTAACAAGTATTTCACTGAAGCTAAGGCCCTGGCAACCATCCTAGCTGGTTTGGATGTCAATACCTCTGGTGCTGTGACTTCTGCAGATTCTATTCTGTCAGCTATTGGTAAACTGGTGGCTGATGCCGCTGCTCAGGCTGTTGCGGCTGCGTCCCCTGCAACCGTGTTTCAGGCTACCTCTCGATACCAAGTTGTGACAACTACTGGTCAGGAGGTATGGGTCCACAGTTCTTCCAAGGCTTACGGGAACCTTTCGTGGGCTCGAACTGGAACCACTTTGGTGGTAAACCACCCCGCTCATGGGCATGTTGCTGGGGAACGTGTGATTCTTCGCAATGTGAATGTAGATTATCTGTGTGTTCTGATTAACTCGGTTGCCACCGATACCTACACCGTAACTTGCGTAGATTCAGGTGCGACCAGTGGTTCCAGCGCTAACTATAGCATGGGGTTCACCTATGCTCATAATACCTCAACCCCTGGGTCTATCACTTCGGGCACACTCTCGGCTCCTAGTAATGAAAATGTGCAATTAATTTCTGCCCGTATTCATTTAGCCGGGAATACCCGATCCACTACTACTTATGACTTAATTGCCCCGGCTTCTGCAACTAACGGGGTTGGAGCTAATGCAGATCAGGGATCCACGTATATCCCCATGCATTCCGTGCGCTCTGATGGTGATTCGCTCTCTGGTATTGCAGGTGCTATTGCTATGCATGCTTCATCTAACTGGGGACGGTTCCAACTAAGCAACCTTGGTGTTGCTAGCAACGGTATCTTCATTCTTCTGCAGTTCTAAGCTCTAATTAGGAAACCACTGGAGTAATAACATGGGTCGGTTTATTCATGGTGTAATCTCTGCAACGTCTTATGACCCCACGGGGATGCCGGGGGAATACACCTTCACAAATGCTGTATACTCTAATGTCGCTGATGTAGAGGGCCTGGGCACCTCTGCATTAGCGACAGGTTTCCTCATCTATATTCCTGCGGTTGATAATGTTAATTTTTACCCAATCCCAGGGGTTGCCCATAGATACAAAATTACAGCATTAACTATCGAAGATTCTTCGCATATTAGCGGAACGATTATATGGAATGAAGAGGGGGCTGAACTAGATTACCCTGGAGTAGGGGTTGATGCCATTATCTCGCAAACTTCGGTTAATAATATTTTTGGGTTCCCTGTTAGTGAAATGGTGTATCCCACACTAGCAGGTGGGACCTCGTTAGCAGCATTAAACTTGGATACGAGTATTATAACTGATAATCTGGCAGGATCTGGGTTAATCCTAGGTCCAGCTCCTGACGGGTCCTATCTTAATGGTGCGGTCCCGCTAACTGAAGACCAGAAGATTTCGGATGCGATAGACCAGATCAACTCAATAATGGGTTTCCTTGTTCCAACGGCACCCCCTAGCTTAGACACAATCACTCCCACAGTGTCTTTAACTTCTTATACTGCCAAGTTGTCGGCAAATGCCCCTGTCCCCGGACCCTATGCCGCAGGAGAAACGCTTCCACGGGTTACAAAAACTCCCACACCCGTTTTGACATATACGGGTTTTGGGTCTGCAGATAAGGGTTTAATCCATTCTAGGATTAACTCAACAAATTTTGTTTCGTTTAATTTAGAAACGGCTTTTGTTGAAGCCAATAGAAATGGCAATCAGGGGGATGGTTATGCAGGTTCGGCGCTACCTTACTCTCCTTCATCGTCTCGCCTTCAGATTACCTCTGTGGGTAGATACGCTTCTTTTGGAGCTTTCCAGACAGGGACTGTAATTTATAGTCCTTTATCCACGGATGCAGCTCTTGGGTATAATACCTATGAGTTGATCCATACGGTTAGTGGGGATAAAGTTTCTCCCACGTATGTTCTCTACTATGATTCCTCAACTCTTCCTACCGCTGGTGCTCTTTCCGGGAGTATCCAGACAAGTTCCTTAAAGTATCTTTCGGGTATCCCTGCATATGGGGCTGGATCTTCCATGAGTTTCTCCATGGCTGCGGCTACAGCTCCTTTTGCAAATACCTACATGACTACAGGGGTTTGGGCTACTCTAGCTGGATCTGCGGTGTCCTCAACTAATATCGTTTTAACAGATGCTTCTGCGGTAGGGGTCTCGAACCCACCCGCTATTGCGGATACCCCATCTATCTCCAGCAAAGTTCTTTCATTTAACTCTAGTCAGACTACTGATAGTCCCGCTTGGTCGGCCATTATTGTGAGCCCCAGAGGTAACAGTTCGGCTGCAAGTCATTCTAAATCAAGCTTTTATATTAACACATATGGGAATGACTCAACTGCAATTCAAGATACTTTTGTGGATGAACTTTACAGAATTCCCGCTGACGGTATCTATGATTCTGTTTCCTCTGTAACTTCAGCCACGTGGGATTCTTCTGCGGCTTTGGCTACCTCAGAATTAATGCTATTTTTAGGTAGCCTAAGGTATTCCAATAAAAATTTTACCACGTATGCTCCTGTAGGTCCCGATTATTCAGGGCGGTCAGGGACGCAAGCATATGCTAGGAAGTTTACCCTAGCATCCACCACAAACGCGGTTCTTTACTTAACACCCAACAGCCTTCCTAGTGGTGTTAATATCCGAGTGAAACTTCCTGGTTTAACTGGCTGGATTAACCCCCTATCTCCTTATTTAGGGGGGACTCCCACAAATGATGGTGATGGGTGTCTCGTAGGATCAACTTCTGTTGTATCTACAGAGATAAAGATCCCCATGACTTTTGGGACTAATTCAACTGTAAATTCTGGTGGCCTTGTGTTGGTTAAACTTTATTGGGATACTACAGTCTCGCCCACCTTTAATGTGACTAAACTCCGAATCGCTCTTAGTTAAGTGAGACTGGCATGGCACTTACAGACTCCCAAAAAGTAGACATTCTCTGGAAGTCTCTCCAGAAACGCGCTACTTCTTCAACAGCTAAGGCCTTCTACGAGGAGGCTAACTATTCTGTTAGCTCCGTTATGGGTAGTCAGATTTGGTCCCAAGCGGAGCAGATTCCCACCCCAGCCGTAGCGTCCTCCAGTGCCGTGATAAGTTATCATGCCTCCGTGCTACTGTCTGAGGATGTTACCGTAACTGGGCAAAAGTCGTTTAAGACCCCTCTAACAGATTGGATTCATCCTAGTATTGATGGGTCCTATCAGGTTCGTGTGTATCAAAATAATGGGTCTGGAGGCCTTGGGGCAGAAGTCCCCCCTACGGATACTTCCGATTGGGTCTTTGATTATAATTCTGGGACCCTTACTTTCTTTGGAACAAATACGTCTCACGTAAAGCCCTACCTAATTAAGGGTTGGAGATATATTGGTCTTAAGGGGGTCTCTGTAGCAACCTCAACATTCTCGGATACTTTTTCTACAGGTGACTGGGGTGTTGATGCTGGGTCTGATGCCCTGGCTTTAAATTTTGTCCATGGATTAGGAACCTCGTCGCTTCAGGTGGATGTTTTTGAAAGTCTAGCGGAATCTTTCTTTAAGCCTACTCATGTAGATTGGGTTGCTAACGATACCACGTTAAAGCTCTTGATATCTACTAATGCTTCATTCTCCGGTAAATTGGAAGTAAGGATACTCTGATCTCTCTTTTTGCCTTTATATAGGCAGGGACACCTTGCTCAACACCTAAAACCTAATGGCCTTTTGTAGGCCCCAATCAAGGAGTATTTTCATGGCTGAATTCCGCGAACCACTGCATGTAGTACATGGTGCAGCTTCCTACCTCAAGACCCTTGTGGTTCCCACGGCAGCTCCTGGGACACCTGCGCTGGGTCATATTTTCACCACTGGAAATGTTCTGCATTTCTATAACGGGACAGAAGATCTTTCTATGGTCAGCAACATCACCGCTCTTGGTGGTGATCTCTCTGGGACCCATGGTTCGGCTACCGTGACCGCCATTCGTGGAGCTGCTATTCCTGCTCCTGCGGCTGGTAATAATGGTTATGCTGTAACTTATGATCATGCTACTTCCAGCTTCGTATATACAGATGTTTCAGGTTTCGGCGCGGGTCTTGTTGAAGCTGAAGAATCTGCTCGTATCGCTGCTGATACTGCCCTTGGGATCCGTATTGATTCGGAAATCACCGCTCGTCAGGCTGCTGATGCTCAGGAAGTAATTGATCGCAACGCAGCTATCGCTGCTGAGACTACTGCTCGTGCGGACGCTGATACAGTTCTGACTAATGCTATTGCTGTTGAGACTACTGCTCGTCAGGCTGCTGACACCACCCTCACCACGAACCTCGCTGCTGAAGTCACCGCTCGTGAGAGTGCTGACACCACCCTCACCACGGGCCTCAATGCTGAGATTACTGCTCGTACTGCTGCAGATGCTCAGGAAGTAATTGATCGCAACGCAGCTATTGCTGTTGAGACTACTGCTCGTCTGGCTGTTGCTACTGCGCTGAATGCTGAGATTACTGCTCGTACTGATGCAGATACAGTTCTGACTAACGCTCTTGCTGCTGAGACTACTGCTCGTACTGATGCAGATACAGTTCTGACTAACGCTCTTGCTGCTGAGACTACTGCTCGTGAGTCGATGTCTCTCCAGACAGTCTACAACCAGACAACTGGTGGCATTGCTAACATTAAGTTGGCCACGGGTAAGGATTTCCGCATCACTGATAATGATGATGACCTCATTTACTTTGGTGTTGACGCTGAGACTGGCCAGACCACCATGACCGGCCCTGTGGCTATTCAGGGCAACATGACTGTATCTGGTGAGCTTTACGTCACTGGTTCCACTGTTCAGATTGACTCCACCATCACCAGCGCTGATCACCTTGAACTGTCTCCTGACGGAGCCGTGACTGGTTTGAAGGTTGCACCCGGTGACGGGTTTAATGGTCTGCTCGTGGAGGTTCGCGGTTCTAATGAGGCAAATTTGCTACTGTCGATTGACGGTAGCGCCATTCACATTCCTGAAGCTGTGGAGCAAGATTCTCCTGTAACTCTCTATCAGTTGCAGACTTCGGGTACAGATTCCACTCAGGCAATTGCAGATGCCATTGCTCAAGAAGTAATTGATCGCAACGCAGCTATTGCTGCCGAAGCAACTCTTCGTGCAGACGCTGATACAGTTCTGACCAACGCTCTCGCTGCTGAAGTGACCAACCGCACAGCGGCTGACGCTGCTGAAGTGATTGCTCGTGATGCAGCTATCTTGGTTGAGACCACCCGTGCAACAGGTGCCGAAGGTACCCTCACCACGAACCTCAATGCTGAGATTACTGCTCGTACTGCTGCAGATACAGTTCTGACTAATGCTATCGCTGCTGAGACTACTGCTCGTACTGATGCTGATGCTACCCTCACCGCGAACCTTGCTGCTGAAGTGACTGCTCGTCAGGCTGCTGACACCACCCTCACCACGAACCTCGCTGCTGAAGTGACTGCCCGTATTGCTGCTATCGCAGCAGAAGCCACGCTTCGTGCAGATGGTGATCTAGCTAGCCAGACTCTCGCAGTCTCTGGTGATCTCTCGGGCAACCTGCCCAATCCCACTGTGGTCAAGATCCAAGGTATCTCCATTAGTGCCACAGCTCCTACCGCTGGTCAGACCCTTAAGGCAACCTCTGGGTCCGCTGCTCAGTGGACAAGCGCTCCTGCGTTCACCGGGACTTTCGTGGCAACTGATTTCACGGGTGCCGTTGATAAGACCGTGTCTTTCGCCCATGGGCTCACCATGGTTGGCAACATGCTTCCTCAGGTTACCGTTTATGAGGATGTCTCTGGTGCCATGAAGTTGGTTGGCGGAGTTGATGTTGAAATCACGACCACCCAGGTTATCCTGACCGTGGCCAACAACGCAGCCTTCAAGGGTAGCGTTCACCTCCTCTACGTCTAACACGTAGTCCTTTACAAAAAAAAATGGCCGGGAGAAATCCCGGCCATTTTTTTATGCCTACAAATATTAGACTGTATTAGTGATTCTGAGTGGATCTGACAATCAGACTGCCAACAATCTATTAGGAGACTTCTACTATGGTGTCTAAACCCCTTCCAAAGACTTCTTCCAAAGAAATCCCAGCAGCATCCGCTCCAACTCCAGCGGCATCCGCTCCAACTCCTGTAGCGCCTCCCCCCGTTCCAGTAATTTCACCGGACACCCCCTACATTATCTATCTAACTAGGCACCAGCTTGATAACATTCTTGGGATTCTTTCTACCCCTTCAATGTTGGGTGGGGCCGAAATTGTTAAGCGTGGGATTCTAATTGAGACCGTCCAGCAGTCTGTCCCGGTGTCTACATATAATAAGGCCCTGCTGCAGCGTTTTGTAGCAGAACAGAAGGCTGTCCAGGACAAGGAAGAGGCGGAGCGTTTGTGGGCCGCTCGTGAAGCTGAAAAGCAAGCTAATCCAGAAGCTAAACCCATTATTGCAAATACAACCGCCACCTTCAAGCCCCATCATGTGCGAGAAGCGGAGGCCGCTGCTGCGGCTAAGGCTGCTGAAAAGAAGCCTGTTGCCAAGGTTGCAACACCCGCGAAGAAAACTCCAGCTAAGAAGCCGCCCGTTAATAAGGCTTCCGCTAAAGCTACTCCTAAAAAGGTGTTAGTATCCTCTAAGCCTACCACTTCTAGTAAGAAGGTATCCACTCCAGCTAAGAAAGCTACTGTTAAGGCCCTTCCAGCTAAGAAAAAAGTATCTAAGCATAGATGGTGATATTATACGACTTTACTAAAAGGCCCAGCTTGATACTGGGCCTTTTTTCTTTTAGGGGAGGGGTTTATGCCTGAGAAGAGTCTAGACGCATTGAGGGAGTCCCTTAGACCAGACTTTAAGGGTAAGTCCCAGAAAACAATGCCTGTTGTAGCTTCTTTTGAGGAGACTCCATCCAACCCTGACCTAGTTAGTCTAGCTAGGTCAATGTCTCGGATATCCGAGGAACTTATTCGGCTTCGAGAGTCTCTACCCATGATCCAGGTTAAAACAGATCCAGACCTTATTTCAATGATAACAAAACTATCAGAGCAGCATTCAGCTTTTAAGGGGGATCTCGCTAGGATCCTAGAGCATCTCGGATACTCAGACCCTTCACAGGATTAATATGGCTGAAATTCAAACGGTAAAATCACAATTAAATGCAACTCTAACCCTTCTTGAAGACGTTAGTGAAACTATATGTCGGTTTGAGACCCATCTTTCGGATCTAAATACCCAAATAACTAGTTTCGAGAATGGTGCGTTTGCCGAGGAAAATCCGGATGCCTCTGCTATCGCAAATGATGCCGCTGAGTTAAGGTCCCTTATAATCTCGCTGAAGCAGCAACTTGAGAAATCGTTCTCATCTGACATTGAGCCTCTTGCTGCTACGCTAAAATACCTGCATCACGAGGGTATCCCCCAGCTTGTTGAAAATGCTAGTGCTCTGACAGTAACCGTGCAGGCTTTTCAGAATAGTATTCCCCTTCTGAAGGACTCGGTGAACTCAGTTGTGGCCAACCTAGCTCCTATTAAGGCAGATACAGAAGCCGCTGGTAGATTTGCGTCCTCCTTCCAAGAGCCCATGCAGGAACTTCTAGGTAGGGACGCTCATGGTAGGTATGTAGAAGATAAGTTCATTCTCCGGAATATGGCCCGTGTAGTCTTTAGTTTGACAGGTAAAGACGAGTTTGGGAAACCCAAGGAAGGGGCACACGATAGGCTTTCCGCCTTACTAGATGAGTTCTTTAAGAAAAACTATATGCGTTCTGATGGCTCTAAAATGAGTCGTTGGGAGACAATAGGAGAGTCTTTCTTAGACTACGTTGGAACTAATATCTGGCAAAGAGTCTTTGATATTATTATTTTAGGTGTCCTATGGCTGCTCATAGTCAATCCTGCGGCACGGGCTATCCAAGAGGTTGCAGCTACCTCTGAAAAGCATATGCAATCCGTTGTTGAGAAGGTCCAACCCCCTAAAAAATAGTTGGATTTTTTCATGCGTGGTTCCGTATCTTGTGTAGCCCCATCATGGGCATTAATATTTATCTATTGTCTAGAAAAGTTTTCTGTATTACTCTGTCTAATGTAATTTATTCAACCCAGCCCAGCCCAGACCACCGCTCTTAGGAGTCCACAAATGCATGAAATCCATACTGGTCGTGTCGTTCCAAATAGCCGACTTCTTAAAAAAGCCGCTAGGGTTGCTAAGAAAAAACTAACCGAGTCTGGACTACTGGTGGGATCCTCTTCTAAGCCTAAGATAACCCCCAAGGAAACCTTAGAGGTCTCTCCTAGAGGTATTTCTATGGTATGCCCAAGGCCTGTGCCTAGAACTCCCCAGTATGTAGCTATGCCCATTGGGGTGGAGGCGCTCTTTATCCCATGGGCGCATGAGGATATCACATTCTCTGCTCGGAAATTTTGTAATACGATTGCAGCCTATCCCGTGCAGCTTACTAGCACCCTAACCAAAATTAATAACTATCAATCCGTGTTTCTCAACTCGACTAAGACTCTTAGGGCTCCTGCTGGGTGCTTTGTATTCCCGTCTAAACTAACCCCTGCTTTAACCTCAATGATTGATTCTTTTATTGCAGAGGGTGAGTCCACTATTGAGCAAATTTTGAAGGAAGCTTACTCCACCCGAGACGGTAGGTGTGCAATCCCTGGAGAGGGGGCTATCTTCGTTCCTCGTAGTTCGGCAGACGTTGCTGATGTCTTGGATGTCTGTATGCCCAATAGAGTTTATTTGGTGTCCATTACTGGGCCTCAGGCGGGGAATAAGGTCCCCTGTAAAATTGAGCATATGGTAGGGGATTCCATTAAAGAACGTCTTTTCAAGGCTCCTTTGGACACCCTGACGCTTACTATCGATAAGATTAAGCTGTCTGATTCTATGGCGGCTGTAAAGGCCTGTGAGATAGCTACCATGGAACGTATCACTACGTATCTATGTGATCCACCGGAATACCTGTTGTTAGATCCAAGCACTCCTGATCCCGAGCCTGAGGATGCGCCTGACGCTCCTGATGAGGCCCCCGATCAAACTGATGCTGTGGGTGAGGAGGTTCTAGATGCCCCGGAAGAGGAGTTTATTGATGCTCCCGATGCACCAGGGGATGATTCTGGAGAGGTCTTTGATGATGGGTCTTCTGGTGACTTTGAGGGTCCTGGTGATCGTGAAGATCCCCCCAGTTTTATGGACCCACATACCGAGAATGCCTATCTACGGGCGCAGGTGGCTCTCTACAAAAAAATTACTGAACAACAAACTGAGATTTATCAGCTAACTAAACGTGTCAATAATGCTAACACGGTTCGGGCTGTTGTGGCTAGTTTCATGAAGGTTATGGAAGACCTTCTCAGAGATACCACGGAATGACCTGGACCACACCCACCACTGAGCAAATTAGAACCCTACGCTTACGGGATGGCCCTAACTTTGTTGTCCCCCAGGAATTTTTATCAAGCCTAATCCTTCATGAATCCGGTGCTATCTATTTTCCTATTTATGCCCTTGATGGGACCCCTGTAGGCTGGAATGGCCGTGCTCCGGATCAGAAAATCTGGAGTCAGACCCTAACTTCTGAAATTGCCCCCAGATTTACATCTTGGACACCTCAACTTTCTCGTATTGTATATGCTAGTAGGAGTATTTTTTTAGTGGAGGGGTCCTACGATGCTCTTGCATTAGCTCCTGTAATACCGTGGGTTATTAGCACAAACACTTCCAGGGTTCAAAAAGAAATCCTAGAATGGTGTAAAATGTGGAAACTTCATGTGTATACATCTTTTGATTTGGATCTACCCGACCCAAAAACACAAAAAGCCACGGGGCAAGACGCTACTCAGAAAATCACCCAGGAACTTTATGAGGCTGGTTGTAAAGTTACTCACGTAAGACTGCCATCAGGAAGCCCCCCAAGAATGGTTTTATCCGCACAAGGTGTTCCCGTCCCAATTCCAGGGATTCACTTAAAAGACCCAGCCCAAGCTTTTGCGGTTATGGGTCCCGAGTTTCATTCCATGATTCTTAACAAGGTCACATCGGCCTGTAATACTCCAGGAGGGCTTTATGTCCGAAGTTTTTGAACCATCTGCTGTGCTACCTCCCATTAATTTTGAAGGGGCTACGTATCTTGAGTATGACGATGCTCAAGCGGTGGACTCCGATTTTATCCAGGAAGTAAGGGATTCCTTTAAGGCCTGTGAGGATATTCAGGAAGAGCTTGTTGGGTTGAGCGATCTGAGGTGTGTTTTCGAGGATAATACCTATCACCTTGATATTCTTGGGGATAAGTATCATTTCCCTGAAAATGGCCTTGCCTTCACTCAGTATTGCGCGGCTCTCGGTATCCCCGGAGCGTTTGCTCGTAAGAACCCCGGTGCTGATAATATCCAGCTTTTCTCCACGCATACTGCGCTTAAAACCCAGGTTGCTGAAAAAGAGATCCTGCTCAAGTATCATTACAACGCATCTACCCAAAAGAATGAATTGTGTGCAGTTCTCAAGGGTACTTTTCAGACCATTAAGAACTCCACAATTTTTGAGGGACTCGTGGATGCCCTTGGGGGCCATGTTGTTGTTGATCGCAATATGTGCAATATTGATCCCTACGGCGCTAATTATCTGCGTCTTTTGTCGCCCAATTTCCTCCCAACGTCTGATGAAGATAAAATCTTCCTCGCATATGATCTCCAGTTTTCTGAGTGCGCTGATACTGGAGTGGTGTTGGGTTTAGGGCTGTGGCGCAAGATCTGCTCCAATGGGCTTGCTGTCCCATCAATGGATGGCAAGGAAGCCTATAAGCACCCCTATAGAGGGTTGGACCCCACGGTTCCCGCCTACATCTTCTCGCGGCTGCTGAAGGAAGTTGTCACGAATGACGCCATTGGGAAACGTCTTGCGACTAGGCGTGATGAACTCATGCTGGAACAAATGGATCTTCAGACCTCTCTGGAGCGTTTGGCCTATAACGGAACCCCCAATGCCTTCATTGCAATGATTGAGGAGAAGGTTGCTCAAGATGTTACACGGTCCCAGTGGAATCTTCTAAATGACCTAACTCAAGAAGCACAGGCTATTCCTAATCTTCGTAGGCGCAGAGCTATTGAGAAGTGTATTGGTCAAACTTTTGGGTTTACTCTAGCGTATGACTCCCCCCATAGTCGTAAGAAGAAAAAGGAAGAGGCTGACGCTACACGCGAAGCCTAAGGTTCTTTTTCTAGTTATTTTAAGTGGCCCCACATGGGGCCACTTTTATATTCTGTATCTCCTATATTGTGACTCTACTTTCGTGGATGGATAATGACTGATTCTTGGATGACTAAATACAGGCCCACCACATTCTTGGATGTTGTAGGGCAGGATGATACCCTCACCATTCTTAAGGGTATGCTTCGAGGCAAATTTATTATCCCATCAATAATCATCGAAGGGTCCTATGGGGTTGGTAAAACTAGTATTGCACGGATTCTAGCTAAAGCACTCCTATGTGAGTCCCCCGATTCTGAGGGTATGCCCTGTAATATATGTGAATCCTGTAAGGCCTTCACATCGGGGAACAATATTAATTACATTGAACGTGATGCGGCGTCTTCAGGGAAGGTCGCAGACATTCGAGAACTAGTTAAACTTTGTGCCTACCCAGCTATGGGTTCATCTCGAAGGGTGGTAGTTCTGGATGAGGCCCATAGAGTTACCCCGGAAGGGTGGAATGCTCTGCTAAAAACCCTTGAAGAATCCGTGCAATATACTGTTTTTATTTTTTGCACTACCGAAGCTGACAAGATTCTAGACTCCATTAAATCAAGATCGCGTGATTTTAGGCTAACCCCAATTTCCACCACCCTCATGATCGAACGGATGAAATATGTTCTGAAAACAGAGGGGGTAGGGGATTTTGAAGAAGACGCTCTCAGGGCTATAGCAGAAGCGTCTCATGGTCACCTTAGGGACGCATTAAATATCCTAGAACAGGCTCATCTAGCTGAAGGTATCACGCTAGACTGTGTGACTAGGCTCACGTGTAGGGTAGATACCTCGCGTATTAAAGCTGCCTTGGAAGCCACGTTGCGAGACCCCTCTTTTATGTTAGTAGCCCTCGCAGAATGGCTACAGTTCATGACACCCTCCGATATTGCTTTATCTATACATGATGTTATTATTAAGCATCAGTTGGCATTACTAAAAGTAGAGCCACACAATATGCTTGTAGGGTGGGGGGATGTGATTCCCATTATGACTTGGTTATCTATTGCACCCACCCCAACAACCCCCTCTCAACTTCAAAATTTTATGATTCAGTTGGTTTCCAGGCTTAAAGTATCTCCGCAAAAACAGGACATCACCCAGACTGCTTCTGATAGCGATGTGGTAAGAAAACCCAAGCCAGAAGCTAAGTTAAGGCCTTCCCCTAGAAGTGTCGTATTAGCTCCCAGGCCAACCCCTCTCCCGCGCCCCGCTGAGACTCCTAGTGTTATCACAAACCCGCCTACACCCATTCCCACACCCATTCCCACACCCATTCCTACACCCATTCCTACTCCCATTCCTACTCCCATTCCTACTCCCATTCCTACTCCCATTCCTACTCCCATTCCTACTGTAGGGGCACCCTCGGTTGCATCTTTTTTAGCTCAATTTTCTGTACAATCCCCCATTCCGCAAGTTGGCGATGCTCAGGAGTAATTAATGTACGTGGAACGACATAACCCACAGGGGAAGATTTGGATCCCCATTAATATTCATATAACCCATGAGCGACTCCAGGTTTTCTTCACTAAATTTGTAGACTGGCTAGATCTCCATGTGACCAAGCCCTGGGCTCTTTTCCTACCCATTAAGGGGTCCAAACTTATCACAGATCCCTATGGCTATATTAGCCTAGATGATTTTTCCCCCTCAGATATTAAGCTACTCGACCCAAATAGTTGCCCATATGTCTATCAGATCCCAACAGACCCAGCTACTAAGCGTATCTGCATGATGGATGACGAGTGGATTAAATTTTTAAAAGCAGAATATGAGACACAGCTTAAAGAAAATTGTGTTTTTTCTCATGGGGATAATGTAATTTTTAGGGAAACCGTGTATAAAAATCTGCGAGGAGTTTTTCAACATCATCCAGATCCTGAAAATCCTACCTATAGCACGGTGGCTCTAAACCTATTTTCCGCGCAATTTATTATAACTCTTCCGTCCCGCTACCTAGAAAAATATGATCTAACCGGGGATAATGATAACAATATTAATAGTCTTGGAATGTTCTTTACTTCCGCTGTTCTAAGTGACAGTTCTGAGGTTGAAGCTCTAGATTAGTTATAGAAGAGGTATATATGCGTGAGACGTCTAAATGTCACCTCCTACGCGCCGCTCGTGGGGATTTTGAAAATTACCTAAATGGAGACATTTTGGATGTTGGCTGCGGCCCTGACCCACTAAAACCTCCCCAAGGCGTTGTTCGTCCATGGGACTTAACTGATGGTGATGCCTCCTATTTACAAACCATTCCAGATCGATCCTTTGATAGTCTATACTCATCTCATTGTTTAGAGCATCTACCTGATTTAAAGATAGCTTTAGCCAATTGGGTACGGGTTGTAAAGGATGGGGGGTGGATTTATATTACAATCCCCGATTACACACTCTATGAAAAAGAGCGCTGGCCCTCTAGATTTAATTCGGATCATAAATGTAGTTTTTCGATATCTAAAACACGAGATGAGGTGGGTAGAGACTCTCATTTCAACATTAAAAATGATTTGGACCCAATTATGGTTGAATTGGGCTGTAGGTTGGTTCGTGTAGAACTTGAGGATGTAAATTATAATTATGGACTCCCAGAAACAGATCAAACAATTGGAAAAGCTCTAGCGCAAATTTGCTGTATTTGGTTTAAGAAACATGGGTTTTGATGAATCCATGGGTTTGTTTATCGTAGGCTGGATCTTTTGTGTGAACCCCTCGTATCTAGTGTAGAGGGGTTAACACATGCGCCTATTTATTTACTTCTGGATTCTTAGCATCTCGATGTTGGTAGCATCAGCCCCCGCCCAGCATTGGGTTGAGGTGAAGGCCACTCCTTCGTTTATCCTTTCGGGTAGAGTTCAATGGCATATTGCCAATGCAGCAGGGCATAACATCGATTATTGTGATGACCTGGATACGTTTAATATGTTCTCCCCTACTATTTGGCTTACAGGGCTTCGAGCATCTGAGCCTTTGAGGGACATTGAGTTTGACCTTCGAACGTCCACCGACACCTTTAATAGACCCATTAATAAAACAACCTTGTTCCTGGACACTAGCTCCCTTCGAGAGAATCGTAGCTACTCATTTAGGATTGTCTCAAAAACAATTTCGGTTGAAGTCCATGCTAGAGTTGGTCAGCAATATGGTATTATTGGGCGTATTTCAGACTCGGTATACCCATACGCAAACTCGTATGCTTTTGAAATGTCCCTGGGTATATATAACTCTAAGCCCTCCTGGGTGCTTAGAGTTGATGAAACAGCTTTCCCCAAGCATTATGCATACGCGGTCATGCTCATGGTTACTGCCATGAATCGCTATACAGACCCCCAGCGTAATCAAGATCAGTGCAACCCATTCTACTATGTAAAAAACACAGCATTCTAATGGAGAATTAATGGTACGGTATGGTTTTATTGGGGGGATGAGGGTTGGTAAAGATACGGCTGCAGATTTTCTTAAGCAGACAGCTCCAGGCCCCACTCTGAAATTTGCAGATCCTTTGTATCAGATTCAGGAGGCAATTTACAAGATTTCCAGACTTACCCCTCCTGAGGGGGGTCGGGACCGAGGATTACTCCAGTTTATTGGGACTGATTGGGGGCGTAAAACTATTAATCCCGACATTTGGATTAATGTCATGCAAGCCACCCTTAGTGAGATTCCTAAAGGTGCCAATATTTACCTGACTGATGTAAGATTTCCCAATGAGTTCCGGCTTCTAGATCAGTTTGGGATTCTGAAAATCAAGATTAAAAGGCCTCTAGAAGATCGCATCCTTTATGGTGCTACAAATCTCACACATGAGTCTGAAACCGCCCTGGACCATATCCCTGATTCAGAGTATGACTCTGTGATTGAAAATAATGGTACACTGGATGAGTTCTATGCTAAACTGAAAGCTCTCCTGTAAGCCTTAGCCTAAAGGTATCCGAATGACACTTCATGAATCTCATGGGATTCTACACTATGGGGATCGTAAGTTAATTGTATCTGTAGACCCTCAACTGGCTTTATTTTACAGATCCCTCATCCCTAAGTATAAGAATGTTGCTGGTCAACGGTATGCTCCGCATATCTCCGTTGTACGAAATGAGGTCCCACCTAATATGAACCTATGGGGTAAATATGAGGGTGAGCGCATCTTATTCTTGTATGACCCAATTATTCAAAATGATACCCTTTATTATTGGTTAAATGTCTTCTCGGTTCGATTGGAAGTTATTAGGGTCGAGTTAGGTCTCCCCGTGACTAGCCCCTACACCAAACCTCCCGATGGTTTTCTTAAGTGTTTTCATACAACTCTCGGCAACTGCAAATCTCTTTAAACAGAGAGTTGAAACCCCGGAGGACGCCCCCATGGGATTGCCAAATGATTTTATTGAAGAATTCCTTCCACCAGCTAGCGGCGTCTCCATTTTGGGGCACTCACTTTCAAGTCTCTCTAAGAGAGAACTCCAAGCTACAATTGTCTTTCTGATTGCCGAAGTGGAAGAAAAGAAAACTATTATTAACCGTTACCCAACATACCAGCTACCACGTAGTAAACGCGGAAACTAAAACTACCAGAAACACCTACACCAAACGGTCCTCCAACAAACCCTTTTGATGTAGGTGTTTCTGGGGTATACCTTTTGCAAATTTTAAGCTTTAGCCCATCTAGGGGTCCAATTGGGTCTACGGTTACTCTCATAGGTGACTTCCAGATTGTATGGAAGTCTTCCTGGAATGCCTCTACCTATTATAATGCTAATGACGTGGTGGCCCATCTAGGCACCTACTATATTGCTCGTCATGCTCATTCAAACTTAAACCCTATGGGTTTATTTGGGTGGGACCTATTATACCCCCGTCTGTCGTTTAAACTAGGCGTGACTCAAATTGACCCAGCATCTTTAGTTATACTAGATTCTAATACCGTCCAGGTGACTATCCCCACGGGTGCTGTTTCAGGTAAATTTACTGTTGCAAGAAACCTATCCACGTATACCACGCCCTCAGATTTTAAACTCGTTTTTGAGCCGCATATTGCGTATGTCCAGGTACATACCAGCAATCCTATTGAGGCTCTGGCTTTTAACCAAAGTATTCTCCCATATGAAGAAGTAGCCCCCCATCCAGTTGACGGTCTTTCTACATCACCAACGGGGCAAACTTACACAATTAACTTCCCTAATTATTGCAAAATAGGGGGGAGTAACTTTGGCAATATCGCTAGTGTTGTCATTAATGGGTCCCCAACTAGGTTTGTAGTGCATAATCACGAACAGATCACAGCTTCAATAGAAGTTCCGTATATCACCAGTGTTATTATTAAAACCACTAGTGGAATAATAGCGGATCATCATAACTTAGGCTATGGAATATTTTCATATGGGTTGAATGGATATGGCTACTAATACAACTAAGCTTAACTTAGCTCGTCCAGCGCAGGGGACTATTCCCTGGGATACACTCATCAACACTAATTTTACCCTCATTGATGATGAGGCTACAAGAATTGATCTTGTTAAAGCTCCGATCCACTCCCCTGAGCTTACTGGAACCCCTCTATCTGTGACTCCAACTCAAGATGATAGTTCTACAAAAATAGCTACAACGGAATTTTACGCTGGGCAAGCTGGCTCAGTAGCGCCTCTTATGGATGGGCTAGCTGCGGTAGGCACATCGCTACGGCACTCCAGGGAGGATCACCGCCATCCCACGGATACTTCTCTAGCCTCCCTGGAATCCCCTAGTTTCTCGGGGGTTCCTACCGCACCCACACCTTCCACGGTTAATAATTCAACAGCCATAGCAACCACGGCATTTGTTAAGGCTCAGGGATACCTAACGGAGGTTACGCTTTCTGGGGATATCACAGGGACGGGACTCCCCACGATATCCACCACGTTAGCTGATACGGGGGTCCCAGCGGGGACCTATTCAACGGTTACGGTGGATTCTAAGGGGAGAGTTCTATTTGGGTCATCGCCTACTACACTGGCAGGGTATGGTATTTCCGATGCTCAACCTTTGAATTCTAGCCTATCAGCTATAGCAACCCTCACGGGAACTACAGGGGTGCTGAGAAAAACACTGGCTGATACGTGGGAGCTTGACTCAACCGTCTTAACGGGCATTCTGGTTACTTCCCCTCTTATAGCTACGGGCACTACAACGCCTACTTTAGAGATTCCTCCAGCATCTCCTGGGGTTGATGGTTTCATGACTGGGGTGTATGCAACCAAATTAGAGGGGATTGCTGAGGGGGCTACTGCCAATGTTGGAACAGTTACCTCCGTTTCTGGGTCTGGCTTGGTCAATGGGATCACCCTGACTGGGAACATAACTTCTTCGGGGACTTTGACTCTAGGGGGTGCTCTTACTGGGTTTGCCCCAACAACCCGGAGAATTAATACTACACTACCCCTAACTGGAGGCGGCAACCTTTCCAGTGATTTAACGCTAACTATGCCTGCCGCCACTACCCTGGTCTCAGGGTATATGACCGCAGAGCAAGCTACTAAGTTGGAGGGGGTGTCCAATAATGCTACTAATTATACGCACCCCCTGACCCATCCACCCTCAATTATTGCTCAGGATTCGTCAAATCTATTTGTTACCGCTGAGGAAAAATCTATCTGGAATACCCAGATTTCTTCGATTACCGCTACCCCACCTATTTATCGCACAACAGGGACCTCCCCTACTATATCGATGCCTCCTGCATCAGATGGCGTTAATGGATACATGACTGCTGGGTATGCGTCAAAACTGGATGGTATCTCAGCATATGCTAGGCCAGGTACTGTTACCTCAGTAGATACGGCTGCTGCAACTAATGGGGTGACTACTAGTTGGTCTAATATATCCATTGCCCCAAGACTCTCGATAGGCTTGGGGGAAATTACCCCTACCTCTATCGAGACAGGCTCTGGAACCTTCTCTGGAACTGTGTCGGCCCCTCTTTTTGATGCCGCCACGCTGAATCTAGGAACGGCAACCGCCTCAGCTATAAACCTAGGAACTGCTGCAAGCACCCAGACAATCAACATTGGTACAGGTTCAGGTGCAACTACCATTAATATTGGTGGAGCTGGAGATACTGTAGCTATAGCAGGAACTTTAACTACAGTAAATACAACTAACACCAATATTTTGGACAAGCTAGTTACGTTAAATAAAGGAGGGGGTGCAGCTTCTGGTTCGGCCACTGGTATTGAAATAGAAGAGAATGCTGCTATTACAGGTTATCTACGATCCTCTGGGGATCGAACTGGCTTTGAGTTTAAAGCTCCTGCTACCGCAGGGGTAGCTACGCTAACACCTGGGTCCTCTGAAGTCTCCATTTGGCACTCTGGTAATCTATCCAATCTAAATCAGTTAACCAATGGCCCCGGCTACATCACTGCTTCTGCTTCAATTACTGGAAATGCTGCTACTGCTACTCACCTTGTTATGAATGCGGTAGCCGCGTCAACTGATCTAAATAGCTATACAACAGCGGGTCTCTACCATTGTCCAGCCAATGCAACCGCTGCCACTCTCACAAATTGCCCAACTGCCAACGCCTTTGGGATGCTGGTCGCAAATGCCTCAGGAGCGTCTCAATTTCTTTGGGAATACCCCACTGCTGCAACGTCTAAATATTGGATGCGTAGCCTATACAACTCCACCTGGGGACCCTGGACTCGCATCCTAAAAGAAGACTCTTCAACCTATGCTATATCTATTTCAGGTAATGCTGCTACAGATACTACTAGGGCTGCCGTAGCACAAACAATGTATATTGGTACTACAGCAGTAGCTATCAATAGAGCTAGTGCAGCGTTAACATTAGCTGGAGTTGATTTTTCAGATGCTGTAACTGGAACATCATTTAATAGTATCACTGGATTAGCTTCTGTAGCACCAGTAATAGATGGAACTGCTACAGTAGGAACATCAACATTAGCAGCTAGACAAGATCATAAACATCCCACGGATACTACTAGGGCTGCGCTTTCGGGAGCTGCTTTCACCGGACAGGTTACCATACCATCTGCTGGACTTAAACTAAAAGATAGCTCCACAGGCTACTATGTTCTGACCATGGTGAATGGGATTCTTACACAAACTTACAGTGCTACCTAAAATATTCTGAACTTCTAAGAAAACCCACCCGTATCTCTAGGTAGCCTGTTAGAGGGACTCAAAACTTTCCTCTTGACATGCGCCCCCACCTGCGCTAGTCTGGTTGGGTAGCAGAAACCAAACTTTTTCTTTATATACAGCACTACCACAGGAGCTTCACTTCAATGTCTACTTGGTCCTTACTATCCTCGATGCCTCGGCAATCCGCCAAGGCCGAGGTGTGCTCACGCCCAGAACAGGGTTGTGGCAAAGGATATCGTAGCCATACGTCTTCCAGCGCGACCCCCTTTATTAATAGCACCTTCGCACTGAACCTTGACGCCCCCTCCCCGCCCTAACCGCAGACCCATTGGTACCCTTGATAAGGGCTGCGGAACACCGAAAGGGACCGCAGCCCTTTCTCTTTGTTACACTCAAAGGTCAGTCTCACGGGAACGACCTCAGATCCTAGAAAATATGGAAGATCGGCAGAGTTGGAGTGCTGCACTGGTTTGCTAAACCAGCGACTTGAAAGAGTTGAAAGGGTTCGATTCCCTTATCTTCCGCCAATCGGTTCAGGAGTGTAATGTGGGTCCCCCCACGTTGTCTCAAACGCTACCTGACTAAGCTGAAGGGCGACCTCCCTTTGGACCACCTCCATTAGGCTCACGGGCCTATCACAGATCCTAGACAACTAAATAATAGATATAATAAGCCAACCCCCTCCCGTTCTTATGGGCGGGAGGGGAGAGACTTTGAGGTAATTGATACTCAAGTCGATAATTGGTCTAGCATTTTTTGACATACTTTGAGAGCTAGGATACTCGACAGATCAACTTTCGGTGGAGCATACTCCATGGAGCATCATCGGTATCAACGGGACTTAGGTGACAATATAAATGTAAAAGACCGCTCTGGAGCAACCCCACAGAGTAATACTCGGGGTTACTATAGCAGTGAGCGCAAAGTGGTCGAGCGACCTGTCCTTCAAACAGGTTATTCTAGCGGGTTCAAGTCCCGTCACTGCTACCAATGACTCCATCTTCTAACGGCTAGGAAAACTGGTTCTCATCCAGTAAATAGGGGTTCAATTCCCCTTGGGGTTACCATCGGTGTGAAAGTGAGTCTGGTCCACGGCTCGCCCCGGAAGCGAGAGATCGTCGGTTCAAATCCGACCACACCGACCAAAATTTAAACAATGTCGAGCGCACCTCACTGGACGGGGTATTGGTCTGTAACACCAGCGTTGGAAACAGCAACAGGGTTCGATCCCTGGCTAGGCAAGGAGGGCAAAATATCGCGGGGTAGAGGAGCCTGGAGTCCTCATGAGTCTCATAAACTCGAAAAAGGGTCACAAACCCTGTCGCTGGTTCAAATCCAGCCCCCGCTTCCAACAATCGGCGCGTAGCCTTGTAAGCCGTAAGTAGTTGGTTCAAATCCAACCGAACCCGAAAGGGTTTAACCTCCTCCTCAACTATCTCTGAAGGTTTCATTTGGTTCCATAGTTTAACGGTAAAATGTTGGCTTGTCACGCCAATGTCAGGGGTTCAACTCCCCTTGGAACCGCCAATAAGTCTTTCAGTAGCAACATTTGAGATACTTCGCCTGTAAAGCGGGATGTCGTGAGTTCGAGTCTCACCAGGGGGCAACCTCTGTAGCTCAGTTGGATAGAGCGCCTAAACCTCTCGGATGGCCTTTCTCTGAAAGATTTCTTTTTAAACCTTGCAATAGCTAGACAAGCCTTACTTCGCCCGTTAAGCGCGTAAAGCGGTGGTTCGACTCCATCATCCGGCACCAGAACAACCCATGCCGGATTAGCCCAGTGGTAGAGGCACGTAAAATTCGGCTAGTCAATTTTCTTTGCAAGGTTCCAATATGGAAGGTGAGCTAGTGTGGTCATTCAGCGAAGGACTGAAAATCCTTAGAAATCGGTTCGATTCCGTTACCTTCCACCAATTTCCAGTAGTAAGAAGCAGGATACTTCGATTCAGCTCACGCTGAAGTTTCTTGGTTCGATTCCAAGATTCCCCGCCAAGTTTAATCTCTGGGGAATTGCCTAATGGTTAGGCGATCAAGCCCTTCTTTAAGTTTCTCTGGGAGTTTTATACGGTTTCTTCTTTCATAGAAGGAGCCACCATGACACTCAAGCAAGTCGGTATCGCAGTAGGGGCCGTAATTATTTTAGCTGCCGCTGGGTATGGGATCTATAAGGGGAATATAAATGCCCTCACTGACCAACAGCAGATTGAACTAGCCTTCAATAAACTCTTGGCTAACTCACCTTCTACGGTTAAAATTCTTGGTGCGGTAGATATCACTAAGATATCTAATGAAAAGCTTAAGGGCTCTGATCTAGGTCAGACTGCCATTTATGCAGATGGGTCATTTACAATAAAAATAGATGTGGAAGATGTCAAAAGATGCTATGATAGGTTAGAACCAGTCCTAGCCCATGAAATTTTCCATGTATGGCAAGCAACTGTTAAGTCAACTCCAGAACAGTTCATTGAAATGGTTAATCGTGAGAAAGCCACCACGGACTGGTCCCATAGGACGTTTGAGATTGAAGCTGTAGCATGGGAAAACGTAATACGAAAAGAACTTCTTGAAGCTAACCCTAAAGAATTCTCAGGGATGCCCGAGACTCGGGAACTGACAAATGCAAGATATAAAGCTTTGAAGAATTAAAATCATTCCCGCTTAGCTCAGTGGTTAAAGCGAATGACTGGTTTAAGAAACTAAGGACTGGTAGCTCAGAGGAAGAGCGCAACCCTGTTAAGGTTGATGTCGAGATATCGTAATTCTCCCAGTTCGCCAATCATGACCATTCCTGGGACGCCTAGTGGTCTGGCAGTAAGTCCGAGAGTGGGAGCCAATCTTTTCTCAAGTAGCTAGGAGTAGCGTTACTTCGCTTTTGGTGCAAAAAACACGCGATCCACTTTTCTCTTGAGAAAGTTTTTCTGTATCTTGTATGTCTCCCACTAAACTGGGAGTGGATTGAAATGGGCCGGAAGATTTAATGGGAAATCGCTGCCCTTGCACGGCGGAGAATGTCGGTTCGATCCCGATGCGGTCCACCAATTTTTAGGTAAACCTGGACATCGCTGGCTAACCACCAGAGGAAAGTCGGGACTCCACAGAGCAACAAGCCAGCTAACTACTGGGCAGGGCAACCTGACGGAAAGTGCAACAGAAAGCAAACCGCCGATGGCCCGAAAGGGATCAGGTAAGGGTGAAAGGGTGGAGTAAGAGCCCACCGCTGGACTGGTAACAGGACAGGCATGGTAAACCCCTTGTGGAGCAAGGCAAACAGAGGATGATGACCCTGCTCGGGTAGTCTTCGGGTTGCTGCTAGAGGCCAACAGTGATGCTGGTCCCAGAGGAATGATGTCACACGACAGAATCCCGCTTATGGTTCACCTATAATAAATTCGGGCTGGCCTCATGGAGAGGTCGGGGTAACGAGGGCATGCACTCCCTCCCCGCTCGGAAATTCAAAACAATAGCGGGGTAGAGGAGCCTGGAGTCCTCATGAGTCTCATAAACTCGAAAAAGGGTCACAAACCCTGTCGCTGGTTCAAATCCAGCCCCCGCCTCCATTTTTTAAATCGGATGCTGAGCATCCCCATAAACGGTGCGTATCTCAAAGGAAGAGTGCTGGTCTGTGATACCAGTTATGAGAGTTCGAGTCTCTCCGCACCTGCCAATCCAAGGGTCCTTAACTCAATGGCTAGAGTACTCGCCTCTTAAGCGATAGGTTCCGGGTTCAAATCCCGGAGGACCCACCAATCTTATGCCAGCAAAGCCAACTCGGTGGAGGCGCAGGATTCATATCCCTGATAGGGCCAGTTCGAAACTGGCTGCTGGTACCAATATGTCTGGATCTTTTACTGGAATCGAGCGTATCTAGTGGCATGGAGCTTCAAATGATGACACCTATCCAACAGCAACGACAGCATGAGCGGCGAGAACGGATTCTAACCCTTATGAGGAGTATGGTTTTGGCTAGTGAAAACTCTAAGAGCCTTATGCGGCACGTTCCCATCCCTAAGGCTGACATTACAGAACTCTCTATTCATCTTCGCGGCTTTTTTAATGCTTTGGACGAGGATCTCGATGAATCCGAAGCTCAGGCATCTTCAGCTTTGGCGGGGGATCTTCGAGAAGTTCTCGCCAAACATGGCTACTCAAGTGGCCCCACGGCTTCGAGTTCCCACCCTGGTTATGATGACTTCCGTAGAGAGGGTGGACGTTTTGGGGATTAGGTGCTAACATCTCCTTTTCCTGGAGGCCTACATGGTCACAGATGATGAGATGTATGACACCCTACGAGCGTTGCTTAATACGGGATTTAACTCACCTGTAAGGATATCTAAGAAAGTTAGCCTCCCCCTAGATTTGGTGGAGGAAGCTCTTGAACTGGCTTTGGATAGGGGACTGGTAGTATCCACCCCTGGCTTGAGGGACTTCATGCTCAATTCCTCTGGGGAGTTGATGATCCACAATGATTCCCTACGGAAAATCGTGGAGTTTGAATCTCAAGCCTTCAACCAGGATTCTTGGTAATAGCTGCACGTAGCCCAATTGGAAGAGGCACAAGGTTCAAATTCTTGTCAGTGTGGGTTCGACCCCCTCCGTGCGGACCAAAAATGCCGATGTGATGAAACTGGCTTGACATCTCATACTCAAAATATGGGTCTTGGGGGTTCGAATCCCTCCATCGGCACCAATCTAGCCCCCATGGACAAATGGCAAAGTCGCTCGGTTCAGATCCGAGAGTTCTCCCAGTTCGAGTCTGGGTGGGGGTACCAAAAATTAGTTCGAATCTACTATTCTTAACTCGTAACTAAGACAATTGGGATGTAGGCTAATGGCAAACCAGGAGGTTTTGATCCTCCCTTTCCCCGTTCGAGTCGGGGCATCCTAACCAATCTTTGACAGGCGTGTGATGTATGGCTGCATAGGCGGTCTTATAAACCGCTAGCAGATTAGCTCCTTGTTCCAGTTCGACTCTGGACACGCCTACCAAATGTTAACGAAGTGTGTTATAATTTAATCATCGGCCACTAGCGCAGTCTGGTTAGCGCACTAGCTTTGGGAGCTAGGGGTCCTCAGTTCGAATCTGAGGTGGCCGACCATTACATGATGTAAGGAAGACACACAGGGTATTTCCTTTATAAGGAGGCTTACATGCCTACGTGTCTTAATTGTGGGGTATCATTTCCTAATAGAATTGTGATTGACGGTATGGATCGGGTTATTAATACTCGAAAGTATTGTTTAATCTGTTCTCCCTACAAGTGTCGTAATACCGTTAGGATACACCTTAAAAAAGTTCCAAAGTGTTCAATTTGTGGTGAGGAAAACCCATCCAGATTCTACGGTAAAAAGTTTACACGGTGTGGGAAGTGTCATAATGATTACACGATGGCAAAAGCTAGAGAGAAAAGGTTATATGCTACTACAAAATTGGGTGGGAAATGTGCAGTCTGTGGGTTCAATTATTTTAATGAAGCATTAGCAATTCATCACCTGGATCCTAGTCTTAAAGACGATAACTTTAAAAATATGTCTGGTTGGTGCTTTTCTAGAATAGATAAAGAGATTGAACACTGCATTTTACTCTGCATGAATTGCCACACAGGGTATCATACGGGGCATATAATACTTCCAGACTATACTAACATTTCTGAAGGATTTAATGGTTGCGGAGGTTCAAATCCTCTCACCCCGACCAATCTTCACTAAAGACTCTCCTTTAGTAAATGTCTTTAGTTGAGGTTTCAAAATGGTTGCAAGAGCATTGAGTGTTGATTTCAGATACCCAAGAGTGGGTGCTAGACTTCTCGTTTATGGGTCTGGGTTTAATCCTGATCGTGTTGGGATCTACCAGGGGAATACGGATACTGGGGACTTAATTCTGGACATGGATACTCGAAATATGTTGCCAGATGAGATGAAACTTTTCGTTCTTCCTAAGTATAGTCCCTTTAAGGTTCTTTAATTCATTAATGCGCGTGTGCCCAAATCTTGGCAAAGGGGCAGGACTGAGATTCCTGTGTGCCGAAAGGCCGACTGTGGGTTCGATCCCCATCACGCGCACCAATACAATGCCGAGAGCGCCTCACTGGACGGGGCACCAGTCTGTAAAACTGGCACTCGCAAGGGTTAGTGGGTTCGATTCCCACTCTCGGCACCAATACAATGCGTTAGCCGCAGAGACGGTGGACTGCATCCGGCTGTAACCCGGAATGGGGGAGACCCCGCACTGGAGGTTCGAATCCTCTCTAACGCACCAATTCAATATCCCCGTAGCTCAGCCCGGATTAGAGCGCAAGTTTGCGAAACTTGAGGTCGCTGGTTCAAACCCAGTCGGGGATACCAATCAATGCCGACCTAGCTTAACGGAAGAGCTTTAGTCTTCGAAACTAACAAGTCCCGGTTCAAATCCGGGGGTCGGTACCAATACCGGAATGTAGCGCAGCCTGATAGCGCACTGCCTTGGGGTGGCAGGGGCCGTGAGTTTAAATCTCACCATTCCGACCAATCGAATTTGCAGCCTAGGTGAGGTTGTTGATTCCCAGAGTGTGTAGGTGGCAGAATGGTTTATGCAACAGGTTGTGATCCTGTGGACGAAAGTCCTATGCGGGTTCGAGTCCCGTCCTACACCCCAACAACGCGCATGTGACCCGAGTGGCTAGGGCTAGGTCTGATCCTGCGGGTTGGGAGTTCAAGTCTCCTCGGACACCCCATCATGTTCCGTATGCCGAAGTAGTCGAGGCGGTGCTCTGCAAAAGCACTCTTAGTCGGGGCGGGTCCGACACGGAACTCCATATTTAGTGTCCCATACCAGAATATCAACTTTTAGTTGGTCTAAGGTTATACATGATTTGGAATGTTTTTTCATATTTCATGGATGGGCTGGTAGTAGAGATACCCAGTTCTGCACTCAAGGCTGAAACCACCTGTGGGGTAGTAGTGCAACGCAATCCTTACATTGTAGGTTCAACTCCTACCAAGATATTTCTATGCGGGTGTAACTCAGTGGTAGAGTGCGACCTTGCCAAGGTCGAAGTCGAGGGTTCAAATCCCTTCACCCGCTCCAATTTATTCCCTCTTTTATTAGAGGTGTAGATGCTTAAGGTTTCCAGGATTCTTTCAACTGACGGTGCATCCAAAGAATCTCTTCTTGAGACTGGCCATACGCTACTTCGTGAAGATTACGATAGACTCATAAGTGAAATTAAACCTCTTCCCCATGAGGTTTTCTATGTTGGTGATATTGAGATTATTCGTAATCCAACGGGTGCTGACTATAGAGGTATGGCAAATGAAATCAGATCTGAGATTGGAAATGACTTCTCGGGGGATCCGCTGTTAAGATATACCCTTGATAGTTTCGGCAATCGTTGGATCTGGAAAGCAACAGAGGGTCTTCACAACCAGATCGAGCCTTTAATCTCTCAAAGGGAGCGTGTAGAGGTCGGTCAGAGTCTAGGGATTCCCTCCCATTCTAGTTTAATTAGGGATGCCGTGAGAGCCAAGAAGCAGATTCCTTTAGATGTGCAGGCTCAGTATCCAAATTACGCTGAATACTTCCCCAGGACTGCTATGCTTAAGGTTTCCAAGCTCCTAGAGGACCCCACAGAGTCTCCTGCGTTCCAAGCGTGGTTCGCTGGCTCCAAGGTTGTAGATGCCGCTGGGAAGCCTGCCAGGGTCTTTCACGGCACTGACAAAAAGTTCAATTCTTTTAATCTCAATAAAACCACGCAGGGTATTATTTGGTTTACCTCTGACAAGGCCTCAGTAGAGGCTGGTGACGTAGGCGCACAGGGTCGTGGGGTCATTATGGAACTCTACGCCTGCATTAAGAATCCCGCTGGATGGAAAGAATACGATCAGTATGGTTTGGGGGAATTAAAAGCTAGGGGTTTTGATGGTGCAATTCTTCCCGAGAAGGATGGCTCCTTTACTGGGTTTGTCTTCCACCCACATCAGCTTAAGTCTGTAGCCAATAAAGGGAAGTGGGATCCAAAAAGTCATTACTTGACTGCTTCATATATCCCTAGAACGCTCACGAATTTTAAATCAGATGAGACAAACGGTGCAGCCTGTGACATATTCAAAGGCTTTTATCCAAAGTATGAGCTTGGGAAGGCTATTGCGTTAACGCGAAGTGAGTTATCAAAGCGTGGTTTTAATCTTACACCATTAGAAGATGTTAAACCACTTTTGGACTCTCTTACACCAGCGCCAGTTAAGCCTGTTGTGGCGCAGCAGCCTCAGTTATTTTCTAATGAAGAGATGCGATACTCATCTGAGATCGATCCAAATACGCCTTACTATGTAGTAGATATTAAGACGGGCGAGATTGTTGGGAAATACATCTATAAGAATCGCAATAGAGCCCGTGCTTTTAAGGATCGTAAAGATCAAGAGTATGGCGCTGTGCGGTATGTTTGTAAGCTAGGTTAATACCTGGGAGTGAGTGCCAATGGATGGCAGACGGTCTCCAAAACCGTTGTTTTAGTGCAGGTTCGACTCCTGTCTCTCCCGCCATTTATGGTCCCATCGTCCAATGGCCTTGGCCTCCTCCCGATTAGCGGAAGATCACGGTTCGAGTCCGTGTGGGGCTACCAATTATTGTTTGTATTACAGTCATGCGCCCGTAGCTCAATTGGCAGAGCATTCGGCTTTTAACCGAAGGGTTACCAGTTCAAGTCTGGTCGGGCGCACCAAATCCTCGCATAGCTCAGTCTGGTATGAGCGAACGCCTGATAAGCGTTAGGTCAGTGGTTCAAATCCACTTGCGAGGACCAATAACTAAGAGGGTCCAGAAGACCCTCTTTATTCCCTACCTTACCACGCCACGCCTTGCATTACCGCACCACGCCGTGTGTAATCTAGATACAAACTAATTAATTGGGGCCTTAGCTCATATGGGAGAGCGCTTCCTCGGCATGGAAGAGGTGACGGGTTCGACTCCCGTAGGTTCCACCAATGACCCGGCTGCGACCCACACAAAGGATACAGCGCTATTGCTGCGCTGTATTTCGGGCAGGGAGGCCGGGTTTATAGAATTTCATTTACGGGTCTGACGCCTCAATGGGGAGGCACTCCCCTCGCACGGGAGATTAGGCGGGTTCGATCCCCGTCAGATCCACCATCAATACCCGTATAATTTAAAAGGTGATCCATGATCTCCATAAAGAGTTTAGTTGATAAAGGTAAAAAGGTCCGTTTTTCTTGGTATCGGGATGGGGATATGTGGTATGTCACAGATTGTGGGTTTGAGTTCCCAGTCCCCTTTCCGAGGTAGGGACCGCCCTGCTTAAGTCTGAAGACAAAGCCATTCTTTTTATGAGATATATCCGCAAGCATGTGGATCTTTTAGAATCGGCTAAGACTCACTAAAAATCTTCCTGTATGTTTATAGGAGGATTTCCATGAAGCATGTGCTTGATAAACTTCAGGGTAAGAAGGTTTTAGTTCTTGGCGACTTAATGCTAGATGAATACGTCTATGGGGAAGTCACTCGAATAAGCCCAGAGGCTCCCGTCCCTATTGTTCGCGTGTTGCGCCGAGTCTACTCATTAGGTGGTGCTGCTAATGTAGCTGCTGGTCTTGCCGCGCTCGGCGCTAATCCCACTCTAATTGGTATCTGTCAATTTGATAAAGCGGGTTTACAGTTAAAAGCCATGCTTGAAGAACATGGGATTGAGCATACCCTGGTAACTTCACATAAGCCCACTACTGTAAAGACAAGGGTTATAGGTCATCAGCAGCAAATGTTGCGTATTGATGAGGAGGACACATTTCCTCATGGGGACTCCCTCAATCGTAGGGTTCGTGAGGGTATTTTAGCAGCTTTAAAGGGGTCACCATGTGCAGTAATTGTTTCGGATTATGCAAAAGGTGTTGTTAACCAAGAGGTTCTTGGGCTTATTCGATGTTGCGGGGTTCCTTGGGTGGTTGACCCCAAGCCAATTCATAAGGAATTTTATCGGGGGGCAACAGCCTTAACTCCTAATATGAGTGAAATGTTGGGTATGTGTGGGAAGGGTCCTTTAGAGCAGGAAGGTCATTATTTAATTGATGAGTTAGGGCTAAAGGGATTGCTCATAACTAGGGGTGAGCATGGCATGTTGGTTTGTGAAGGGGGTTCTAGTCACAGTATTCCCACAGTAGCGCAAGAGGTTTTTGATGTTAGCGGTGCAGGTGATACTGTTATTGCAACGTTTAGTGCAGCATTGGGTGTGGGAGCTTCCTGGATTGAGGCCGCTAAACTTGCCAATGTTGCAGCAGGAATTGCTGTAGGTAAGCTGGGAACCTCTACGGTATCCAGGGACGAACTCTTAGCACGTTTATAGGTAGTATTCATGCAGTTCTTACGAATCAGTTGCCCTGGAGAACTCTACCGCAATTATTAATTCCATTGGGATGTAGGCTAATTGGTAAACCGACAGACTCTGAATCTGTCTTTCTCCGTTCAAATCGGAGCATCCCAACCAAAGTATTTCCTTTTTAGGAAGTCATCCTAAATTAGACCCTATATTGATGAGGCAGATCATGGATCAAGCTTTGTTAGTAGAGGTTATCAAGTATATAACGGCGTATTCTGACTCGCTACATGCTGAACGGGTTTCTCTCCTAAAAACTGAGAACATGGGTGGGGTTCAATTAATACGTGAACGAATCAAGCAAGTTGAATATGTTTTGGAGCAGCTTAAAGCTCTCAAATAACTTTGTTGTATCTCTAATAAGCTGTTTGTGGAGATATTTTGAGCGAATCTTGGACAACCAAACTAAAGATCCCCAGGTCCTTTTTTACGGATGGACCTACTCTGTTGCTAAACGGAGAGTCTGTATCTGTTAGTCACGATACAGACTCGCAGAGTTCTGCCATTTGTTTAAAGGATACTCTCGGGAGACATCTATGGGTGTATTTTGTTTTTAAAGCTGGAGACGATGGGTTTGTATCTATGTTTGACCGCACTTTCTCTAATATGGGTGCGGAGTGGATGGTCCCGGCAATTAAAAAAGCTTGGAAGAAGTCAATAATGCCTGAGCACACTTGAATTTTAGATTCTTTATGTAATACCTTGGAGGTGTTAACCGAAATTGGTATCGGCCCAGTCTTGAAAACTGGTCGGGGCATGAGTAATGTCCTGTGCAGGTTCGACCCCTGTCACCTCCGCCAAAAACCCACAGAAATAGCTGTAATAGGGTTTCTGTGGGTCTTCTCTAAAGGTCTCTAGGTTGCTGAACCCTGTTCATGTTTGACAATGGCTTCTATGAGTGCCCGGAGCACTCCATTCTTGTATGCGAAATATGGGACGTTGTTCCAGTCATCTTTTTCAGCACGGGCTAACATTTCAGTCATATAGGATTTAGCCTTAGCCTTTATCTGCGAGAGTCTAAGAATACCAAAACCAGGGTCATCTACTGACCCTGTCTTGGTCTCCTGCTTCTTAAGTTTCCTGTTAATTGCATTTTCACAAGTCTTACGGGTTCTTTCTCCGTAAACCTTCATTGCATCACACTTATAGCCTGCGCCCAGGAGATCAATACGGTATTGCTTACCGTTTATTGCAGTGAACATATCCGAACTAATGGTTAATTTACTTGTTCTGATCATTCTAGTATTCCTCTCGGCCATACCCCCGGCCTTCGTCTCTATCGGCGCACCTGTCGCACTGGTAGCCTCTGCGAACATCTCCCGCTGTTAACGAGTTTTCTTTTCCGCATGTTGGGCATGGGTATACTCGATCTCCAGCCCTGAGGGAACTATTCCCGCCTGGATCTGCAAAGTCATCATCATCATCCCAGTCACGGGGAGACTCATCCTCATCTCCATACAGGTGCCAAATAGATCCTTGCTTACGGAAATCGTGTTTTACATATCGGTTTCCGTTGGGAAATGTTACTGCCTCCCCGTCCTGGACCATCTGGTCTACTTCGTAGAGTGCGTCCCCAATAGCTGATACAAGGGTCTGATAGTCATCTGATAGAACCCCTTTCTTTTGGAGAAGTCCAGTTAGGAGTGTCGTAAGGGAGTCCGTCATGGACTTTTTAGTAGACCCACTCAGAATTTTGCTTATTTTAAGCATACACACCTCTTAACTAAAGAGTTCTTTTAAAAAGGGGTCTTCGTGATGATTCTTAAACTGGTTATATTAATAAGTCTTTCTTTTACAGTTATTAGTTGCTACTCCCCTGAAGACTCTTCAAATATATCTGTGTATTCTGCACAAGTGGCACCCCCGAAAGAGCCAGAGCAAATGGTTATGAAGGCCCAGATGGTGCCCAAGAAACACCTTAAGCGTGTAGTGACCCCTCGTGTAGAGAGCCATGCCTCTGAGCCCATTCCAGTTCACGCCCGACATCCTGATCATTTTTATAGAGGTATCCCCGCTACTGTATCAATAACCTTTGGCGATGCTCTAGTTAAGAAGGTGGGGACGTTGGAACAAACCGATTTAATCCCTCAAGCGGTAGCATACTCGATAGTCCTTCAGGGTGATCCAGTGGATCAATTCATTATAACTCCTCAACAGCAAGTTATTGAGGCACCTACTGCGGGGATCCCTTCATCAACCGCATATTTTAGCGTGACCCCTCTAAGTCGAGGGCAGAAAAAACTTACATACTTCGTTAAGGCTCAATTGGAGCTGAATACCCCAGGTATAGGTCTTCCTGAGTTGCATCGGGATATCTTGGTTGAGGTTAATAAACAATCTGTCTATGTATCTATTAAAACCTTTCTACGTGAACACAGTGGGAAGTTTCTATCAGCAGTTGGGGCCGCAGTTGGCGCTTGGTTAGTTGTGTTGCTCAAGAAATTGTGGAATAAGAAGAAATCTTTTACTAGAGGTAATTAGTATGTTAAAAGTTTCCAGACTTTTATCCCATATAGCTCTACGCGATCCGTCCTGGATTAACGGTCCTGATACTGGGTCTGGCTGGGAATACCCAACTGAGAACTTTACAGCGGATGTGGCCATCTTGCTACCAGATGGGAGTTCTAAAGAATTCCCACTTGCAGGTACTTGTTGGTATACTCCAGATGAAGATTTTGAGTATACGTTAGACACCCCCTCCTTATCCATATACAATGAGCTTGGGAAAACAGTTTGGGAAGAGAATCTATGTGACGAACAGATTCGAGAACAGGTAGACCTCCCTAGTTGGGAATCGCAGTTTGCGTCAGCTCATGAACCCGATTATGATGATGCTGGCACTTGGGGGGATTTCTAAATCCCTCGTTAGTTATGGGGTGATAACATCAATGGTAGATGGCTTCCTTTACACGGAAGAGGCTGGGGGTTCAAATCCCTCTCATCCCACCAGATTTTACTAGTACTGCTATAGATGTAAGCAACAATTTTGCTTATATATCAATATTCTTGTTGGTATGTATTCTCAGGAGGCATTACATGCAAGCAGGGTTGACAGATATTACGTTTATTCTAGACCGTAGTGGGTCCATGTCACGGATCAAAGCGGATACCGAGGGCGGCTTTAATACTTTCCTTGAAGAACAAAAAAAGGTAGATGGCGAATGCACAGTCAATCTCTATCAGTTCGATAATAAGTATGAAGTTGTTTACGAGGATACCCCGCTAGCTGCGGCCCCCCCTCTCGTGCTCATTCCCAGAGGGAATACTGCTCTTCTCGATGCAATTGGTCGCACAGTTGAAGCTAGAGGCGCTAGATATACCGAAATGGATGAAGACAAACGTCCCGAGCATGTCATATTTGTTATTATGACTGATGGGGAAGAAAACGCCAGCCAGGAATATACTCTGGATACCATTAAGAGTATGCTTGAGCATCAGCAGGAGGTCTATGGTTGGACCGTTATTTATCTGGGAGCCAATCAGGACGCCATTAAGGTTGGAGGTCACTTAGGCATTGCTAAGGGTAGTTCCATGACCTATGATGCCTGTTCCGTGGGGGCAACCTATTCTGTTGTGTCCGATAGCGTATTGAAGGTGCGTTCTATGGGGACTAGTGTGTCGTTTTCAGATAGCCAGCGTGATGCGGCTAACGGTAAAGTTTAACCCCTAGCTGAAATCACACCGTGGGGTTATCAGGTGTGTCCCACCTGGAGTGTTTTACATTGTAATGCACCGAAGCGAGAACAGTCCATACAGTTTGTGTGGTTTAAACAGGGTGGCTGTTTTCGCAGGATGAAGTTTTTGATGAAGGCTTGTGCAGTCAGGTAGGAGCAAAACCCCTGGTAAACGGCAAGACTTAGTCAAGAATGCGGCTCCCTCCTAGTGTTATATATCCAGACCACTAGGGCTGTAGGTGCAAAGACGGGGTCCCCCCTTTTGCATCATCCGCATATGGTAGAGTGGCCAGTGGTCGGCAAACTGTTTCGAAAACAGTCGCTCCTGTAAGGGGGTTGTAGGTTCGAATCCTATCTCTACCGCCAAAGCTATTTCTAGCTTCTTTGATTTAACTTTCGGTATTACTATTATTGCTGGAGTACAAATGAGTTGGACACTCTTCCTTGATCTTGATGGCGTCATTGCTGACTTTGATGGCCGTGTAGCTCAGATGGTTGGGCACTTCCCCGCTGAGCGAGAAGAAGTCAGGGAGTGTATGCGAACCCCTTACTTTTTTAAAAATCTGGAGCCCCTCCCAGGTGCTCTTGCTGCGGTTGATGAACTAGAACGTTTGATCCCCGGTCAGCTAAGAATTCTCTCTGCTGTTCCCCATTCGGACCCCTCTCTCGCAGGTGTTGCAAGGGTTGAAAAAGTGGCGTGGCTAGAAGAGCATTTACCATGGCTAGCTAGTACCGCTCTTATTGTTGGGTCTAAAGCTGGGGTAGGATCTCCCGAATCTTTACTCGTTGACGATCATCCAGAATGGAATGGTGCCGCTGAGTTTGGTGGGGAGGTTATCACCTTTACGGGTCCCGAATCATGGGGTCTTGTCACTAAGATTGTAAAGGATCGGCTGAGCACTCAAACTGACTCTGCTAAGTTAGCTAGATTAGTCAAGGATGCCTGACCTCAAATAATAAATACAATACTCAAGGACGATACAATGCTTTATTATAAACACTTAAAAACAGGTGCTATATACCGATACCTAGCTACTGGAGTAGATTGCACTAACATACGAGAAGGTGCTCTGGTAGTTATCTATTGTCCAGACGATGACGAACACACTATTTACGTTAGGGAAGAGTCTGAGTTCTATGAGAAGTTCATGTGTCTTTCGGAGGTTTAGTGAATCCCCTTCTACCAGAATTAGACCTATTACAAATGTTTAAAACAGACTCTGGGTATGCGTATCATTTTTTTACAACCTCAGATGATGGCAGCTCTTTTAGAGGGCATTCCGAGAAAGATCTGAGAGATCTCTTTTCAGATTGTTGTTTTAAGGTATCTGTGGGACCTAAAAGAACTACGTTTTTCTTTAAACCTACTACAAGTATTGAAACGATGTTTTATTTCAGACATAAGTTAAATACATTATAATGTCTTTTATAGGAAGGTAATCCGGTCTGGGACTGGCCTCGCCTGGAAAGCGAGTGGATGTGTTAAAGCATTACGATTCGATTTCGTTGCCTTCCGCCAAAAAATACTTGAGAGATTCTGGGGTCACAAATCAAACTAAAAATCGGCATACAAGAGGCATCCATGCTAAAAGTGTCTAAGTTGTTAACTTCAGATTATAGGGGGTGGAAATCTTGGATTTTTGGGGAATACTGGCTACACGAAAGTGGCGAAGCTGAGTTTGCTGATGGGGATACTGGGGATCGTGGGCACGAGCAGATTGCCGTGGAGAATATCTTTAACCACTTCTCAACCCAGCTTGAAAATGCTTTCATTAAATACTTTCAAAAAGTAAAGGAAAAATACCCCGAGGAATACCCTGGGGCTATCGAAGGTTATAGCAACTTCTTTAGAGGAACTGATCCGGATGATTTTACGTTAGATAATGCTGAAATGTCGGATCTTTACTATAATTATCATATCCCCGTGACTGTTGGGGAGGAAGCTTTTCCGCCTGGGCAGTGGGACGAGTTTAACAAGGATATCCGGCTGTTTTACTCTAAGTATTTTAAAGCCGCCCATGTGATTAATAATAACTTTAGTGTTTGGCAGTTAACTCCTAGGATGATAAACGCCATGCAGGATTTCGTTCTTGAGAAAGCAGATGAAAACGGACTAGACGCAGAAAACCCTCTCCCAGGTTCTATATGCGTTGATGAAATTAGCACAAATAGGTATGCCGAACTGGATACCACAGAATTCCTGATGGCAAAACACGCTAATCAAATATTCCAAGTTGTGGGTAAGACTGCTGCAATTAGAAAAACTCCCGCACAGAAACAAGCCCTGGATGCCTATAATAGGGCGGTAGCTAACCAGGACAGATATATGGGGTCCGTTTTTGTAACCCCACAGGGGTCCAAAGAACATGATCTTGCAGTTGAAAAAGCATACCAAGCCTGTATAGCTCTAGGGATGACCTACGAACATGGTCTATAGGCTCTGATTTATTAGGTTGCCTTTCTATAGAGACGTTTTTAGGAGAAGCCAAGCTATGCTTATAGAGTCCCCTCAGGTGATTGTTTACGCATCTTCTTGGTTGCAGACCGCTTTACTTGGTGCTTTAGGCACGGCCTTTGGGTCTCTTCTTATATGGATTGGGCTCAGGTTAGTTACTAAAGTTGACGCATTCCAGGTTCAAGTTGAGGGTATCAAAAAAGATCTCACCGACAATTACCGCAGAAAAGAGGATTGTAAGCACTGTGATCCCACTACTGCAGTTGTAAAAAATCTATCTACAGATGTTGAACAACTGGTAACTGATTTAGCAGCCCTAAAAAAACTGACAGGCCCTGAAACGCTAGTTGCGTCTCACTCCAACTCCTAAAGGCTCAGTTTCCCCACCTAAGCAGTGGTGAGTAAATTTAAAAACAGATAAACATGCGCCAGTAGCTCAGCGGAAGAGCGAGGTCCTCCTAAGGCCTAGGTCGGGGATTCAAATTCCTCCTGGCGTACCAATACTTATATGTATCTTTTAGGGAGAGGTTTTTTTATGGCCCAGCATCTGTGGGAATATTGTAATCATTGTAATGCCCGTGTGGTCATCTGCGGGACTTGTGGTAATAATACCTGTAATGGTGGTCATGGAACGCTTTTGGATGGGTCTGACTGCCCCGATTGTAAATCCGCGTATTGGCTCTATGAGACTGATTTTAGATTGCATAATTAGGTATGCTCATGGAATTGTTTACGTGAACCGTCAATTTTGAGCACCCAAACCCAATCTAAAAGGATTAATGTCATGGATATTATTGTAGAAATACGTGCCGCAGAAGGCGGCGATGATGCTGTTTTATTGGTTCGAGACCAATTAAAGGCCTATCTTCGGAGGGCTGAGCGGAGGGGACTTTGAGACCGAGATTCTAGAGGAAACTTCGGGTTTTGTGTCCTTCTTGGTAAAAGAAGATCCATCCCAAGAATTCTTTAATGAAGCTGGTGGTCAACGGTGGCAACATATTAGTCCAACTGACAAAAATAAGCGCGTTCATACTTCAACTGTTACCGTTGCTGTTTTAGCATTACAGCATTCCTCAGTCTACCTCAATCCCAACGATGTGGAGATTCAAACCACCCGAGGATCAGGCCCTGGCGGTCAAAACAGGAATAAAGTAGAATCCTGTGTCTTGGCTATACATAGGCCCACAGGACTCTCTGTAAGAATTGACGGGCGCTCCCAACTTCATAATAAGAAGGTGGCGTTAGAAGTCCTTGCAACTCGTTTAGAGGCCGCTCATGCTGCTTCCCAGCATCAAGCCTTAAGTAAGCACAGACGAGATCAAGTCGGTTCGGGCCAGCGTGGGGATAAGGTCAAGACTTATCGAGTGCGTGATAACACTGTAACGGATCACCGGACGGGGCAGAAATGGAACCTGGATAAGTGGTTAAATGGCTTCTGGGACTAAATTCTGTATCTCAGGTGGATTCCTCCCGTATCTAGACACATAGGAGCTATTATGAACTTTGCTGACTTTTATAAACTGGCCGAGGCTACCGGGGAGGTTGAATATCCCGAACCTAACTTGAGTACTCGTCGCGGTTTGTCCACTGATGAATATCTTAAGTTGAAGAACTCCCTCTCGATCCCTGAGAAAGGGTTTTTTGAAATAACGTGGCGCACGGGCGGTATTTCGGGAGGGTCTTGCTGGGATGAGGGGGATCGTGATCCTCACTATCACGTTTCGGGGGATATTGAACCTAGGTTCACCACATTGGATGCGTTTCTTCTCAAGGTTTGCCCAAATCTATCGTTTATCATTTACAAGAAAATTGATGATTTGTTTGAGATTCGTGAGTATTCCGAGTATGAATACTATGGGAACTCAACTAATTACGTAAGTAAGAGTATAAATATCAAGGGGTTGTATGATATTCTCGTCGAGTATAACCAACTCTAAGGTTCTTTTTTTAGTGGGTCTTCCTGGAAGCGGGAAGACCCACTATATTGAGTCCCATTTTGAGGAGCTACGCGATTACACCGTCTTGGACGATACTTCCCATAGCTTCAACAAAGAATCCTTGGTGGGGACTATTCAAAACCATCCTTTGATTGTTATTGCGGACCCTTTTCTTTGTCGGGGTATTTTTCGAGAAGCAGCTAAGAGACTCTTTGCTAATTTTGAACAAACCTGGATCTTTTTTGAGAATTCCCCTGAAATTTGTTTTGCAAATGTAGCCTATAGAAATGATGGTAGACACGTAAGTGAGTCATTCATCAAGTCATTGTCTAGGGAGTATGAAATTCCTACGGATGCTTTTGTTGTAGCAGTTGTTTCTGGTGAGGCTTCAGCATGAATTTTAGTGACTCAATCCGTGACTGGCCTGAGGATTTTGCCCATGAAAATGGTATATACCTCTGCACTTGCTCTATCTGTAGCCATACTTTCACGGGGCATAAACGTAGGGTTATTTGTAAAGTCTGCCAACAAGATCGCCCCAAGTCTGCTTTGCCAAGCCCCCTCCCCTGCCCGTTTTGTGGGGTGGTCCCCAAAGTTTTCCCGGTAGACCCCAGGACCGAGGGGGACGCTTGGGGTGCCGTTCGTTGCCTTAACCCTGAGTGTGTCGCAAAGCCTATTGTCAGAGATGGTGAGGCTATTGTAGACACTCGTGGCAGTGACGCCTATAAAACCGCTGCAATTCTTAGATGGAATACCCGTTGGAGTTCGGCATGGACACTCTCTTAGAACGCTATATGTGTTTGCGGTGTAGACGCGATAGATTTAGCACTCCCGGCCCACACCGTTGTGGGGGGATGTTTATTAAACATTTTCGTAAAAGGGTTTGGGGAGACGTTTTCCCCAATGGATTTTTTAAGAGAATCTCTCAGCCCTATTGGGGTGCTTAGATTTCTTTTTAGGGTAGAAGAGGATATTATACTCATGCTAAAGGTTTCACGATTGTTAAGAGCTACAACCCCGGAGATATCCTCTAAGTTTCCTCCTCAATTAATTACCTTACTTCGTAAGCTGAATTCTTTTGGTGAGTTTTATCTCGTTGGGGGCTGCATCCGTGATGCGCTTCTTGGTAGAACGCCTAAAGACTTTGATGTTATGGTTGTGGCTCCCTCCCCGCAAGAGCTTGAAAAGATCCTCCCCGTGAAGCAAGTCGGAGCCGCCTTTCCTGTATATCTATATGATACTGAGGACCCAGAGTTAGGCATTATTGAATTCGCCTATGCCCGTAAAGAGACAAAAACAGGGATTGGGTATAAGGGTTTTGATTTTGAGGTCGTTTCAGATGTTAAAGAGGACCTAGCTAGACGCGATCTAACTATAAATGCTCTCGCCTGGAACCCTACTGCAGGACTTGTATCTTTTGATGATAGGGCTATGGATGATGTGCAGACTAATACTCTTAGGCATGTCACGGAAGCTTTTGCGGAAGACCCTCTTCGTGTATTGAGAGCAGCTAGATTTTCAGCACAACTCCCAGGTGATTGGAAAGTGGACCCCGAGACTATCAAATTAATGAATAGTCTCCAGGGTGAGTTGCCTTCTTTAGCATTGGATAGGATTCGAATTGAGCTAGAAAAATCTCTCAGGGCAGCAAAACCAGGGAACTTCTTTCAGGTACTACATCAAGCTGATTGCATGAGTTATTGGTTCCCAGAGTTGGAGTCAAATCTCCCAGCGTTAATTAATTTGGTAAATAAGTCTGCAAAATCAGTTAGCTTAATTGAGATGTATTGCCTATTAGCCCAGACAATGCAATCTAATGGTGACGTAAAGACTTTTTGTAAACGGCTTTCTCTTGCATGGGATCGGGAAATGGCGCTGTGGCGTAATATCCACGCCTGCTCTTTTACCTCCCCTAAAGATTTCTTGATGGTGTATAAAGGTGGGCGTCAAGGAAGGCTCCCATTTGATAGTATTTACAGACTTTTAGAGATTAATGGGGATACTTCAAGCCAAACCTCCCTTAAGAAAGCGGTGGCTGCTCTTCAAAATCTAAAGCTCCAAGAGGTCCCACCGTCCGAAATTCCTGCTTTGATGCTTAAAACAGTTTCTTCAGCGTTAGGGATGTGACATGCCCGATTTTAACCTGGGGGTCCCAGATATTGATGAGGACCACCGCAAACTTTTTGAATCGTTTACACATCTAAGTAGCCCTGAGGTTTATCGTGATACTGTTCTTAGGGTTCAAGCCGTGGGGGACTTTATAGACTACGCAACCTCTCATTTAGGTCGTGAGGAACAGCTCATGCGTAAACTAAAATACCCAGGCTATTCAGAACATAGGTCTTCTCACAGAGACTTACAGGACGCTTTCACTGCCCTTGTGCGTGATGTCCTTAAAGGTGTTTTGGAACAACGAGAGGCTATTAATAAGTTGCAGAGTATCTTCCTTGAACATACTCTTACGGTAGATTCCTTATTTGCCCAGTGGATGCTCACAAAAATACCTAATAGGTCCCGTAGCTGAGTGGATTTAGCACCCGTCTTCTAAACGGGTTTACGTCAGTTCGAATCTGACCGGGACCACCAGTGCCGATATAGCTCAATGGTAGAGTTCTGGTTTCGTAAACCAGAGATATGGGTTCAATTCCCTTTATCGGCTCCACTTTCCTTTAGGTAGGACAGGTTATGCTAAAAGTATCTAGAATTCTATCTGCCACAGTCTTCTATCATGGGAGGGGCCTAACCCGCCCATATACTGGCAAGTATATATTCTTGACCGCAGATCCGGCCTATGCTTCCGGGTATTCAGATGGTAAGACAATCCAAGTCTATAAGCTTAAAATTCATGAAAATGAATTGTTTTCACTGCGAAAGGCTGGGGATCTATCTGCTTTAACCACTGCCATGAACAACCCGGAAGCCACCCAATCTATAATGAAAGCCTCTTCTCATGGTGAAATGGACTGGGCAGCTTACTCTAATATAGCTAGTGATGACCATGATGATGGTGAAAGTCTTTTAAAATCTTTAGGGTTTAAAGGGATTTGGTTAAGCGAACGCACCGGGATTAACTCAATCCTTCTTTTCGACCAAAATGATGCTGATTATGTTAAAGATATTCCTGCAGTTTTTAGAAAGCCAATGGACACATAGCTCAGTCTGGTATGAGCGCTTGCTCGACACGCAAGAGGTCAGTGGTTCGAATCCACTTGTGTCCACCAGTAGTTTTCCCTTTTATATACACAGTGCGGTTCACTCCTACTGGCAATATAAGGGTCTCAAATGCATGCTAAGCGACTTGCACAAATGGATCTGTGGTATTCAGGTGAGTCAGGCATAGCCCCCAGTTATGATAGAATTAGAAAGTATCTCATACAGAAACGTGGTCCAGCCTGTTCTGAATGTGATTGGATTGGTCAAAACCCTTTTACTGGTAGGTATATAATTGAGGTAGATCATATAGATGGTAATCGTAAGAATAACCATCCCAGCAATCTTAGACTTCTTTGCCCAAACTGTCATGCTATGACTCAGAATTATAAGGCCCTTAATCGTGCAGGTGAACGTGATTCTTACGGAGTATCTAGAGTGCTTGTTGAGGACTGGTGAGTTATGCTGAGAGTCTCGCAGATACTTGTAGCGTATATTGCAGAAGTGCCTGGGCACACAGATAGTAAAGGTGAAGCTGCCCCCTTTGTTATTCGCTCTCACGAGACGGATAAGATTTTAAGTAGCCACCCCACAAGGGAAGAGGCTAAAAAACATCTCAAGCAGATGCATATATTTGGGGACTGATTTTTTGGATTTTAAAAAAATCAGTCCGTATCTATACTGTTGGTCTTCTTCGAGTTCTCATGTCAAGAATCAAAGCTCCTCTCAGAACCTTAAATGGGTATCTGTGTGTGTATCTGCCAGATCACCCATGTGCTATGACTTCCCTGAATTGGATGGGGTATATATATGAGCATATTGTAATTGCTGAGGAGTTTCTAAAACGAAAATTAACTCCCACAGAAGTGGTCCATCACCTTGATAGTAAGCCTCCACGAGGCTATTGGTCTAAGCATTCCTCCGCTGTATAACTCTTATTGCTCCTGTAACTCAGCGTTCAGAGTCCCCGGCTCATAACCGGGTCGCCCTAAGAAGGTTTACGCAGGTTAGAATCCTGCCGGGAGCACCAAATTTTCCTTTAATCTAGGAGCATTCTAATATGCAAGAAGTTACTACCGCAAACGATTTCACAGCCCTCACAGCCTCCAGTAAAGTCCTAGTAGACTTCTGGGCTCCCTGGTGTGGACCCTGTAAGGCGCTCTCCCCTACACTGGAAGGGCTCGAAGGAGCCTATCCAGATGTTAAGTTTGTCAAGGTGAATATTGATACGGAGGAAGGTCAGACTATATCATCTAAGTTTGGTATCCAGAGTATTCCTACGGTAATTTACTTCGAAGGTGGGCGTAAGGTTGGGCATGTGATGGGAAATGTCCCCTCTGCCAAGATTCGTTCCCTTCTTGATTAACCTCTTTCCGGAGAGATCGTGATGTATTCTAAAATGAATGTCCTGGACTTTAATTCTAAGCTATACGAGGACTTCCCTAAATTTTTTAATGATAATTTCTGGGGGGTTGAGTGCAGCCCAGGTTGGTTCAATATAATTTACACCATGTGTGAACGCTTGAGTCTGCTAGAGCACTTGCCCGAAGACTTCTCAATTACCCAGATTAAAGAAAAATTTGGTGACTTGAGAGTCTACACATCTGCAAACACAATCTTTATTAATAGTATCATTAGTGATGCTGAGAAGCAGTCCGCAGTAGTGTGCGAGATTTGTGGGGCAACCCCAGCGGGGCATTCGACCATTAATGGGTATCTTCGGACTCTTTGTGATACGTGTCATAAAGCCAAGGTGCAGGAGAGACGTACCCAAGAAGAAGCCTGGGCTAGGTAATGGCTTTTAATGTAGTTAAGTCAAAGTGGTCTAAAAAAGATAAGGCCCTAGCTCACCAGTCTCTGCTTGCAATACTGCGTCCAGCCCAATCCGTAGTTTTCGCGCAGACTCCAACAAATGAGTATAGTTGGCAGATTCTCCTATTAGACTCTTCTTCTCCAGAAGCTAATGTTATAGATATATCCCACGCTGTGGCCTGTGTTCTAGGTAGAAGGTTTGGTGGGTCTACCCTTCTGGGTGTTACTTACGACAGTCCCCATATTCTGCTAGCTGAACTCCAAGAAGTTCTGGGTTTTTCCGAACCTTTTTTATTGGGCACCTTTATATGGCTTTGATTGAAAAAGAAACAGCCACTCATCGAATTCAAATTGAATTTAATGAAGAGGGTATGGTTGATAGTAAAGAATTTTTAGACTCGATTACTAGCCTTGGTCTACTTATTCGTCCCCGTGAGACTAAAATTAAGGCCGGAAATAACTTTAGGATTGTAATGCAAGCTCACTCAGGGTATTCCGCCGAAGATTTCTTTGAAGAACACCGGGAATTTATGGACTCGTTTTCTGGTGGTCCTTCTAGCGAGAATTAATATGACTAACTCCCCTAGCTATAAACATAATTTCCATGATTGTATTTTTCTAGATGAACATGCAAATGAACCTTGCTGGGGCACCGTTCATTTAGTTGATGTTGATGATATCTGTAATGAATATGGCGATGTTGTTGATGAAGCCCTTTATTATGCGTGTGAAGGTCACGCAGAGTTTTTTCCAATGAGTCTTCTACACCCACCCCCCGGTAAATATATTCCTGAGAATTCAGATTGACCTTTGTTACGTGTATCTGTTACAATTATACTTCTGCGGGTGTTCCCTAATGGTATGGGATCAGCCTTCCAAGCTGACGCGCAAGCATTGAGGGTTCGAGTCCCTTCACCCGCTCCAATATTTCCTCTAGGATGACCCATGCGCTTATATACTAGCCAAAGTCTAGAGGTCATAAGTCTTCTCAAACAATATAAGATTTACTTCCCCACCTATGAGAAAGCCGATATGCTTCAAGGTGACGGGATGGAGTGGTTTGAATACCTCTACCATTGGATGATGGAGCAATATAATAAGCGGAAGGGTCACGAGTTTTCCTCGGCTCCGGTTTGGTGGTATACTGATAAAAAAGAGGCCCAGCGGAACTTTCTTAGAGAAGATCACCAATTAGGGTATGAAGAAAGGGATTCTACCGCTACTGTTTTGATTAAGGCGGAGGTTCCCGATAAATGGGTTCTTTTACATGATTCTGAGCGATGGTATTGCCCTCTGAATAATGCGTCCTGTGGTTGGGGCGCACACCCCTTGTTCTCATCTAATACTTGGACCCCTGAATTTGACGTTCTTTGGGATAAGCTGCATAATCTCTATGAGAATAATCAAGAAGCTAAGGAAGAAACCTGGAAAGAAATTTTTAATATCTCAAAAGATGGTCATCAGAATCTTCATGCTGTGACTCCATTTATTGATCTTTACTGGATTGAAGCAAAAAAAGTTCCCGATGAAAATTATGCTAGACTTGAGCAGGAAATGTGATACACTCTTTTTGTCGCCACTTTAGCTCATCTGGTAGAGCACAGCTTCGGTAAAGCTGAGGTAGTCAGTTCAAGTCTGACAAGTGGCTAACTTCCTGATCGCACACCGTTTTGACTGCATTAATACAGCACGAACTGCATGTCTACTATTAAATTTGAGGATACTAGCTATTTTTTCATATGTGTATCCCTTTTCCCTAAGGTTTTGAATGGCTTGTTTTTGTTTTGAACAAAAGCAAAATAAACAAAGCCCCTCATGTTGCTTCCTGCGTATATTTCCACAGCTAGCGCATCCTGTTTTTTGCGGACTTCGGCTCGGGTATGGTTCTAATGGGGTCATACTAGGGTGCTCTTTGTGCCATTTACGTTCTTCCTTCATGTGGCAGGAATTGCAAAGGCATACTAGGTTATCTATTTCATGCGAGTGACTATACATCCATGGCGTTTTATGGTGAATCGCGGGAGTCCAGGAGGGGCCTTCCGTGACCCTGGACACTCCACAGCCTTGACACGTATAATTATCTCGTTGCAGACAGAGCTTACGCTGTGATTTCCAAGTTAAACCGTTTGAGTCAGAACAAAATCGCCCCCTTGAATAATACCTATGCCCACCCTTCCACTGTAAATTTTCCGATCCAGACTTAAAAGTCGGGTGCCCTTTATGGGATGCTTTCGCACACTTTAGGCATAGATGGGCATTGCAGGCGTTCCATCGCTTGACATATTTTATATCTCCACATAAATTGCAAATACGTTGGAAAGATCGCTGTGCAGCGTCATTGCATTTCTTTGAACAATATTTCCTTGCCTTAGTTTTTGCTTCAAATTCTTTTTCACATGTGATACATACTGTCAACATTTTGGAGCCCCTCTAAAGGGAACTCCATGCTTACCGAAGAATATCTTTGGAATGTAGATGCTTGTATGATATACTCTTTAGTTAGAAGCCCTCAAAGCCTCTACACACCTAATCTCATAATGGAGTAGTTATGAACTACGAAACAGATATTTCCTTTACCTCGGATTCTTTTTCGAGTGGGCCACCTGGAATGTTTCCAGAAATCCTCCGAACCCCACATAAAATCTATGACATTACGGACCTTTTCAAGGGTTTTGTCGAAATAGATGCTCCCGAGTTACAATTTTAAGTTTCCTGGATATTTTAGAAATACCATCCGTATCTTACCTTGTTGGCCCCGATGGTTCGACTCCCACTGGGGCCAGTTTCTTTGAAAATGCTATATTGCATAGAATGATACTGCGCTCATGGCGGAATCGGTAGACGCCTTGGACTTCACGTAAGTATTACATGTAGAGCACTTAGTAGGAAACTGCTGATGTGAATCCCATCAAATTCGGTGAATACCCCAAGTGGACAACGCCGAGCCAAGCCTGGAGACAGGAAGGTGTAGAGACTAGACGGTGGGGGCCTAAGGATACTAAATATCTATGGTCAAGGCATAGTCCAGCGCACAACAGGAAACTGGCCATAGCAATATGGAGTGTGATGAAAATCCAATGCCCGTAAGGGCGTCCCGGTTCGAGTCCGGGTGGGCGCACCAAATCTTCCGAGTATTCTCATGAGGGACTAACTATGAAAATCTGGAAAATTATTTTATGTAGTCTCTTGTCGCTGGGCATTCAAGCCTGCCAGCCAACGTTTATTCTGGAAGATACCTACCAGCAGCAAGAGATTAAAACGGGGAAACGCTAGTCAAACGGGAAGAAAGCAGTCACCTGAGTCCATTGCAAAGACGGTTGCGTTCCATACGGGAAGAAAACGCTCACCGGAAACAGGTAAACGCATATCTGAGACTAAAATGCGAAAACATATGTTTTGGGGGTCTTAACAGTTTACAAACGGTAGATTCCCTGTTAGGATACTTATTGGAAAGGAGACTAAAATGGGACACTCAAAAAGATTTCAGAACAGAAACACGGTTTTAGCTTTATCGTGTCATTTCATCCCAATGGCTGAAATTTCACGCAGAAAAGCAATCAAGGCCATCGTCACTCGTAAGGCTGACATCATCACTAATCCTAAGACGCTGGAGACTTCTTCTTGGATTGAGCCTGGACAACCTATTAAGATGATTATCTATAAGATGGTTTCCAAGTCTCCCGGAGAGCCCCGTTTGCACTCAGGCAACAAGGGCCTAAAGGCGATTATTCGTCGTGACGGTCATAGGTGTTGCTATTGTGGGGCTAAGCTAAAGGGTACCAACTGCACCGTGGACCACATTGTCCCACGAAGTAAGGGCGGTCAAACTAACTGGAAAAACCTCGTGGCTTGTTGTTTCCGATGCAACCAGATGAAGGGCAGCAAGCTTCTGGAAGAAAGCGGTATGACCTTACTCCGTAGGCCTACCACCCCCACCATGGTTCTCATGGAGCGCTTCCATAAGTTGGTTGATTTTGATATGTTTGAAAAAACATACGCAGACTGATTTTACGGCACATTTTTCTGAACCTTTTTGAAATTTGTGCCGTATCTTAAACTAGTCCCCTGAGGGGGCGTTGAATCCTTGAAAATTTGGCAACATATTTAAGTAAACTAACTATGGCCTGACTAGGCACTTCGGTGCCGTAGCGCTCCAGCGTTGGTCGGGCCTCCAATCAAAACCCCGTCCTAGTAGCTTCCTAGGCTGTAATTCAAACGGCCATGAGGGGCAGTAACCCTTCGTGCAGTAAAGAGTCTCCTGGAGGCATTAACCTCTAAGGTCTGAATAGAACGCGGCTTTTAGCTGTGAATCCAGTGAGCCAAACTGGTAGAATGAGTAGTTGCGACACTCCGGGGAATCATCAAACCCAAGGGGCAGTAAGTCAAAATGGGTTACTTCGAGAGCCTTCACAAGCTCACCATATGCAAAGACACCCACTGACGATTCCCTCCCCTTGGTTTTTATAACCTAATTAACTTAGGAGGCTTATATGCCTGACTCAACTGGTTACTGGGGCGATGACGATGACAACAAGGTTCTTGATGCCATCGATGACGAATTTGATCGCTACGAGCGAGAAAATCCTGACGAAGATTAATTAGTCTGTATTGTTTTTATATATGATGGAGCAAGCATGAATTTTACTGCAAATACCCTTTCCGAAATCTGCACGATGACTGCAACCTCGCTAAAGATTGTGTTTCCGGATCAGGATTGGACTGTGCTTCCCGAAATAAGTCCTGATAAGGGGCAAGTGGGTCTTTTCATCGCTACAATGAAGCCAGGGACCGAAAATGTTGTGGTTTCTCGTCCCATGGTTAGTATTCTGACCCCTTGGGAACTCAACAAGCATGAATTGCTTGTTGAGCTTGTGGGTGCGTTCCAGAAGGAACTCAGCGCACTAAATACCCCTGCTAGCGAAGAGGCCGCAGGAAGCCCACCCAATCCCCTGGTTCCCAGGGAATTTGTTGAGGGGGCTCCTAAGCGAAAGGGTAGGCCAGTAGGTTCAAAGAATACCCCAAAATCTTAACTCATCAAACCGTGGGGGGAGTCATGACCCCCCCAGCCTCTTACCTGTAGTATGGGGGTGCCATGGTTTTGACAGGTTGTTTATTTGAAGAGTAGTGCAGGTAGGGGTGGGCTGGCCCCTTTAATAAGCCCAAAAGCTATAACTGCCGAAGACACAATGCTTCTTCAGGCTGCGTAAGCAGCAACCTCTTAGTGAGCGTTTGGTAACTAAGTTGTATGTTCTTCAGAGGGTGGATTCGTCCTACTGATGGGGGATAACAGACTGGACTCCGGTGACGCTTTCCTAGCCTGAGTTAAGAGCGTAGAGAGCAAGTCCTTGAATAGGGTTAGCCCAACTCCCTATAGAGGTCACGAAAAATGGGCTAAACCTGTGAATGAATTACCTTTAGAGGCTTCTTGGACATCGGTTCGATTCCGATCACCTCCACCATTTGGGTTTAACCGCCCACGGGGAATGCTAGTGCCCCGCCGTAGTCACGATGTACCCCTAACAGTGGAAACACTGGGCCTGGAAGCGAGTCCCTTCGGAAAAGCTACTAACTGAGAATAAATCCTACTGTAACCAATCAGGTGGACGAAAACAGTCACCCTGTAGCACTAGCAACCTTTTTTATGTCTCCCGTAAAGGGAGTGGATTGAAACAAGCACGTTTCTTCGTGTTACCCTATATGTGGGTTTCGGGGGATTGCCGTGGGCGGCACAGCACCGCAACGAGTAAGGCTGCGTTAGTGCCTTTTATTAAGCCGTAGTAGCTCAGGGGTAGAGCCCTGGTTTTGTAAACCAGTTGTCGGGGGTTCAAATCCCTCCTACGGCTCCAAGTTTAAGGACACAAATGAAAACCATCATAGCAGGGTCCAGGGAAATTGAAGATTACTCTCTAGTAGAAGCCGCTGTCGCTCAATCTGGTTTTACCATTACAGAAGTAGTTTCTGGAACCGCTAGGGGTGTAGATAGATTAGGTGAAGAGTGGGCTGCGCGACACGGGGTTCCAGTCAAGCGTTTCCCAGCTAACTGGGATGCTTACAAGAAAGAGGCTGGTTTTATTCGTAATGAAGAAATGGGTCTTTATGCGGAAGCTCTTGTAGCGGTTACAAATGGTTCCAGAGGAACCCAGCATATGATCGACTATGCAACAAAACGTGGGCTAAAGGTTTTTATTTTTGAAGATCCCACACCGTCATTAATCGCTGCTTTTAACGCAAGTCCAGAAGCGAAAAAATCGTTGCTAAATGCTAACATACACATCCGAAGATCGTCTGACTTTGAATGAGGCTGTCATGAACGCACCCACTGAAAGTCCTCCTGCTTAGGTCAAATTGACCAAGTTGGAGGTGCCAAATGGCGCTAAGTGCAAAGCACAGTAAGTCTGTGCAGAAGATGTCCACCGAGCAGTTGCAGTCGGTGGTCCAGGCTGGGACCCTTCTTTCCGCAGCGGCGAAGGCCGAGTTGCAGAAGCGGGGGGTGTCAGTCAGGAAAAAGTAGGTCTGGATCGGTAAGCCGGGGGCCGAGTAATTCCCCGGCAGTTTTACGGATGGAGGATTAATTTCCTATGAAGTGCGTACAGAATACCGTTACAAAGGAAATCCGGCGCGTGAGTGAAGATCGCGCCCTTGAATTGACCCAGAAGGATTGGGCCTTTGTTTCCAAGGAAACTTGGAAGAAGGGGGAAGGGACTTCCTGGGTGAAGAACACCACCCCTGCTAATCCGATGTCGGAGAGCAAGAAGCATCGAATTTCCAAAAAGAATGCTAGGGGGTAATAGTTACTAGGGCTGGATTTATCGGGAATTTCTACCGTATCTTTCATTGAGGAGACTCGCATGAAAAACGGTAGTCATTCACGCCATACTTATCCCTACGATAAGTCGCTTCCTGTTGAACTGGCGCATCAAACAGCAGGGCATCCAGCGCAAAAGCAGACCATGAAAAAGCTGCAAAAGCGTAAGGCAAGGCAGCATACTAAATTGGTCTGTAAGGAAGTTGAGTAATGCGGGTGTAACTCAGTGGTAGAGTGCTAGCTTCCAAGCTGGAAGTCGAGGGTTCAAATCCCTTCACCCGCTCCATAACCTCTTTCACGGTGCAAGATGTCTACGTGTTCCTACAATTATGTTTGTTTCTCTTGCCGCACACACTATCGTCGGAAGGCGTGGGGGGGTGGGACTGCAATTTGTGGGATATGCCAGAAGCCCTGTGTTTGTGTGGGTCATAAGTGGCGTGTGCCACCTAAGACAGACCTGAAAGCTTGGGATATCATGCTTGAAAAGTTCAGGCATTGCCTTCCAGCCGAGATCCTAGTAGGTAAATTAGAGCAAAACACACCCGGTACGCCTCTGGTTCGTAAGAATTAAGCGCACCATCTGACCTGGATTTACAGGCCCCCTCGGGATGCGGGTGATAGGCTGGGACAACCGGAAAGGGGTAGGTAGGCAAGTGGCTTAAGACGCTTGTTTATTGCGGCCCTCCAATGGAGTAGATAACGTAGGGCTCCTCAATGCGAATGTGGCGTAACTGGTAGCCGCCCAGGTCTTAGAAGCCTGTGTCCGAAAGGGCGTGTCGGTTCGATTCCGACCATTCGCACCAATCTTGTTTAGGAGATATCCTTTTAGGTAGAGGATATCATGATTCACACTACTTCCCTAACAATCCATCATGATGCAGCGGGTCTGGTAAAACCTGTGCAGTCAAAATATGTTCTCATTCAGGTTATGCTGAAAGGTGCCAATATAGACCTGACGGGCTTGATCGAGCGTGAGAATGGTGGTTATGTAGGTAAAGTTAGCGTTATGGGTAAGACTATTGAATCTGAGTGGGAAGTTAGTCTTAAGTCAGCTCATAGCGGTCTTCAAAAAAGTGCTCAAAAATTCATTGATAAACTGGGTTTGCGTGAGAAGCAGCACGAACATGAGTTTGCTCACGCTTAAATAAAACACACGGGAATGCGTAGCTACGATGCGGTAATACCCCGTTGATCTGCATAACCTGTATCAGGGAATCTCACCTCAAGCGTGACTGATCTGTGTGCCTCGGGAGAGGCCAACATGAGGAAGGTGGGAGTGTGTTTTTATTAGTTGTATCTGTAGCATGGGAGGCCTTATGGCTAAGGTTGATTATAGACTGGCATTGGAAAATGCTCATAAATCTCTCGCCCAGGATGAGTTTTTTAGGAGACTGAGCAAGATGGGTCCCGAGGAGCAGTCCGAGTTTCTGAAGAAATTGTCGGTTCCCGATGACGCAGTTATTGAAGTTGGAGAAGAATCCTAATTTTTTCTTTTAATGAAATTAATTCCTGGTATCTCTCTTAGGTAAGATCCTTGACAATTTGTCCAGTAGCGAGTATCCGGTTACTTCGTTAATATGACTCAGTGTTATATTTACCTTGGATGTAAGGTCCCGAAGGAACCACCTGAAGGTAGGGGGGTTAGCGTAAAAACTAACCTTGAGATACATGAGTAACTTCCCTCATGGCATCTCTTATCGGGTGGGCATCCCACAGATGCTTAAAAAGTGAACCCCGTATACGTTAATCTCTGGACAGCACTTTCACGGTAGCAAGTAAAGAGTTCCTTCGGCTATGAAACTCTATACAACAAACCTCCGTGTTCTTTCCGGCCCCTCCTACTCCGAGGGGCTTTTTCTTTAGGTGAGGAACTGTCATGTACATAACATCTACACAGTATTCAACTTATTTGGATTCTTACGAAAAGCAGGGCCACCTAATACAAGGCAACCCTTTGGGGAGACTCTTCTGTTCTGATTTTAATATATCAGATCCTGACCTCTTTCGAGAAAACGATAATAAGGTGGCCGCAGCCTTAATCAGAAAAAGATATGTAGCCTAAAAAATTTTCTGGACTTTTGAATAACTTTCTGCGTATTATATCTATGGCGACCAAATAGATGGTCCCCGCATCTCCCTGGCGCACTAGGGTAGCACATAGAAGGACGGTGCCCCATGGCTCGTTTCGCTAAGACGGAAGTCTCTACTGTTAACACTCCTACTACTGTTAACTTGGCTGGAGGGGAAGCTTTTGCTATGTCCCCTAAGCTTGAGTTTGCTTCGGCGCTGTTGACTTGCTTCACCACGGATACTTATTACAAGTCCGGTGAGGGTCAGGTTAGTCGCATTGCCGATTTGTCCAAGACTGTTGACCCTTTGTTTGCAGCAAAGGCAGCTATCTTTACTCGTAAGAAGAATGGCCTCCGGTCTGTAAGCCACATTGTGGCCGGGGAACTCTCTCAGCGTGTGGATATCAAGGGCTTGGAGTGGACTCGTAAGTTCTACGAGCGGGTTGTCAATCGTCCTGATGACATCACCGAGACTCTTGCATATATCAAGTCCACGAGTGGTCAGAACCTCCGTAAGTTGAGCAACGCTATGAAGAAGGGTTTCGGCGCGGCTCTCGGTAAGTTTGATTCTTATCAGCTTGCCAAGTATCGTGGAGAGGGTAAGGATCTGAATCTGTATGATGCGGTCAATTTGCTGCACCCTAAGGCTACTGCTGCATTGACCGAGCTGATGACCGGGACTCTTAAGCCAGCCGAAACTTGGGAGACCAAGCTTACTCAGGCTGGTCAGAAGGCATCTTCGGATACCGAGAAGGCCGAAATGAAGGGTCAGGCATGGCGTGAGCTTTTGACTGCTAACAAGCTGGGCTTCATGGCTTGCATCCGCAATCTTCGCAACATTGCGGAACAGGCTCCTGATGTAATGCCTTTGGCTCTGGAGTTCATTACGGACCCTCATCAGGTTAAGAAGTCCCTGATGTTCCCCTTCCAGATTTATACTGCTACCGAAGCAATTCGTGGCACTAAGGCTGATACCCGTGAGGTTAAGCTGGCTCTGGAAAAGGCGATGGAGTTGAGCCTTGTCAATGTTCCCAAGTTTTCAGGTAAGACCCTGATTGCTGTTGATACCAGTGGATCTATGGCTGGTCGCCCCGTTCAGATTGCTGCGTTGTTTGCGGCTGTGCTGTTTAAGTCTAACGATGCAGACGTTCTGCGTTTTGCTTCGGGCGCTACCTACCTGGACCTCCACCCAGCGGATAGTCTTACCACGCTCACCGAGAAGATTCACCGCGCTTCCGGGGGTGGGACCGATTTCCACAGTATCTTCGAAACTGCTAATAAGGTCTATGACCGAATTATCATCCTTTCGGACATGCAAGCTTGGGTAACTCGTCAGGTTAGTTCTTATTGCGCTGGGACCCCTCATGCCGCACATAAGGCTTACAAGCAGAAATTTGGAGCGGATCCTCGGATCTTCTCTTTCGATCTGACGGGTCAGGGGACCCTCCAGTTCCCCGAGAGCAAGGTTTTCGCTTTGGCGGGTTTTAGTGACGCCGTTTTGAAGACCATGCAGAACCTCGAAATGGACCCTAATGCCCTCGTGCATGAAATCGAGTCTATTAGCTTGACCTGACAACTCAGGTCATTCCCAAAAAGCCCCTTTCATCGGGGGCTTTTTTATTGCTTTTATTTAGAGGGGTTCTTATCTAACGATACTTAAATACATGAGACCTAAATATGCTTCTTAAATGGTTTTTCCTCTTGCACATAGTATTTCTACTCCCTATGTATAGCCAAGAGCTAACTGATCCCGAGGCCAAGGTCGCGGCAGTTAGTATCATATCTACCTTTACAACATGGCCCACGTATAAATGTGGGGAGCTTAGGGTTGGTTTTGTAGGGTCACCCTCTAAGTATTTTATGGATGCAATTGGTTCTAGATCTAAAAAGTATCCCGTAAAGTGGATACCGCTTCGATGGAGTGAGGTTGATGCTGCAAAAATTGATGTTTTATATGTTTGTGATGATATTTTCTTTCCACAGGTAGTTCCACCGGGTGTCTTAACTATTTCGGATGCACCCCTGTTTGCTGAACGTGGGGGTATGGTTCATATTTTTCTAAACGAACATCAACACCTTAGGTTATCTATTAATCTACGAGTAGTCTTAAAGAGTGGGCTTAAAATTGACTCAAAAGTCCTTAAACTGGCTAAAATTGTTGAGATATAACCTATATGGCAATTAAGATTAGAAGTATCAAATATCAAGTTACTGCTGCGGTGGCTACGTCAGCTATTGCCTCAGCCTGCGTAACTCTCCTGTCATTTTATGGGTATACCTATTATACGGTTCGAAAGAATCTAATCCAAGATACCCAGTCTCAAGCCTCCGTTACAGTTAAAAACTTAGAGGCCTCGCTTATCTTTAACGATACTAAAGATGCCACGGACACACTATCCGCACTAAGTGAAAACCCAAGTATAAAGAGAGCTATTATTTATAAGAATGGGGCCGTATTTGCTAAGTTCCCTGAAGATCTTCATGTTCAGGATGGCCTCATAAACCACAAACCATACTATTTTGACAAACACCTTGAAACTTGCACAAGTATACGTTTAGGTGAACGAGATAAAGCTGAACTACATCTTTCAGTATCCCTAGATACACTTAATTCACGCCTAAACCTAGCGATGTTAACCCTGTTAAGTTTATCCGTAGTCTCCACTTTTATAGCTAGCTATTTGGCATACAGAGCTGCTAAAGCTATGATCACACCTATTCTTGTTTTAGCGGAGACTGCAAACTACGTTAAAACTACACAAGATTATAGTATTAGAGTTCCTGAGTCCAGGCACTCCCACGAAGTTACCCTTCTTGAGGTATCTTGCAATAATCTATTTGAAGAACTCCAAAGAAGAGAGACACATATTTCTAGTCAAAGAGGTCTTCTAGAGACGCTTGTGCAAGAGAGGACCGTTGAGTTAGAAGCTGCCAAACTAAAAGCTGAATTTGCGTCTAAAACTAAGTCATCCTTCCTTGCAAATATGAGTCATGAACTAAGAACCCCATTAACATCTATTATGATGTATTCTGAAATTGTTAAAGAAGACCTTGAATCTGGTAGTATTACACAGTCAAGTATTAAGGACGTAGATAAGGTCATTGCAGCTAGTGAGCACCTGCTTAGTCTAATTGATGATATTTTAGATCTAGCTAAAGTGGAGACAGGTAAGTTTGAACTTTACCTTGAAGATACCACCTTAGGGGATCTTCTGGAAGAAGTTACGAGTCAGGCTACTGTTTTAATGGAAGTAAATGATAACACGTTTACAGTTCATAATAACGCAACACCAAATTTGAGTTTATATACAGATGGTAAGCGAGTTAAGCAAATACTGTTAAATTTATTAAGCAATGCTGCAAAGTTTACTCATTCTGGATCAGTATCGCTGGTAATCCAAGATGTTGATAGTTCAATACTCTTTACAGTATTGGATACAGGGATAGGGATGAGTGAAGAACAAGCTATACGTGTATGGGGTGAATTTGAGCAGGCTGACCAAGCTACTTCAAAGAAATTTGGGGGGACTGGGTTAGGGCTCTCTTTAACTAAAAAATTCACAGAAATGCTTGGTGGATCCATTGTTTTACAATCTACTTTAACGGTAGGCTCCTCGTTTACCGTGGCGCTCCCTCTCAGGAGTGCTTATGTGTAATGTATTACTAGTTGAAGATAACGCGGTTAATACCGAGTGTTTTGAGCGGGTGTTAACGCAAGATGGGCATAAAGTTCAATCAGCTCAATCTGGTGAAGAGGCGCTAGATAAATTTGTTAGGGACACGTTTGATTTAATCCTAATGGATATTGGGCTCCCTGGGATTGATGGCTTTGAGACTACACAACGAATAAGATCTATGGGGTTTTTAGGTCCAGTGATAGCAATAACTGCATATACTTCGAATGAAGTTAGAGCTAAAGCCACCCATGTAGGGTGTACATGTTTCAGATCTAAACCGATTTCCCTCAAGGATCTCCGGGCAATCGTTAAGAATTACTTTCAATGAAGCTTGTCTTTTTGAAGAGGTCCTACCTTGGCTACAAATGAGAATGCGCTCTCGTCCCCATCTGGTTTGATTGCTTTTACAGTCCACCAGCCAATTCCATCTGGGTATCTAAATTCTGTAAATACATGTATTACTACATTAGATACGGCGAAGCATAATCGTGGGACCGCTTTATTGGCTGCGGATGAACTTCACTATGGTAAATTCACGGCAACGGATTCATTTTCAGTATCACATCCAACATCTACCTCTACCGTTATTATTAATAGTATAGCTGGGCAGGTATCTTCGTTAGACTTAACAAAAGATGGTGCTGTCCGTGGGGCTATTCAAGTTGATTCATTAGGGGACTCCACTAACTGGGCTTCCTATGCTGCATTTACGGGGTCTTTTATTGATTTCCCTATCTCAGTGGCTAACACTTCCGGAGGGGCCATCACTTTAGTTAGACCCCTAAGTGGGTCATCCGCCTCTTTTACGGGCAACCTAGCAGCAGGCTCATTTGATGCCGCCACGCTGAATCTAGGGACATCTTTAGCTTCAACCATTAATATGGGGACTGCCGCAGGTACCCAGATTATCAATATAGGCACTGGTTCTGGCGTTACCTCCATTAACCTTGGGGGTGCCGGGGATACTGTCAACGTGGCGGGGACTCTAACCTACATCAATACCACTAACTTAACGGTTACAGATAAACTAATAACCCTCAATAAGGGTGGCTTGGTATCATCTGGGGACGCCTGTGGCCTTGAAGTTGAAGAGAATAACTTACCAGAGGGTTTCTTAAAAGTAGGGAATGTAAGGAATTCGTGGCTTCTTAAAGCTCCTGGGAGACCTGGGACGTTCTCGTTTACTCCTGGGGACTCTGCATTTAACTCAGAAATACGTTCGACAGCAACCGCTGCAAGATCTTTTACGTTGCCAGATACATCCGGAACTCTTGCTCTTACGTCTGATATTGCTTCTGCGGTGGGTGGTTTGTCTCTGAATGGTATTAATGACGTCACTATAGCCTCCCCTGCCACGGGTGAACTACTGATGAAGAGTTCTGGTGATTGGGTTAATGCTAATATATCCGAGATTCCACTTACAGGATACTCAGTAGGGTCGAACACCCTCCTGGCAGCTACAGATACCTTTGGGTCAGCTTTTGGTAAACTCCAGGGGCAGATAACGGCCCGTATGACATCCGTATCCGTAACCGCCCCCCTTGTTAGGAGTGTGTCTGCGGGAGAGGCTGCGGGAGGTTCATATCTAACCTACAGTTTATCTATGCCTGCTGCAACCGTGGCAGGTGCTGGGCATATGACAGCAACCCAAGTAACTGATTTGTCTAACTGTGTGTCTAAACTGGCAGGTATTTCCGCTGGGGCCTCGGTTTCAACGGTTACTGGGACCGCTCCTATCTCAGTTGTAAACAATACAACTACCCCAGCTATCTCGATTGCCAAGGCAACATCAACCACTGCCGGGTATTTATCCGCTGCTGACTGGAACACGTTTAATAACAAACAAAATGCATTAGGTGGCAACTCATATGTCCCCATTGATGCAAATAGTCGTGCGGATCTTCCTGCCAATGGTTTAAGATTTGGTGTAGCGGGATCTTATTACAGTCTTAACATTGTAAATGGTATCTTAATTCAGACAGCCCTTTAAGGTCTGAGCCATAAGGTCCCATGGATACCCACACCCACAAATTTATATCAAACTTGGCACTGGATCTAACTTTATTTGAAACAATGGAGTTAGCCCCATCCCCTGTGGTGTGGGAATCCATAAGTGTTGATGAAGACCTGGAAACTGAGACTGAGAGAGTTTTTCATTTTCAGGCTCAGGGACATGCCAGCCTGGGGGCTTGGCTTACAAAAGCCTACCTGGGGGTCCCGTCTAAAAGTCTTAAAACACCCCCAGATGGTCAGCTAGAGCTGGCCTGGGAGGGGATAGGGAGACTCCTAACATCTTTTACTAGGTCAATTCTAGTTCCAACGGCTGAGCTAGAAGTATCCATAAATTCGTCAATCACATCAGCCTATTCTGCGAGGAGGCTCGTAGCCTATATTGGATCTGACGCAGATTTGTTAAATAAAATGAGGTTTAGGGTGGCATTAAATACCTATATGTATGTGTATTCTATGATGCTTATGTATCGTAATCACCCCACTTTTGCAGATAAAGTCGCATCCCATCGACTTGACAAAATTGCAATCCAGACAAAACGTGTAATTGAAGCGTCTTTCCTGAGAGGGGCCGCTTTTGATATACTTGAACAGGCTATGACACTAGCTGGGGCTAGCTTCAATCAACTTTTACAGCGAACTCAAAAGTGACTTTTAAACTTTTCTTTTAAGAGTGGGGTCTTGAGGGACCCCACTGAATTTTTGACAGATGCATAGCGTATTTAAATTTACGGCCAAGCGCCACTAACCAAAGGAGGACTCGTGCTATTTAGATCTCGCACGACCATCGAGGCTAACCACGCCCAAACCGCACGACAACCAAGGCTGGGGATTAGGAGGAACCAGCTAATCAAGAAAGCTTTCTCACTTAGAAAGTGGGTCATCAGAAGTTGTTCTACCCTGGGGGTTCTCAGTGTATTGGGGGGAATCCTGATGGTAGGTCTGTATATCCATCACCTAAAAGCAGAGAGCCAAAGGCTCCGGGGGCACATTTCATATCTTCAACAGGTAGGGGATGATAATGCAAAAATTGCAAACTGGTTCAACAAGGCGTTTTCAAAGACCCGAATTACCGCGTATGTCCCCTATCTAGGTGGAATTAATGGCGGCGGGAAAAATTACGCAAATGGCGAACCCGTATTACCGCTGGCAGCTTCAAGACAAGCACTTAAAAATGGGTCTGTTGCCATGGGGGACTATGTTATTTTGATTGGGCAAATCAAGGACAAAAAAGGTCCTTCTATTGAGAACCATTCATTTGACATCCATGTCCCAGATGCTGAAACAGCAGCACTAATTGGAAATAGACCATATTTCTATTCAAAGGTTGCACCAGGGGGATTCCCAATACATAGAACCCCCTAATAAAAATAGGCCGCTCTCGCGGCCTATTTTTATTTTTATATAGGGGAACTATTGTGGCTAAAATATCTGCAGACCAAGTTGAGTTTAACCAACTGTATAACTCGGTAGGACAGCCTGGAACGGTGTTCGGAACGTCTATGGACCATAGCATTAAGAGTCCATTTGCTCGTATTAACTCGCTAACTGGAGGCCCCTCTGATGCGTCCTCTGTAGGTGCTTCTTATTCTTTACAGGCTTTCTGCAACAGAAGTTCTTGCTATGCTAATGAATATGTCACTGTATCGCTTATCGCAACCAGCAAGGTTGTAGTACCCTTTGACGTAGACTTATCTTCTGATCTAATTATGACTCTAAATGGGGTCCCTTGGGGGTTCTCATATACTAAATCATGGGTAAACAACAGTGCCACCATACAGTTTAGATCGCCAGATACTGCGGGTCTTTACAAGATTGCTTTTACAACCGCATTTGAAATACAGACTTCAACTGCGGTTGCAACTATACGAGTCTCATCCTCACTTCTAAATGACTTTGTGTTAACCTCGTTAACTAAACTGTTTCTTGATAGTCAGGACGTAACTGTTATTTGTGTTACAGCCCAGAGTCGTGGAACTGGTCTCCCCATAACAACTTTTGGGAATAATTCTTCGTTGACCACAGCCCAAGTGGTTAACATAGTTCCCCCAGTATCTAATGATATGCAGGTTGTCTCACTTGCAGGCCCTACCCCTCCATCGCTTCCTCTGGTAGACCCCTGGTTCTCTTTCTCACTTGACGCATCCTGCACAAACTTTGAGGGAATTACCGCTGAAGTGGCCTTTAAGGATGCTTTGGGGGTGCCTCAATGGAGAATGCCTGTCAGTCTCCCAGCTAATCAGACTTCCATATCCATGACGTTCCCCTTCCCGGATTGGGAGGATCAATATACTTTGCTCCTTGGACTCATTAAGGACGTTGGCTGGGTAGAAGGCACATTTGAGTTAACGTTTGACCATTCACATGGCCTAGGATTTCCTGTTACAGTATCTAAGTTTAGTGTATCTGCAGCAGACTCATCAAACCAACCCATTTCGTTCACTAATTTAGATACAAATACTCCTATTGACGCTCTATTTCCAATTGTATGGGTTCAGGGCTCAACCTACTTAGTGTTCTGGGCTGATGAGGATATTTAAATGGCAACTTATAGATTAGGTGCAAGTATCTCTGGTACCGCTATTCCCTTCATTACTGGAACCGAGTTTCAGTTTGAGTCGAACCATACTCTTCAATTGCAAGTAGCCTGCACCCCTACGCACCCTGGGACAATTGGATGGTTCCCAGGGATTACTGCTTCTGGGTATTGTCTTCCGGGGGCAGCGCTACCTACCTGCAGTTTGACAATCCTAAATAATAATCTTGAACCTATCCCTAATTTACCCCTCCCAGAAGTTTCTCTTATTGAGGATCCTCTATATGGGCGCTTTACACTCGGGTATGCCGACACCACGTTGAGAACGCTGTCAGTAGCGTCTCTAGGCTCTGGGGTATACCAAATCACGGGGACTCTTCCACAAGCTCCTACATGGGTTAGACTAAGGGTTACGGTGTATGAGAATACGTTTGAGCTACCTCTCTGGCCAGTGGGTTGCCCGGTATACCTTCTAGAATCTCTGCCAACTTTAACGGGTGCTCCCTATAGCTCTGATTCATTTATATCCAACCTTGTATTAACTCCATATTTATCCAAGTTCCCTCACACTCAATCCTGTGTTAAAAGTGCTGGATGCACCCCTAGTTTTATGGACTTGAGTGATCCCGTTGACCCAGCTTCATTTTTTATTCAAACGGCGATTCCTAGATCCCGTTATAATGCCATAACCCTGAAGGAAGGGGGGGCTACAAAGTGCTTCCTGGAGCCAGTGTGGGACCCAGCTACTTCATCGTATGCTCTGTCAGTGCTCTCAGGCCTCCAAGAAACTATTGGAGACGATACTCTGTCTCTAGGGATAACTGCCTCAGCTCCTATCTTATATATCCAGGGTTCCGCTATATCAAATGCGTTTGATACAACCCCTGATGCTACCCATTTGGGTTGGTCTTCGAATATTTTCTTTGGATAATATATAGACTTGGTATATTATAATGAACTCGCAGCGGCAGTTGGTTCACGACCTACGAAATGCGCTCACTACATCGTCTTTTGCGATAGATTTTTTATTATCCGTGGATTTCTCAGACGCTAAGAATGTTGAACAGGCAATTAAAGCTCTTGATAGGTCTACCCAAGAGGCTATTGGGTTAGTTAAAAAATTACGCATTGAATAATGTTGTGTAATAGTTTTATTGCTGTATTATCATATACATGAGTGGAGTTCGACTATGGCGGATGCTATTTCTTTTGACGAGAGTTTCTGGGTTGAAGAAATAGACCCCACAGACCCCGAATCGCTAAGTTCAGTTTCTGTGGATTATACACCAGCTTTCAATTTAGGGGTGTGTTTTAAAGACAACTTTGAGGTTTACTTAAAGTATCTAGCATTGTTGGATCCCCTTGAGGCAGACCTCCTTATCCTTTATTACTATTGTGATAAGAAGGTTAAGGAAATAGCCAAGATTCTGAAGACTACACCTGTTAAAGTGTCAGGACTCATTAGTCAGGCTGAACAGCGTCTAGCTCTGTTATTGCACATTAATTTACTCCTTACAACATCTGTTTTACAAGAGATAAACAAAGTAATAACTGCTGAGTATGATAGAGTTATCTTCAGGACCTTTCTGCGTGAGGTATCCCGCAGGCGCACCTCCCATGTTTTGGGATTGACATTTCACCAAGTTAGTTCCTCAATTAAACGTATCGTGGAAACTCTCTCTAAGAGTGAGTTGTCGCTTGAATTAAGGGATCTTATTAAGATTATATCCCCTAGTGTGGCATCCCCCCGAGAAACTCGCCAATTAGACCCTTCGGAGCGGGTTTGTGTTTTTGATGTTATCAGTTGCCCTCAACAAGTCTACGCTATTAGCACCCTCGCAAATCCTAAATTATCCTTGGGTAACTTTGGGGATTCCAGCACATCTCTTCTCCAAGAGTTCTCTGAGTTAGCTAACCAAGCATCCTATTTTTCAGTTAATCAAGCTATCCTGGCGCATCAACTTGGGGACTCTTCCGTAGATCTATGGGATTACCTAGTGCCATCATTCATATCTAGACTTATTAGTGCCGATCAATTTGCGTATGTAACGCTCACAGAATCCGTTGAAATCCCTATTAATCCAGCTAAAACTGTTGTTTCTATCGTTAAGAAATCCCCTCCTCAAAAGGCCAGAAAAATAACCGTATCAAGACACTCCAAGGAAGTTTCCGCAGTAGTATAGATTTCTTTTTAGTGAAGGCTTTAAATCCTTCCAACTGCCTAAATTTCCTTATCTAGAGTGTGGTCCTGAGTACCAGGAGTCTTGACACGAGGCCTTTATGAAATTCTCTAATGACATTATTGAGATCCCTAAGACTAGTCTCAGCCCAAATTTACGGGCAGAGATTATGTGCAATCCAGATTCCATCAATGGATTAGTGTCAGCTCATACATCTTCTGCGGTGGCTCAGGAGTTAGGTAATTTTGCTAGACACCTATCCAGTAAGGCAAAGTCATTTTTATCTAGAATGGGGCTCCGACGAATCACCGCGTCACTTTTTGTGAGTGCCGCTACAAACGAATATTGGGGCTTCAACAACGAGGGGAACCTCTGTCGTATGGTTGGCGATGGTGCAGATGGCGCATTTGCTGATGGTACTATTGATGCTTTTGACCCTAAGATCCACTCCGACCTTGCAAGTGCCTACAGCATGGGTCGCCTTGAAGCTTCTCTATACTAATCCTTTAAATAGACACTTTAGGAAGGTCCCCCCATGAGTAAAACAGAAGTAGTTCTCGCTTTTTCCCAACTTCCTGAGGACTGCCAGAACCCATTCAAGAGCCTCTACCCTGAGATTGTCCCTGAGACCCCTGTAGCTATTGTTATAGACCCAGAAGGTCGATCTCTTGACTTTACCGTGGGTGCTCGTGAAATGACCTTCGGCCCTTCAAATGAGAACTACTCAGTATTCTTACAGGGTTGCTATAGGATGCTATTTTCAGCAGCCCAAAAACAGGGTTGGATGAATCAGTTTCCCACAGACGGTCCAGCAGCTACGGTTGCTGAAGAGGCCGCTCCCGTGGTAGCGTCCTCCCCTGCTCCACCAGCCCCTAAGCAGGCTTCTAATGTCGATATGGAAGCTAGGGTTGCCGCTCTGACAGCCAAACTTGCGAGTCTACCTAAGAGTCCCGAGGTAGAATCTATGAAGGCTAAACTAGCCTCTGTGTCAGGTAAGGTTAAAACTGCCTCCTCTGACCCCAGCCCCAAACCAGAGGACAAACTGTATGTTCGCCCTCTTGATTTTGTTAATACGCTACGAGATGACTGGAACTCCTGGGCCGATGAGCATGGTGGGCAGGAGTCTATGAATAAGCAGGGGGGAATTGATATCCTCGCAAAACATCAGGCTTCCAAGGAAGCCTCTGAGCAATTTGGGTTTACCCATGAAGCTTCTGCCCCTTGGGTAAACCCTAAGGGTCTACTAGTAGCTGATGATAGCAAGCTGGTAGCACAACTTCGAGTCAGGACCGCTGGCCTTACCACAGACTCCAACGTTAACGGTGAGGCTCAGCTAATGGGGACTACCGAAAATCCCGTGCAAGATGTCGCAAACGGGTCCGTAAAGGAGGTGGCTACCGCGAAGTCTGCGAGTAGCCTGGACTTTCGACCTGACGTCACTACTTCTTCGGTAAAAAAAGCATACTCACCCGTAATAGCTCAGGCTGTCAATAAGTATGTTGCTGAACATGCTGGGTCCGAGGTTACTCTCCCCGAGTTAAAACAGCAGGTTAAAAGCATTACGTCCTCCTGGAAGGAAATGCTACACTACATGCAGGATTTCAGTCTCTTAAAGGCTGTTGGAACTGATAGGGTTGTTATTCTTAATCGTGACTTGGTGGCCGACTTACAAGTTCTTCCCACTAAAATGGCCGCTGCCAAGACCGCAGAGAGTTTTTATGCTAGAGTTTGGGTCAAACCGGATGGATCTCTTGTTGAAGTTAAAGGTTCTGTTAATGATGGGGTTTATCATTCCACCGTTGCCTTAGAACAGGGGTTTAATACTCAGGAAGATGCTTTTCTGGCTGGCTGGGTTAGGGCTGGATTCGTGTTTGGAACCAATGGATACATGGAGTTTAATGCAGATAAACTGCGTGATGCTCAAGTTCATGCGCTTCAAACTCATTTTAGTTTGAATGGTGCCACTGAGGTGACATTAGAAGACTACAGAGGTGGGACTTCTAGTGTATACATTAAGGATTTCTATGAAATGAATGCACAAGCCTGTGTTAAGGAAGTTACCCGAAGAAATGCGTATGCGTCCGTGAAAAAAGCCCGTAACTGTAATGCCGAGCCTGTCACGACTACATTTGGAACTTTCCCAATTCGTATAGATTGTCCCGCTGGGTGCAAGGTCTCAGGGGTAGACCCCCAGGGGAATGCCTGGGAGAGCATTCAGAGTGTTGATTATGGTGAGATCATCGATACCGTTGGTGGAGACGGTGAAGCCATTGACGTCTTCCTAGGGCCTGATACTAACGCACCATGGGTATTTATTGTAAACCAGACTAAATATGATGATTCCCAGGATAAGGTTGTCCCCGATGAAATTAAAGTTGGGTTAGGCTTCTGGTCATTAGAAGATGCTAGGGATGCCTATTTAAGCATGTTTGAGAATGGATGGACTAACTATGACTCAAACATAGTCACTACCTCCACTGATTCACTGCGTGAGTGGCTTGAGTCTACCCATGGGGCTAAGAATGTAACTGCGGATGACTTTACGCTTACCACAGGAACCCCTGAAGTAGTTCAACCAACTCCTGTTGTGGCTCCGGAAGTTTTCAGAAGTATCAGCAATGCCCCTATTACTTCTTACGTGGCCTCCGTTGATCATGACATCCCTGCACCTCATCAGGCTGATGTTCTCACCATGTTCCAAGACCCCTCTGTTAGGCCCATGGATGCTACTTCGGCTAAGGTTGCCACCTTGTTTGCTAAACAGACTGTGGATCATACCAGAGGTCATCAGGCCAGTTTTGATGCCCATACTCGCGCCTCAATTGAATCTGCTGTTAAGGTTTCCGTGGAGTCTCATAAGGCTAATTTGACTCCTGCTCGGACTTCTTCTAGTCGGATTGCTGAGATTATTACCGCTGAACTCAATCTAGGGTATAGCCCTGAAGAGTGCGATCATAGGGCTTCTTTGGTGAGCTACTTTGGGTCCGATCAAAAGACCTTTAGGCGCACCCTGGCTAAATTGGCTGGTATTGCAGGGAATCTGGTGTTGCAGCCTAACTTCATTAAGAATTCCTGCACGGTTACCCATGCCGCTTTAAATGGTCAGCATAAAGCTACTAGGTCCAAGACCCCCTATCATGCAGTGGCTTCTACATCTGCTTGCGCTGGATGCACCAATTATAAGTGCAATTCACAAGGTGTTAAACATTGTGCTCTTTACAGTAAGCCCATAGTTGCGTCTGTTGAAGAAATGCATAAATTAGCCAATTCTGTCTGGGGTGTTTCCCAGGAAGCTATGACTCCTACTGGATTGAGTAAGAGGGCCGCTGCACACCTTGCGTCAAAGAATTCTACGGCTTCCAAGTCTCCACTCCCCACTATAACGGCTGCAGTTGATTTTGGGGATGGGGCAGAGAGTCGCCCAAGCCCTTCTTTGAAGGCATCGATTCCAACAGCTTCAGTAGCACCCAAGACATATATTGTAGCGGCTTTATCACAGGGTCAGACCCCCGCTAGAATTGCCGAAATCCTAGACAGATCTACTGTCCATAGTGCTTCGTTTAAGGAAGCTGCCATGGCTGAGTTGAACGCTCAGAAGGGTCTAATGGGCTTCCTAACTGTTATGCCTCATTTTGCTGGGTCGTGCAGTGTCACTCATGGGAAACATTTTGCGGCAAATGCTAAGGATAAACGCAAGTTTCCATTCCATTCTGTAACCAAGATTGCTGCTTGCTCAAAGTGTCAGAATTGCGTTAAGAATGTCTCCGGTGGGGAGCGTTGCTCTCTTTATGGAAAACCTTTGGTATCCACCCTAGCTGATATGAAGCTGGTTGCAGCGACTGCCTTCCCTGCAATGATTCCCAAGTTGGCCGCTGCCACTAAGGAAGATTTAGCCAAGGAAGCTCTTCCGTATCTAGCTCAGAGTATTGGTGTCTCCGAGGATCACCCCTCCCTCAAGGCTTTTAACATGCCTTCTGAAAAGGTTGAACCAGAGGAAACGGAACTAGAGAATGCTGCGGTAGAAACTGAGAAGGATGTTGTTGAGGGCACTTCCAAGAATGTAATGGATATTGCAATGGAAGCCTCCAAACCTAAGACTCAGGATCTCGAAGCCATTACAACCAAGATTAAGGAAGCTTTCGTAGCTAAGAAGACCCCACAGCAAGTCTATGACAGTATGAAGATAGCTTTCAGAGCTGCCGATAGGCCTCAACTGCAACGTTTAGTTAGTAGAATTGCTGGGCAGACCAATCTAACTCAGAGTCAATCATCTGCAAATGGTGAAGTCTATACCGAAATAACTACAAATGACAATGTTTTTGGTGATACCCTTAAGCAATTAGCCGAAGAGCAAATAGCTAAAGAACAGCCCACCTTGACTGATGGGATCGTAGATATCAATGAAATGTCGGTTCAGTCAGATACCCCTGAAGAATTCGGCATCCTGCAAGATTACATTAGGTAGCCCTCCGTAAGGACTCAAATGGATGACCCGGCTCTTCCTCAATCGTCTCTCTCTAGAGTGCTGCCATTAGCTTTAAACGGCCCCTCTAGAGAGAGCTATTCTTCTGCCCCAGGAGTTTCTTTATCTGGGATACCCCCAGCTTCCTCACAACCCCCCGAGGTTCATACAAAGTATGCCCTTCCGGATATTGTTGGGTTCCAAGCGTTATTAGATGACCCGAGTGCTGATATCAAGGATCTCCATGCTCAGTTAACTCGAATGATGGGGGTAATGGCCCTCATTCTAATGCAAGAAGCTGCTGCTAAGGCCCCGTCTTTTAATAGAGCCCAGACGGGATCCAGAGCGGTGGAAGCTCTTCGCGCTCTATCCATGACGCTGCAAGAGCGTGAAAAATCCCTCTATAAAGATCGGCTCGACTTTGATAGCCCTCGCTTGCAAGCCTTTATTGATGCTCTTTGGGACCTCATTGAGAATGTCATGAAGGATTGTGGTTTCTCGGAAGATCAAGTTAATAATTTCTTTCTCGTTCTGCAAAGTAGACTACCTGCATTTGAAGAGAAACAAAAGAAGTTTGTTAACTCAGTTTCTTTTAATGCTTCAAAACACGGTGCGGGTATTGAGCGTTCGGAAGATGCAAATCTCATGAATAAAAAACGCGAAAAGGCTATTAAGCATGAAGACCTTGAAGGCGTTGCCATTAAGATTCCGCCCCTCCCCACCGCCGATGATCACGCCTAGGTAAAGTGTATGTTAAGAGTGTCTCGCCTGTTTTTAGCTGATTCTAACCCAAGATATAAGTATCCTAGAACGTTTCATATTCCGGGGAGCCCTGGGGCTACCTCAGATGATAAAATATTAAGTAGTATGGATCATTTTAAAGGACAAGAGGTCGTAATAACTGAGAAAATGGATGGGGAAAATACAACCATTTACCCTGACTATTTGCATTCTCGATCACTAGATAGTAATAACCATCCCTCAAGGAATTGGGTGAAACGACTCCAGAGTGAGATTGGTTATAAGATACCTGATGGAATGCGGATCTGTGGGGAGAATGTTTTCGCCCAGCATTCACTCGGGTATGATAAGCTTCCCAGTTATTTCTTAGTGTTTAGTGTATGGGAGGGAGATACGTGTTTGTCCTGGGATGACACGGTTCTAATTTGCAATGAACTCAATTTAAAAACAGTTCCAATTCTCTATAAAGGACCCTTTGTGGAGGATAACCTAGAGAAGAAATTTTTCTCGGGGACCTCTTCTTTTGGGGGTGGGCAGGAGGGTTTTGTAGTTAGGTTGGCTAGGGCGTTTAACCGTGCGGAATTCTCAAAAGCACTCGCTAAATGGGTGCGGCCAAATCATGTCCAAACTGAGACACACTGGACACAACAGCCAATAGTTCCTAATAAGCTAGAAGAGGGGGACTAGGTTTTCCTTTTAGTGATGCCCCTGGAGCATCCAAATGGAGTTCATAAATGTCTTTACTTGCTAATTCACTAAATAAGCGTGTTAAGCGTAATCTGGTTTCAATTTTAGACTTTGCAGAAGCAGCGTGGGGGCCTCAAATTGAGCTAACCCCGGCACAAAGATTCTCGGTCAAGTTAATTTATAAGATACCCTTGGATGACAAGGCAAAAGTCATCCGAGTATGGGATAAGTTCAAAGAGAACTTGCTCTACACCCTTACTGAGACTGAATATCGAAAATATTTAAACGAAGAAGTTGGTAGATTAAATCTCACCCATGATATGGCTCACATAGAGGGTAACTTCAGCACTTTCATTCGCTGTTGGGGCAGGAGGTCGGGCAAAACGTGCCTACATTCCACGCTAATTAATACACACGATAATGGACTAGTTAAAATAAGTGATCTTTGGCCTCTAGAGGATAAGGTTAAGGATAACTATATGCCTCTAATTTCCCCGACTTTTGTCATGACTGATCGAGGATGGAAACAGGCTACTGAGATTTACTACGGAGGGGTTAAGAAACTCTTAAAACTGAAGCTAAGCAACGGAATCTCAGTGGAGCCTTCCCCAGAACATAAATTCAGGACCCTTGATCTTGAAGGGGCCTATGTCTGGAAATTGGCTGGGGATTTCGTGGTGGGGGATACGTTTTGTTTACTGGCTGAAACACCTATAAGTGAAGCTCCCACTTCTAAGGACACACTAGAATCAGCTCTTTTCCTTGGGATGCTCTATGGGGATGGTTGGTGGGGTGATGAGTATTCCCTGGGTTTATGCAGTCATAAATCTGAGTGGGGGTTGGTTAACTTTGTGGATAGTTTTTTAACAACGCATGAACTTTCTCACCGTAAAAGTGTCTACACAACAAATAGCAACGTATGGGCTTGGACTATCCATGCATCTTCAGGAAGACCCTTCAAAAGGACGTGGGGTCTCACGTCATACCAGGAGAGTCAAAAAAGAGTTTCTGAAAAAATATTGGCCTTTCCCCCTGAAGCCCGTAAAGCCTTCCTCTCAGGATTGCTTGCAACAGATGGGCATGTAACTAAAGATTTAGGTCATTTTGAAATTACCCTAAAGCCTAAAGGCCTCATCGAGGATATTCAGCAGTTATTTCTCTCATTAGGTGTGCATTCAACCATCCACCAGAAAGTTGTAAAGCCTAAGCCAGGGAACCAGGGTGGAACCTATTGGAAACTTACCACGGTAGGCGCAAACACAAATAAGCTTCTGGACATCTTTAAGTATTGCCCACTAAAGCGTAAGACAGAAGAGCTATTGACCAAGCAAGCCAAGCATTCTTATAAGTCTTCTTTCGGCGCTTACGACAATCTGCTGCCTAGATTCGAACGTATTTTCTCACAGCATTCCTTCGGCTATCACACTGATCGCACCAAGTCATTTAAAATCACCCCTAAGGGCTTCAATGATTACTATGCCTATTATCAAAAATATCTTGAAGTCTATGCTCATGCACATACACTGAGTGCTAGTGACCTCCTTCATTTCCAAAAAGCTAATAACCGCAGAACTACAGGGCTTGAGATTGGCAGAGCTATTTCTAAGGCTATTGCTGATTATAGGAAGGATTCTCAAGACTCTCAGATTGGACAATCACTTCCTTCACCGGAGTTTACTAAAGAACTGGAAGAACTTAAGTGGATTTTTGATACAATAATCCCGCTTGAGATTGTCTCCATTGAAGAGTCCGAGGGAGAAGTTTACGACTTACATGTTCCTGATGGGAACACCTACCTAGCAAATGGTATAGTTTCTCATAATTCTGAGATCACCGCATTGGATATGGCATATGGGATCTACTTACTCCTTGAGAAGTATAACCCCCATGATTATTACCATATGCCACCCAACACCGAAATCTTTATCCCTGTGCTGGGAACCTCTCAGGATTCATCTAAACGAACTTTCCGCAAAGTTCGCAATATGTTGTCAAGCTCTGGATACTTCACAAACTACTGCAACAAAGAAGATCTGCAGGAACTATTCTGTAAAATATACACACCGTTCCAGCGTGAGCAAAATGCACAGTTCCCGTCTATTATTGTTCAAGCGTTCCCTCTATCTGAATCCCAGGTTCGTGGCCCTGCATCTTACAGGTCTGTTTGCGATGAGATCGCTCACTGGCCGCATAGGGGTGCGGTATCAGATCTAGAGGTGCTGAAGGCTATTGAACCTTCGTTAGCCACATTTAAAACTTCAGAAGACTCCCACTCTGAAGCTATGATTTTCCTGATCTCTAACGCGGGGGTGCGCTCGGGCCAGTTCTTTGAAATGATTGAAAAGGCTAAAAAAGAGGGGGATAATGCATCAGCCATTGTGTATCAGGCACCTACCTGCGAATTAAACCCTACACGAATTAGTTCTCATGAACTTTTAGCTTACTTCAATAGGTATGGTGACACCGCTTACCGTACCGAGTATCAGTCTGAATTTGTGGATTCGATCTCTCAGTGGCTCTCCATGGAAGAGTTAAATGAGATGTTCAATCAATCCAGATCCAATAATACTATTAGACAGAATAACCCCACACTTGCATACCAGTATTTCCCTAAAGCTATCTGGCCTCAATACTTTTATGGTTTCGACTTGGGGTTGAAGAATGACGCTGCTGCGGTAGCTATTTGCCATTGGGAAACTAATGAGTTGCTGGCAACCCGTAAATTGGTCTTTGATTATGTAGATCGTAGAAAAGCTGGAGAAGGCCAGTATGCACATAAGAAAGAGCTAACCGGGGATGATATCGTTGAATGGCTCTACCAGTTATCTCAAGTATACCCCATTGCAGATGGTGTTTATGACCAATGGTCTGGGACTCTTTTTGGGCAAATGTTAGCCAAAAAGGGCATTAAGGGCCTTAGAATGGAATCTTTCACTGAGTCAACCAATTCCCTCGTATACCTATCCTTTCGTGCATTATCATTAAATCAAGAGCTAAATATCCCCACGCTTAACAATAAAGATCTTGAGAACGAAATTCAGCTTCTGCAATGTGAGTTGCGTCCTGGGAATCGAATTAAGGTTGAGGCCCCCCACGGAGACGAATACCACGATGATAGAGCTGACGCTATCGCAAGAGCTTGCTGGGTGGCCATGGGCTTCCTAGAGTCACGAGGGTCAGGAAAGGCTCCAGCTCAGCAGGTAACTCGTATGGGGACCGTCTCGGGTAACCCTGGGTATATGACCGACAGGGGTGCAGTTTCTCGCTACCGAGCAAGTGCCGCTAGTGACCCTAGATCCTTTGCTCGGATGATGGCTATCAAGCAGAGTAAGAAGAGATAATCATGGCGAACTGTGTGGCTGGGGGCACGTATATCATAACAGAGTCAGGATTCCATAAATTGAAGGATCTTTGGCCAGAGGAACTTCCGCTTATTCCTGACACACTCCACACATTTCCCAAGCCTGTTAAAATAGCGACTGATTTGGGGCCTGGGGACGCTACCGAAATGTACTATGGAGGTCCCAGAAAAGTTCTTGTTATAAGCTTTTCAAGTGGGATAACTCTGTCCATGACGCCAGAGCACATCCTGAAAGTACCTTCTATTACAGAGGACCTCCATGAGGTTGCTGTCTGGAAGTATGGGTGTGACTTAAGGGAGGGCGATCAGGTTTACTGGGTTGGGTTGTATGATCTTAGCCAGGAAAATACTGATGAAATGTATCTTGTTGACCATACTTCAATTGTATCTATTTCAGATGGCCTAGAGGATGTTTACGACATTAGAGTCCCAATAATTTGCACATATATAACCAATGGGGTTGTCTCTCATAACAGCTAACCCCCAAAGTCACTTTAATTGGACTCTGATATATTTTAGAGGTAGCATACATGACAAAGAAAAAAGTTGCCGCAGCAAAGCCCACAAGTATCCCAGCTTCATTTAGTGGGAGTTCTGTGACTACCTCCGTTTCTCTAGGTGTCCCTAAGTATTCTCAATCCATGTCTTCTGTGGAGAGAATGGATAATCTGCGTCAGATGCGTAGCCAAAAAACAGCCTCGTCCCACACGGCTCTTTTTGGGGTTGGTGGTGGTATGGGTGGGGCTACTGGATCTCTCAATCCTTCAAATTACACTAACCCTTATACCCATAACTTCCCGGTAGATATTCTTGAACGTCCGCAAAGTAGGCAGGAGCAGATCGAGTGGAACGTCAGATGGTACCGTGAGAACCCCATTGTTAGGCGGGTAATTGATCTTCATTCTCAGCTACCGCTGTCTAAAATGACTATCACAAAACCTGCTTCGTCTTCACAGGCATTTAGCAATTATGTCCATAAATTCTTCTTGGACATGGCTAAGAATATGAAGCTGATACCTAAATTGAGAAGCAACCTGGGGAAGGCATATTGGCTTCATGGGGATGATTTCATCTTCCTAGAAGACCAGAAATTAGACCCTAATGCTACGAATGATAGTGAGTATCAAACAGTTCCAAGTGAATACGATAACCAAGCTAGAACAAACTTCTTTGACGTCCACCGGCATATACATACGTCATCCCAAAAAGATTGGGACGTCAAATACGCGAAAATGCTAGCAAATCCCCTGTTTGCACTGGTCCCCCAATTGCGAGAGCAGGCCCTTCAGGGGTCAACCCCTCGTCCCTCGGGGCCTTTCTTAGATGAGTGTGAATTTAAAGATGTTTTTGGTAATGACGCAAACTCGTTTCTACAAGTAATCCATACACTTAAAAATGCGGCTTACGAGTTGAAGAAATTTGCTGATACCATTAATGGTAAGCGTAAAGCGGATATTTCTCGTCTAAATCCCTTGGTGCTTGCTAAGTTAGGTCCTGAGTTTTTATCGTATAAACATCACAGTGCGTATGTAGCCTACAAAAGTGGATCTGTTAAGACTGCAGAAGTTAAGGTTGCGGCTGAGGATTCTGAGGGTCCCAATGATGTAGATATGGCACTTGATCCATCCAAACGTCCGGTGTTTAAGCTCATCGGGTTGGACCCCATTAATGTCCAGAATATCCCAAGAAATGAACGCTCTGTTAGCCCCACGCCAAACCTTGATTTTCAGAAGTTCTTGCAGGATAACCCGACTATTCAGAAGGCGCTTTCGGAGCTACCTAATCCAAATGAGCCCGTTCAAATCAATAAAACTGAGGAGGATGTCAGTGTAATGGTGTATGGACCCGATGGGGTTACGCCGTTGCGAGAGGATGATACTTTTGCGAAAACCCCAGAGGAAGATTCAGACATGGGTATGGGGGATATAGCCGACTTAGACATGGGGCCACTCCCAGATGACATTATGGCCTCCCCCGAAAATGACCCTGAATATATTGAAAATCTTGAAATCTATAATAAAAACTTAGTTCGCAAGAAGGAGCTTCTTGAAAAACTAATAGATGAATTAACGTCTAAAGCAACCGACTATAGATGCTTTGCTAATATTAAATATCCTAAATATAAGGGTTGGCAAGCTATGCGGTCCTTGCCTCCCCATCAAATTGAGGTGGCAAGAAAATCCAATTCAGATGTTAAAGAAATATTTTATATCCCATCTGAAGAAGAAGCCGCAACTATCCAAGCCAATTTTGATGATTTATCTGAGGAGGCTCAAGGCTACTGGAAGGCTAAAAAGCGGCTGTTGTTATCGTCTGAAACATCAAATGAGCCCAGTCTAACCAATAAGGACCTTCCCGCAGACGGGTCTTACTGTGTCCAAGTATCTAACGCCCGTTCTGACTTTGAGTTGTATGGGCATGGATTAGTAGAGCCCTGTTTACGTGACTTGATTCACGATGATAAAATTGGGCAGGTAAAGAGCCAAACTTTCGCTAGGAATATGCAGCCTAAGAGACTCGTGGTGGCGGAGGGAGTCGATGACGCTACGTTGGCCAAACTACAGGATATGGTGGATGCTTCCACGGTAGACCCAGACGTCTCTATTATTACTAATTATCCAGTTACTTGGCAAGAAATGGGTGTTGGAGACCGCATTCAGAGTTTTGAAGGTGAGTATTCTCATATTCTTACCAATTTAACTGCTGGATTAGCGTTCTTCCAGGAGTTTATTACTGGACAGATCTCCTATGGTGGGTCTAAGACTCCACAGGAAATCATGAACACTATGTATTTAGCCTTCAGAGAAGACATTTCATTTTTTATCCAGGAGTGCATCTTTAGACCTGTTGCAGAACGTAAAGGTTTTTATGATGTGGATGAATTTGGGCAGAAAATCCTTATATACCCAAATATATCATTCTCCAGATTGGCTATCCGTGATGCCGGTGATACCTATGACATGCTAATAAATCTCTACCTTAAGGGTTCCGTATCTATTTCTAGAATTTATGAGATCCTGAATATTGATGAAGAAGAGGAAACCCAGAAACTTGAGGATGAACTCTTTACTATTAAGGACCCCAAATTCACAGAGCTTCTTGCGGGTATCTACCAGAATGTTGCACAGACCCTCGTTGAACGAACTAACATAACTGAAATGTTAGCCAAGAATATGGGTTTGACATATGAAGAACCCTCAGATGATGGTGGAGGCCCTCCTCTATAATGACCAAGTCTTGCCTTGATCTATTAAGGGATAATTTTGAGACCCTCCGTAAGGGTGGGACCATCCCACTTGAGGGTCTTTCACCTGAGTGTAGTGAATTTGTCTCTATGCTAAATGATCTCGCAAAACCTTGGGATTCTGAGCGTAAAAGACTAGCTAAAGATCGTCTTTTTATTAGCAGTATCCTGGATTCAATCCCCCAGGGGGTGTTTTGGAAGGACACAGATAGTGTGTTCCTGGGGTGCAACCGCCCTTTCGCGGATATGAATAAACTATCTATGGATAAAGTTATAGGAAAAACTGACTACGAACTGGTGGATAGTAGTTTAGCGCTACACTTCAGATCAGAGGATCTTGAGGTGTTGACAACTTTGAAAAGAGTCTACTCCTTGAGTCCACCCTCGGATAGTAAACAACGCTACACACTTACCACAAAATGTCCTTTAATAGTTAATGATGTTCCTACTGGAGTTATCGGAGTTTCAGAAGATATCACGGATAGAAAAATTGCGGAGCTTCAGCTCAGCTTAAGTGAGGTTAAGTTTAGAACGCTAACAGAATCTCTAACTGACATTGTATGGATGATGGACCAATCTTTTAATATGTCTTATGTAAACCCTGCTGTGACTAGGTATACCGGGTTTACCGTGGATGAGATTTTAAAGCTACCTTTAGAAAAACGATACGCCCCTGGAACGGTTAAAACTATCCAAAAACGCCTTCGCTTTTTAGATGACCCTACGTATATAGGGGACTCAGTAGAGGCAGAGGTCTACCGTAAGGATGGGTCTACGATTTGGATGCTGACTAGATATACTGTGCTGAGGGGTGCTAAGGGGGAGGTATTTGGGTTTGTCGGCGTGTCTACAGATATCACTGCTCAGAAGAAAAAAGAGTCTATCCTCACGGATTTTGCAACTCTGGATGGGCTTACTGGTGTGATTAACCGTAGATATTTTATGGAACGGTTGAATGATGAGATGGATCGAGCTTTTAAATATAAAATACCTCTATCCGTGGCTATGCTAGACATAGATTACTTCAAGAAAATTAATGATACATATGGGCACCCAGCCGGGGACTCAGCTCTGCTCCAATTTGTGGGTGTCATTCAGGGGTGTCTACGCCAATCAGATTTCCTAGGTAGATTGGGAGGTGAGGAGTTTGCAGTGGTTCTTCAGGGAACTTCTGTAGATGCCACAAAGATTCTCGTGGAGAGAATTAGACAATCTGTGTCTGAAACAGTTGTTTCACATGGGGCACTTTCGTTTAACATGACTGTCTCATCCGGTATTACTGGATTAAAAATGACTGATACGGCAGAGGCTATTATGGCTCGGGTAGATCAGGCCCTTTACGATGCTAAGGGATCCGGGCGAAATTGCTACCGAGTTATTTGAATTAAGTGCAATATCCATCTAGACTCTCACGCTAAGTTAGAGGTACTATTATAGGAATTCTCTTTCTATGAAGGAGTCTTGCAATGGGCATATCTGATCGTATTAGGCGTCAACTTTTTGACGGGGTAAACTTCACTCCGCAGTCTGAAATTATTGATACACCCTCGCATCTGTATATGGATTCAGATCAGCAGCTCCGCATGGGTTTAGACAGCGGTGTTGGTGTTGTCCCCAATGTGGTGGCACCTCAGGATTCCCAGGTTCCTCTTTATGATGCTACCCTTAAACTTTGGAAGGCAACTGCCATCTCCAAGGCTAATGTTCTTTCCGGGTCGTTTCTAGCAGATGACTGGACGGTTGATGGTGACATCGCCTCTTTTACCATCTCGCATACTCTGAGCACACAGTCTGTTGATGTGACCGTTTTTGACATATCCTCTGGAACCCCTACAGAAACATATGTAGAAGTTCAGCCCATTAACAATGGGACGGTAAAACTCAACGTAGCTGCCTCCGCTACTTTTCCAGGCATATTCCTTCTAACCTCCATTACAGGGGTGGGTGCCGTTGGATCTTTTGGTGGGAGCACTGCAGTTCTGATTACTACTATGGGCAATGTCTTTGGAGCAACCACAATTAATTGGGGTCCTACGCGCTTTGCTTCAGTTATTCTCACGGGTGAAACTGTGTTATCCCTATCAGACCTAGGTAGCACGGTCTGTGATAAGGTTGTCGTTAAGGTATCTCAGGATGCCACTGGGGGCCGATACTTATACTGGGGGTCTAATGTAGCGTGGCCAAATGGTTATCAACCTGAGGGTTCTTTAACAGCAAATGCTACTGACTACTTTGAGTTCCTGTGGGACGGGTCTATATATACCTGCACCAATCTCATTCAGAATGCCAGCTAACACCCGTTATTTAGGGTCCTTTCTTGTGAGAACTATATATGGCTAGTCCACTCATACCTACTACGGTTGATTCCCGTGCTTACAAAGCACCCATTTCAAATCCTACCAGACAATCCAAACTAATTATTGCTGCAACAGCAGTAGGTCTCTGGGAAGGTAAAGACCATCACATCGCCACCTGGACAGGGTCCTCCTGGAAGTTTATTAAGCCTATCCAGGGGGTCTCTACCTGGATTGTTGATGAGGGAGTTGAGGCTACTTGGGATGGATCTGCATGGGTGGTTCCTTCTGGTGGAAGCGGCGGAGGTGAATCTCGTGAAATCCTTCATGCTGATCGGATCTATTACGTCAGGACAGACGGTAATGACAGCAATACCGGCCTAGTCAATGATGCTAGTGGAGCTTTCCTCACTATCCAGAAAGCAGTCAATGTTGTTAGCTTAGACATAGACATGAATATATTCCAGGTGACCATCAAGGTCGCAGATGGAACTTACAACACGAGCGGGACCAATTTGTTATTGGGTGAATATGTCGGGAACTGGAAGCCCCCAATCATTGAGGGGAACATCACAACACCATCAAACTGTATAATATCGAATACGTCCAGCCCGTTGGTTAATTGCATGAGATCACAGTGGACTATTCGAGGGTTTAGGGTTATCGCAAATGGCTCGCTAGCTTTGTTCGCGCAACTGGGAGCATACCTTACTATTTCGGATATCTCTTTTGGATATGCACACGATCAGCATATGTGGGCTAGAAGCTCTGTAATCCAGATCATTGGGAATTACTCTATTGATGGCCCCGCTATCCATCACATTATCGCGGAAGACGGGGGATACGTTGGCACCATGGGGTATTCGATAGCAGTATTTATTGCATCAGCCTATACGATAAGCATCATGGCCTATGCAATAAATGGGTCTACGATTAGGCTCAAACCAGCCACGTTCACTGGGGCACAGCCTGTTGGTATCAGGTATGTCGGTGAGGCTCTATCGGTGATTATTGCGAACAACGCAATACCCGGAACCGTTGGGGGTAATGTAACTGGCGGAAGTGTGAAACTATAAGGTGGTTTAGTTCCTAACAGCTCAAGAGCCCAAGATCATATCATAACAACATACCCATCTACTACACTCCTCATGGACCCCCTTTCTTGTGAGAACTATATATGGCTAGCCCCCTCATTCCTACTACGGTTGATTCCCGTGCTTACAAAGCACCCGTTTCAAATCCTACCAGACAATCCAAACTGATTATTGCTGCAACAGCAGTAGGTCTCTGGGAAGGTAAAGACCATCACATCGCCACCTGGACAGGGTCCTCCTGGAAGTTTATTAAGCCCATCCAGGGGGTCTCTACCTGGATTGTTGACGAGGGAGTTGAGGTTACTTGGGATGGATCTGCATGGAATACCCCTGTTGTTACAGCTACCTACATTGGATTAGACAATGTAAATAATACTTCTGACATGGATAAACCCGTGTCAACAGCTACGCAGATTGCTCTGACGTCATTGGCACTACGGGCACCTTTTCGCTGGTTTTATGAAACTCCTCTTAATATCCTAGATCGCCAGCCTGTGTATCGCGTGGAAACACTATCGAATTTAAAGGCAATTCGCTGGTTTAGAAATACCCTTACTGCTGTGTCCGGAGTGGCTTCCATAGCTATTTATAAAAATAGTAGCTCAACAGCACTCTACACAGTTACGATCCCAGATAATGCCTCCGGTAAATTGTGGGTTGATGCCCTTACGGGATTAAGTTCCCCTCTTGTAGTCGGTGATTATCTTGAGGTGGTTGTGACCGCAGGCAACGCCACCCTAGATAATCTTACTGTTCAATTAGATATTGAGCAGGCTGTCTACTAGGATCTTAAATGGCCTTCAAAAGTCCGCATGTGTTAGTTGAACTCGATGGAGTCGCATATAGATACTTCCCTTTACATCTTTGTCTTGTAGATGCTGGGGAGAGTCTTGTTGAGTTTGAAAGGCCCCCAAAAACACCTAGAGATTTCCAGGAATTTGACCCTAAGGATCTAAGGTCTATTAACATATCTTTAACATCCAAGTGTAACTTTGCCTGTAAATACTGTTATGCAGCAGACGCACACGCTAATAATGAGCCGGATATGTCCCCTGAGATGGTGTCCGCCATTATATCACTTGTATCCCAAGTTAATGGGACCGTAAAGGTCTCCTTCCTACCTCAGGGGGAGTCCCTCACAACTGAGAGTTCTCTCTTTGAACTCTGTGAAAAGCTTCTCGCTACGGGGAAGGTGCATTCATTCTCATTAACCACCAATTTATCTTTAATAACTAATAGAAATATCCATCTTATTAAGAAGTATTTCTCTAGGGTTTCCGCATCATTTGATGGAAGTGAATATATCCAGAATTTCCAGAGACCTTTCTTAGGGGGACAGGATACCTTTGACATAGTTAAACAAGCTTTGTTGCTACTCATTGAGAATAGGATTCCCTTTGGGATTCGAGGGACTATTACTGATCCAATGCTAGATTATATAACAACAATTGCTGACTTTTTAGATACCCTCCAAGAACATCCGGGTTATACGGATATGTTTAAAGAACCTATTCGAGTTGTTTTACAGCCTTATGTAGGAAGTGTGTCCGACCCGTTAACATGTCAAGATCATCTGCGTTTTTTGGGAGCGTTTGAAAGGCTTAAACAACGACAGATGGGTAAGCTATGGCATGTTTCCTATGGGGATATGGAAGAGTCTGAATATCTTCCTATTAAGTTTGTTGGGTGTGGATTAACCAACCCACATACCTCTTTAACCTTCATGAATAACGGGCTAGTGGCAACTTGCCATAGAAAGTCAACCCCAGAGAGTTCCGCGTTAGATCCTCTTTTTGTGGGTAGGTTTGATTCAACACAGGGCAACTATGTATTTAACTTTGACAAGCTATCCAAATTTACTTCAGTTGTTGGAGATTGCGTTTCTTGTGTAGCTAGATTTTCTTGTGCTGGAGGTTGTTTTATAACTAATCAGGATGCAGATGCCAAGAGATTTAGATGCAACTTGGTTAGACACGATCTTTTAAGTCACCTGAGAAAATCTAAGATAGCTTTACTTCAGCGAGGCTCCACAATACCTTTTTTAGGAGTAGAAAATGGCGATTGATATATTAAGACCATCTTCATGGGACACTACCGCTAGCATATCCACCCCAGCATATGCTTATGATGGCAATACCACGACAGTAGCAACTGTAACCAACAATACTACGGGGCTTTCCATAACAAGGAATCTACAAGGATTCTCTGCGGCTCAACATACGTATACTACGCTAACGCTAAAGATAGATCTGATGCCCGATGTCTTTACAGAGCAAGCTGGGTCCAGGGTTACTGTCCAAGTAAGCACCGATGCTACGAATTATGCCACCATATTTATAGGAGACGATAGTAATAAAATGCTTCGTCAGACAATCTCCTATGCACTCCCTGTAGGTACTAACATGGCTAATGTTCGTGTTAAATTTATTCTTCTAGCTGACGAGTCTTTTGTGTGTAATGTAAAGGATGGAGTGTTGTGTTCCTTTGGTGACTGTATTTACCCTGATGCACCTGTGTAATACCTAATAAATTGATATGTAATGACAAATATATAAATTGAGGTGATACATGAGTTATGCTATTGCATATGTATATGATGCGTGGATAGAGGGTAACTGGACCACCCCTCCCCCTACAGTTTCTTCATGGTCTGGGTCAGCCACAATTGGATCAACTATAACCGTAACAGGCGCTAATTTTACGGGAGCAACTGCGGTTAAGATAGGTTCTAATTCGGTATCCTCATACACCGTTGTATCTGCATCTTCCATTACATTTACGCTTACCACGGCTCACCAAGGGTGGTCGGGGGTTCTTTCAGTTACAACTGCTAGTGGGACTGGATCTGGGGGTTCAACGTTAACCGTCCCAACAATCTCCGTTGGGGCTCCTACTCCTGGTGGTCAGTATACTTCTGTGGGGTATACACGACAGTTCACAAGCGGGGGGGTTTCGGGGGCTGTTAACACCTCCGTAACATGGTCAACCAACGGCGGGTCCATTACCGGATCTGGACTCTACACCGCCCCTGGTACCTCAGGCACATACACTATTTGGAATACTTCAGTTGCGGATTCTTCCAAGAGTAATAGCTGCACTGTGTATATAGTTGCTCTCCCAACAGCTAGCCTTTCCGCCACTAGGGGAACCATCACCGCTGGTCAATCCACTACAATAACACCAATATTTACTTAAAGGGGACATGGAATGAGCGGTTCAATTGATCAAGGTATTGGTGTAGTAACTAGCGGTCAAGCTTATAGCACTGGGGCACTCTCCGCCTCCAGAACGTATACCCTTACATCTACTAACGCTGCAGGGCAGAGTGCAACTTCCCAGGTAACTGTGAATGTTGTCGCGGCTACCATTATTAATAGTTTTGTGGGGGCTACAACTGTAACTGCTGGAACTAGCACCACGCTATCCTGGAATGTTTCTAATGCTACTTCTGTAAATATCTCCCCTACAGTAGGTGGGGTGATGGCGTCTGGTAGCACCTCAGTAACTCCCTCGGCTTCTCAGACATACACTCTTACAGCAACAAATGCAGCGGGGGATTCCACCACCTCTTCCCAAACAGTTACTGTAGTCCCAGCGCCAATCATCTCAAGTTTTACTGGCCAGAAGACAATCACTGCTGGACTCTCGACAACTTTATCTTGGGTAGCTTCTAATGGAACTAGTTATTCTATTTCACCTACCGTTGGGTCTGTAGCTGCTTCTGGAACAACTGGGGCACTGTCTCCAGGGGCCTCTCAGACGTATACATTAACAGTAACTAACGCTGCAGGAACTTCCGTAACGGCTACGCAAACGATCTATGTAGTAGCGGCACCTTCTATTACATCGTTCACGGCTTCTAATACAAATCCGTTATATGGTGCATCCGTTACAATTACACCAACGTTCTCAAATGGATCCGGTAGTATTACCGGAGTGGGAGCTGTTGCAAGTGGCACCGCTTATGGGACGGGAGCTGTCACCTCTACGCTAGCGTATACTTTAACGGTGTCCAATGGGGCCACAACCCCTGCGACTACAACCGCAGGGGTCTCAATCACACCCCAGACTGTATCGGTTTCAGCGATTTCTCCCGCAGCGCCTACAAAGTCTGTAAATACCCAGACTACATTTAGTTCCTCTGTAAGTGGAGCGATTAATTCCACAATCAACTGGACTTGCACAGGTGGATCTATCACATCCGGGGGTATATGGACTGCACCAGCAACTCCTGGTAATTACACCATTACAGCAACATCTGCCGCTGATGGGTCTAAATTTACATCTACTGCAGTTAACTTAGTTGCCCTTCCAATTGCTACTAGTTTAGTTCCAGCCACTTCTAATCCTCTATACGGAGCTACGGTAGACATTACTGCCACCTTCTCAGATGGGTCTGCTATCGTTGATAATGGCGTGGGCGGTATCGGTTCTTCACCCAAAGCTTTTACTACTTCAGCTATTACTTCAGCTCAAACCTATACTTTGACCGTAACAAATTTGGCTGGGGCTACGGCCACTACTTCTACAACTGTGATTCCCCAGACTGTGTCTGTTTCGGCTATTTCTCCAGCGGCTCCTACAAAGTCTATAAATACCCAGACTACATTTAGTTCCTCTGTAAGTGGAGCGCTTAATTCCACAATTAATTGGACTTGCACAGGAGGGTCCATTACCGCAGGAGGGGTTTGGACTGCTCCTGCAACTCCTGGAAATTACACCATTACAGCAACATCTGCCGCTGATGCAACAAAGGTGGCAACTACATCTGTAACGTTAGTAGCTTTACCAACCATTTCTAATTTTGTAACTGCGCTAGCAAATATCACCACTGGGGATTCTACAACAATTACCCCCACATTTACAGGCACTTCTGCCAGGATTGGCACCACTGGGTCGGGTTCTTCGGATATTAACCCTTCCGTGTCTAGTGGAACTGGTGTTCTAGTAACACCTAACTCCAATAAAACATACACATTAACCGTGTATAACACTGCGGGGGATTTTACTACTGCTAGTGTTGGTGTAAATGTATACGCCGTTCCCACAATTTCCCTAGTTCTAACGGAAGCTAGTGGAACTTCCAATGATGGTATTATTACAGAGGGTGCCTCGGTAACACTTACCCCCACGTTCACGGGTGGGACCGCTACCTTAGGAACTACCGGGTCCGGTTCATCTAATACGTCTGCAAGCTGCACTAGCGGTGTGGGGGTGGTCTCTACATTAGGTTCCTCACAGACTTATACCGCCACAGTTACAAATCCAGCGGGTAGGGTTGTAACAGCTACGGCCTCTGTCATTAGTTATGCCGCTCCTAGTATCTCCAGCTTTACAGTAGCTAGTAATCCCATTGATAGAGGCGCTATAGGGACACTGTCGTATGTGTTTGCAAACGGTGTCGGGGTCATTAACAACGGGATTGGTTCGGTTGCCAGTGGCCTCACTTCGGATACTCCAGCTCTTACCGTGGGCACTACTTACACACTTACCGTCACCAACCCCGCTGGGACATCAGCCCAGGCTACTGCAACGGTTAACGTAAATGCTGTTGCAGTCTCTCTAGCATCCCCAGGAAGTCCTGGCAACCAAACAACTTCTCGCTACAGAGCAACAAGCTACGCAGTTCCCCACACGGGGGGTTCCTTATTAGGGACTCCAGGTAATCTCATAGATGCAAACCCTAGCTCATATACCACCGGGACTGCCAATCCCGCTGGACTGTATGGGATGCAGATTTATAATTTCCCCAGCATTTCAGATATAACCTCCTTATCAATCCCTTCTATAGCTTTTGCTGGTGGGTCTGGAGCACTCTCTACCTCATGTTGGATTAGCCTAGATAATGGTGCAAGTTGGATATCGTCTCCTACCCTTGTCCCCAATGGGGCAGGGTTAACTTTGACCCCTGCTCAAGTCCAAACTCTCGGGAACTTGAGTAATCTACGCCTATCAATTCAATTTAACATATCGGCCAATGGGTTCTTTTGGGTTTCTGATTTCCCCGTGGACGTAACCTACTTAAATGCTGCTAGCATTACGAAATCAGTTGGAAGTCAGGTTCAATACTACGCTACCGTTACAGGGGCTGTAAATACTGCAGTTACTTGGACATGCTCAGGTGGCTCCATAACTTCTAGCGGGTTATATACCGCCCCAGCAACTATTGGGACATACACAGTTACTGCAACTAGCCAGTCAGATAATACCAAGTCACGTACACATACCGTAACAACTGTTGCGATGCCAACTGCTTCACTAACTGCTTCTTCGAATCCAGTCCCCTATGGATCTGCAGCATTTCTAACTCCAACCTTTACTAATGGAGTGGGGGTTCTCAGTGGGTTTGGGACCGTTACGTCAGGCCAAGCTAACTTGAGCACGGGGGCTATGGTAGGGACTCCAAAATCCTATACGCTAACAGTTACGAACGCTGCAGGCGACTCCGCTATAGCTTCTATTACCATTACTAATACTGAAGTAACACTTACCCCCATTACGGTTTCAAACGCTATTACAACTGTAGGGACTATTGAACAATTCTATGCAACTGCGGCTGGGGCGGCTTTCAATCTCATTACTTGGACAGCATCTGGCCCAGGTGGGGGTGGGTCCTGGACGGGGAGTTCCTGGACGTCCCCTGGGACCCCCGGAACCTATACTATTACAGCAACTGCTCAAGCTGATGGGGTCACCTCTCGGAGCTTTACGGAAACTGTGGTAGCTGCCGCCACCGCAAATCTAGTAGCTGATACCACAAACCCTCTTGTTGGAGCCACTGTAGCCCTAACTCCAACGTTCACGGGTGGGACTGCGATACTTGGGACTTCTGCAGGGTCCAATAATGTATCTGCGAGTGCTATCTCTGGTCAGGAGATCTTGGTATCCAGTGCTGCTAATACATACACGCTACGTGTGACCAATGCGGCGAGTGACTTTGTGGATAGCTCTGTTTTGGTAGCTCCACAGATAGTTGTAGTGAATACTCCATCGCAGGAGTTGGGATTTACATATCAGACCATTAACACCAGTAGAGCATATACCGCAGAAGTTACTGGGGCGGTAGACACCTCAGTTGCGTGGTCTACCACGGGGTCTGGTATTGGTATTTGGGATTCTAACTATTGGACTTCTGAGGCAACAGGTGCCTTTACAATAACAGCAACGTCTGTGGTAGATCCCGCTAAGTCCAATTCAAGAGTTATACAAGTCTTAGCGGCCCCAAGCTTAAGTATTGAAGGGGACTCATCAGTACTTCATGGTGGCACTGTAGCTATCACTCCTACTTTCTCGGTAGACGGGGGTGCTGCTTCTGTGAGTTTAGATCACGGTATTGGGTTTGTAACTAATGGGCAGGCAATCCAAGTAACCCCCTCCGAAGACATTACTTATACATTAACGATAACCAATCTAGCAGGGGACACCTTTACCGTAAGTAAGCTTATTACTGTTGATATCCCTAAGTCGGGTAAAAAATCTGCAGCAGCAAGTTAATCATAGAAATAGCATAGTCTAAAAGAAAGAGGTCTTCTATGGCCTCTTTCTTTTAGTAGGTGGTCTAACCTATGGCAACAATATATATCCCAACCACAGTTAACTCACGCAGTATCTCTGCCCCTCCAGAGACTCCTGTTCGTGGCTCTAGATACATCGTTGCTGAAAACCCTAGTGGGGTTTGGGCATCCCACGCCATGCAAATAACCACCTGGGATGGCAGTAGGTGGAAATTTATCATCCCAACAATAGGTGTCTCAACTTGGGTGCTTGATGAGGCTCTTGAAGTCACGTTTGATGGATCTTTATGGAAAACCTCTGCGGATATAAACTCTGCTATATTTGACGAATCTTCTATAACTACCACATGCTTCCCCACATGGGTGCTTGGGAGTGGTCCCCAGGCGATTAGTATATCATCGTCAAAGTTGTCCTTTACCCCAAATACGGGCAACTTAGCCTCTAGTGTCTTTACAGGATCGGGGGCTGGGCTCACTGAGATCCCCAATGGTGCGCTAGTGAACTCATCCTTGCGCCTAGGGACGTCCATAGTAGCGTTGGGAGAAGAAACTCTCTCGCTGGCAGGCTTGGTGTCTATTGCAGCTACAACTTTTTTAGGGGCACTTTCCGGGAATGCTTCATCAGCCACGGTAGCTACTAACCTAGCGGGGGGCAACTCGGGGTATATCCCATATCAAACTGGGGTGGGAGGGACTAGTTTTATCCCGTCAGGGGTTGGGGTGCTAGTTGGGGGTGCGGTTCCAAGCTTCACACAAACCCCCTCTTTACAGGGGTTGCATTTCTCAGGGATTCCAGGGTCCGCTATTTCTAGTAGCGTAAGCTCTGCCATTGCCACAGGTATTACTGATTCTAATGAGTCATTCAATACGGTTTACCCAACATGGGTTTCTGAGGCTAATGGGGAATCCTCCCATAAGGTATCTAGCTCCAAACTTACATTTATCCCTGCTACTGGAGTGTTATACGCAACAGGTTTTAGTGGCTCAGGGGCGCTTCTAACAGATTTGCCGAATGGGTCCCTAAGCAACTCAAGTATTATGATAGGCTCTACCAGTATTTCTTTAGGTGAATCCACGAGTAGCCTGTCTAATTTAACCTCTGTTAGTGCGTCTACATTTGTTGGAAATTTATCGGGAACGGCTTCTGCTGCTACCTCCACTATTAACTTAAGTGGGGGTAGCCCTGGAGCTGTTCCATTCCAAAGTTCCGAGGGGATTACTTCATTTGCATCAGGCGCAGGGGTCCTAGTAGGTGGACTTGCCCCTAGTTTTTCAACGTCTCCAGCTATTCAAGGGTTCCACATTACGGATATTCCCGGTTCAGCTATTTCTAGCGCAGTTGCTTCTGCGGATACTGCCACTAAGTTAGTTATCTCCAGCGATACTTGGACGAGCACTCCTGTTTACCCTATCTGGGCGGGGGCTATTGGGGAGGCTCCTTTACGAGCAACCGAGTCATCTTTATCGTTTATACCTTCAACAGGGGTGCTCTCAGCTATACAATTTGAGGGGTCAGGGGCTGGTTTATCGGGTATCCCTAATAGTTCTCTTGTGAATTCCACTGTTAGTATTGGAACCACTACGTTATCTCTTGGGGGCTCCGTAGATACTCTTGAAGGATTGACGTCTGTGGCTGCTACCACCTTCGTTGGGGATCTTACCGGGAATGCCGCTACTGTATCTACAAACGCTAATTTATTAGGTGATGTATCCTCACTGGGTAATGTCACACAGATAGGGGTTAATAAAGTCACCCTGCCTCATTTAGCTTTGGTGGGAAGTGCTACATTTTTGGGGAGGTCTTCTGAGTCTACTGGAAATGTTGAAGAGCTATCCGCAACTCAAGCAACTTCTCTATTAAACGTTTTTGGGACTTCAAAGGGCCTCGTTCCGGGGGTCACACCTAATGCGTCTCAATTTTTATGTGCGGATGGGACTTTCTCAACTCCAACGGGGACGGGTGTTGCATCTATTTCAGCTACGCTCCCGATTCTTTCAAGTGGCGGGACTTCCCCTGTAATCTCAATACCCGCCGCAATAAGTGGGGTGGATGGGTATATGTCAGGGGACCAAGCAAGTAAGCTTGCCCTTTTAGAGGCCCACCCTTTAACGCACCCACCCTCCATAATTGAGCAGGACTCTCTAAATAGGTTTGTGACTGATGCTGAAAAGACTTCCTGGAATACCCAACAGTTTAGATTTAAATGGTTTTTTGAAACACCCCTAACTGTTGTAGATCGTCAGCCTGTCTATTTAATAGAAGTCGCATCTACGCTTAAAACTATTAAGTTATTTAGAAATAGTCTAACTATATTATCTGGTGTAGCTCAGTTAGCTATCTATAAGAATAGCGAAACCACAGCTTTGTATACCTTAAACTTGGATGACACCCTTCCAGGCAACTCCTGGGTTACACTTTTCTCAAATCTATCAGAGACTCTTCAGGCAGATGACTTTCTTCAAATAAAAGTTATCGAGGGGAACCCAACATTTGAAAACCTAACTTTTCAACTTAATATTGACTCAAATTGATGTAAACCGCATAATAACGTAGATACACGCAGTTCATACCAGAAAACATGGTTGTATTCCTTTTGGTGAGATGTAGTTCTTAGCTGAGGATTCGTTTTGATATATTCCGCTGGGCTTTTTAGACATACTGCGGCATCTACTAAGGTTTATGATCGCACAAGACCCAACCTAGATTTGGTTAGGAAACTTTTAGACCAAATTGAGCATACGTCCCTACACCCTCAGGTAGGGGCTCTAAAGGCTACCCTACAGGATTTCGTATCCGGTGCTCCAGCTAGGATGCTTGTTTTAGCTAAGGATTCTGGGGGTAAACTTCTTGGTGCGTTAACATATGTTGATGCCAAAGATGAGCAAGAAATAAAAAGCTTGGGGGTAGTTTCTGGGGATGCTACGGCCCGGTCTTTGATCAGGACCCTCAACCACCAAAAGACTCTCACGGTGTCCGCGCAAACGGCTGACCATGAATTATATGACCAAATGGGGTTCCAACATAGCGAGGAGCTTGAGGATGGAGAACCTTCCTTGATGGTAAAATTACCCCCAGGGCATCAAGCCTCCACGATTCTATCAAAGGCGAGGGAATTCGCAGCAAAAGCTCATGAAAATGCTGGACAACTACGGAAATATACGAATGAACCCTATATTATACATCCTGAGGGGGTTGTAAAGATTCTTCAGGAAAATGGGGTGCTCTCTCCTAATGTATTGGCTGCTGCCTATCTACATGATACCGTTGAGGATACAGCGGTTACTTTGGAAGACATTAAGCAGGAATTCGGGGATGAGATTGCCGGGTTAGTTGCCATGCTTACGGATGTGGCAAAACCTGAGGATGGGAACCGTGCCGTTAGGATGTCTATTAATAAAGACCATGCTGCTCAGGCATCTCCAGATGGTCAAAATATTAAACTAGCAGATTTAATCCATAATGTTCGAGACATAGCTACGAATGACCCGAAGTTTGCAGCCAGGGTCTACTTACCCGAAAAAGAGGCTGTCTTAAATGTATTAACCAATGCAGACCCAAAGTTGATAGCCCTGGCTTGGGAAGAACTCAATAAGGCAAAAGAAATGTCTTCGCATAAAAAAGCATTTAAATTAACCGAGTCCCACGCCTCAACTATTTTTTTTCATGGGACTGACTCAGAATCTTCCGCTCAGAGCATCATTCAAAATGGTATCCAACCCAGGGATGTTGTGAACCCAGAGTATCGTGGACGCGGGTGGATGGCCCCTCCTAAGGGTAGGGTCTACATTACGCCAAGTCTTGGGTATGCAGCTATCTATGCTCTAGGTGGGGATATATTCGGGTCCTCAAGCATTACTAATTTTGTGGCTAACAAAGACCCCCATGGGTTCATATTTGAAGTGTCGGGGAAGGATCTTGCCGGGGATGTCCAGCCAGATGAGGATTATATTGGGAGAACCCTTTGGGTTGCTTGGACATATTCAGATGCATTGAAAAGATTAGCTAATATTGAAAATGGGTCCCAACCAAGGTCTGGGAGTGAGTTGGATAATCTTAAAGATCGTGTGGATGAAATGGGTAGGGAACCCATTAATAACCCAGTTAATGAGTCGATTCGTCTTGAACTACTCGCCCTAGCCAAGAATAAGTTGACGGATGGGCAAATCAAACGAGTGAGGCATGGTGAATATGCTGAATGGGCGAGATCCGGTAAGAAACTACAAAAAGTCTTGCCAGATTCAATCACTCAAGCAATGCTAGCCTGGGGTGCCCACGTAAGCCATTCAGGGACCGTTATGCCTACAAGGGCTTGGAAATTTAAGAAAGAAGATGCAATGTCAATAAAATCCGGGGCTGAGATCATGCAAATTTGCACTGAGGTATCGTTAAAACCTAAGATGAATGTGGCATCCAGAATCCTCACTGCTCATTTTAAGCGTAAGGTAGCTACGGATATGTCCCAACTTTTTTGTCCAAACCCAGATTGTGCTGACTTTGAAAAGGTTGACCATGGTAATCTCTCGCAGGAGTTTGCCTATGGAGTCAATTCAGATAGACATATGATTTACTGTTCAACCTGTAAAACTCGCTTTTCCGAGACCAAATGCACTGAATTCTTTGGGGCCAAGCTATCTGGAGAAGAAATTGGAGATATCTTAGATAAGACAGTTGAAGGCAAAAGTATTCGGGATATTGCTGACGAGCTTGACCTAAATAAGGATTCTGTTAACAATGTTCTACTTAAGGCTAAGGAAATCTGTGAAGACTACATTGGGAATAAAGAAAATACCAAGGTGACCACGGAGATAATGACTGATATGAAGCTTCCCAAGAGCCAGAAAAGCAGTGTGAGAGAGTTCATTGATGAGATTGTTATTCCTGGTATTCATGACGAAAAATCCGACGATAAAAAAGACTCCGAAGCATAGCTTCATGTATCTAGTTTGCAACCTTTTGGTAAGGTTCCACCCATGCGAGTTATGACCCCCTCTCAGCATAAAACTGCCCTCCGCCATTTTGCGGATAGGGATTCCTCACGAGTTTTGTTTGATACGGAGTGGTTGCAACTCAAAGAAGTTGATGGGTATGTGTATAGCCACGAAATTAGGTGTAATGGGAGTATTGTAGTAGTGCTTCCATACCGTAGAGTTGGGAAGGACGCATGGGAGTTTCTTTTACGAGACGAAGTTACCCCTTGTTGGGGGGGTGATAAACCAACCAGAAGTGCTATCACAGGTGGCGTAGAAAACGGAGAACCCCTTGAGGATGCTGTTAGAGAACTAAAAGAGGAGGCTGGGTATACCATAGCTCCAGATAAGTTCGAATTTTTAGGGAAATGTCGAGGGACAAAATCTTCAGATACATACTACTTCTTGTATGCGGTTGATCTTGCAGGGCAGACCCCTACGAAGGCTCTTGGAGATGGGTCAAAGGGAGATCTAGCCCCCGCTGTTTGGGTGTATGGGTCTGATGTTTGTGCCCTTGAGGATGCTCAGGCCATTACCGCATATAGTAAAGCTCGGCTTAAACTAGGGATCTACTGATGGATTTAATTTTAACCAACGCACATCCTGGTGGGTTGAGCTTTACAATTGCTACGTTTAGTAGCACTGGGCTTAATGCAACCATATCCATTGGACTCATGCATTCCGTAAAAACTGGTGAGTTTTTTAAGGAACTCCCGTCTGAGACAGCTTCTGAAATAGAAGCGAGACGCAAGTATGGGTGGACTAGGGCGGAGGTAGCCCTCCTTGGAGATTATAGAGCTACCATGGCCGCGTTAACTCAAACGCATTTGGCCACTCTAGGACAACAAGGTCGCACCACAAATCTAACAAGTCAAAATTTATTTAACTGGCTTGTGTCTATCTGGCCATCTATTCGTACCTACTTTGTAAATAGTGTTAGACGAGGCGTTCCATACACGATATCTCTGGCCTGCCCAAACTTAGCCCCACCATCATTAGTAGCTGAGTTCTCGGATCTAACCGTCCCAGAGATTGCCCCTGCGTATATACCAGCGCTGCAGGTTCATGTACCCCCATCGATTCCGTTCTCTGAGTTAGAAATAGTTGACCTAAATCAGTTCCATAAAACACATGCTAAGGCAGCAATTCTTTACCCGACTCCTGGGACCCAGGTTTTATCTGGGAGCCCCGTAATGTTGAGTGCAGACCAGGGGCTTCAAGCCACAACTACGCACAGGTTCACTTGGTATATACCTGATAATCCAGTGTTATCGGGTATCCAGGTTGTGACCACGTTTACCTCTACCGTTAGTATGGTTGTCCCGGTTACCTTAATGGTAACCAATATTGCTACGGGTATCTCTGATGCTATTGTTACTTACGTAAATGTAGAGCCTTAAATGACACACACATTTGGATCAACTCATTCAACCCCTCTTTGGGTCACTACTCGTGAGACTAACGGGACCTTGATGGGGGCACCATCCTTTGAGGTGGATCTGTCTCTAAAAATAGGCGGTGGGCCATCTGTGTCGGTTGTCTGGGATGAAGGCCCTGGATTGGGTGTGTGTAGCTACCCTCTTACCACTGAAATTTGCGGTATGCCCATGTCCTTAAGTATCGAGGCAGATGGGTTCGTATCCCCAGAGGGCCTCCCCCTATCCCCAGCTTCAACACACCCTTCATCTATTCTAGGGATCCTACCTAATACCATAGTCCCCCTGAGCAATTTTGTGACTAGTCAAACATGTTTCCATTTTATTAGCTTGCATCCTATCACGAAGCTATTAGCTCTGGGATCATATGCTCCTATGGACCCATCACTCCTAACATGGTCTATGTTGCCTTCGGTGGTCGCAGACGCATTGAGTTTCCAAATAACCTTGGCAGAGAATAAACTCCTTGTAAATGCTCGACTTGAATCCGATATCCTGTCGTTTGTATGCCCCATCCCTGATGTTACCAATAGCTCTTTAGCATCTGTTAGTTTTACTCAGTTTGCAGGGGGGACACCAGGGTACTCCAGGGATATTTTAGCTTCCTCGCTATTAAACGGGAGGCCTTTGCTTGTATGCAAAGAGCTTTATGGTGCGTCCGTGTGGCTCCCATCCCAAGGTTCTCTCCTAGGTGTCAATGAGGTCATTAACGGATTAGAGAGTGATGTTGATATTTCAAAAGCAGTAGTAATTGGGAACCCAACAACTATATGGCTTTTAGGCATTACAAGTGGACTCCCAGAATTAATAAAATATGACCTTTTAGACACCCCTCACTATTATGGATGCGCCAATTATTCTGATCTAGAGTGGTCAGATATATCTGTAACCCCCAGTGGCGTGTTTCTAACCTCGCAATCTGGCTTGTGGAAGTTTAACGGAAGTGGATCTGATGGGGGTAGCACCTGGGAAGGTTTCGGGGGGCCTCCTGCACTGGGGGTGTTGCCTGTTGTTTGGTCGGATGGTGACCCTCTCGACCCCTCAACCAATACGTCTATTATTGGGGTCCATGTTCTTACAAATACTCAGTATCCCCTAGAAGCTTCTTCAGAGACTCTCAGCCTAATTACAACTGAGTTCTTTAGGTTTGCTAGTCTAGAAGAAACTCCTTCGTGGGCTTCTTCTATTAATATCCAACCCGTGGCCTTAGATACCCCTAGGTGGGATGATAGAATTGTATATAATGCCCCGGAGGTTGTGAAACCCACCCCCGGAAACACTAACCTAAGGTTGTTAGCAACCCCCCCATTCACTACGTCAGGTCCTTTGAACAGACTAGACCCCACCGGGTCCTACATTGTTAGTCAGAATGTTCCCCCCACCCCCAACCCAGTATCGGTCCAGGGGCTCTTAGTTGCTACCTCATCTCAGATATATCAGGCCCCTCACCCTGATGTTAAATTGGGGTATTCTTTATTGAAAATATCAGCCCCCGAACCTGCCTTGGCTAAGTTGGAAGCTACCTACTTCCCTTTGCAGCTACCTCAGTCAGAGCTAGGAGTCATAATAGATCCCGCGTTAGTTACTACTTTTAAGGCTATTCTAACCACATCCAATACTCTCAAAGTAAGCCTGATTGCGCTAAACACTGCATTTATTCATTTGGGTTCTGACAAGACTGAGCTGCCCCCCGTTCTAATTGACTATGAAATCCCCTACCCCAGTGGTCTCGAAGAACTCTCAGCAACCCTACATAATACTGACCATGTAACGACTGTTTTTACATCTGTTTACAATAGTTTAGGTGCCTTTTAAGGCTAGATCTATTGTATAGCTTCACCTAATCCTAGGGACGTTCTTAATTGAGCCGACCTAGGATTTTTTCTATAGGTGAACTGACTTAAGGTAGACCTCTGATTAATACTCTCTTTTAGTAGTGTAGGACTTCTGATTAGACTTGCACACTCCCAGGCCATATTATGGAGCAACTCATGCCACAAAACCTATGGACTTCCGACATTTTAAAGCGTTCTGGCCACCAAATGAATCAGGACATTTTACGAGCCTTTCATGAATACTGTTCTGGGGGTAAAAAACCCCTCCCTATAAACCTCTTATCAGCGGCAACCTTCTCTGCATTAGTGTTAGCCAACTTAAATCCAGACACGAAGAAGAGGGATCTTATGTATTATCTTCTTCAGCAAGCCGCCCATCCCAAAACGTATAAGAAACTTAAAGTTTTTAAATGGACCCCGGTTCAGTCTATTCTGGGTGCCTACGCCGATTTGAAAACTAAGGACTATAACCCATCTTTGTCTAGACTAGTGGATCTTCAAAAAGAGCGCCTATCTTTAGTTAGCCCATCATGGGGGTCTCTGGTTCCGGATAAAATTTATGCCCTAGCTCAGTTTGGAGGACTACCTACAGCACATCTAGACAAGCTTATTCTACCGTTTAGTCGCCAAACTCAGCTTGCATTTGCTGTGTATACAGGTGTTGAGATTAAGGGTCAGCCCAAGCTTATACATCATGAGTATCTCCGTCAGTTCTGTGCTTCGTGGGGCCATAATACGGGAACGCCAGATGCCAGCCCTCTCGACGTCAATTCAGGCCTGCATATCTATGGGGAGTCCGAGTTACGGGAAGAATAGTTAGATTTTTCCATTAAACCCAACGTATCTTGGGTGTCCACAGTTTTGGAGATTCCATGAAGCATCATCCTGATTGTTTTTCTACTGATGAAGATGGTCCACCCTGCACCTGTGGGTTGGATAGCCTCCACCTCCGTATTGCAGAACTTGAGGCGGCTGGGACACAAACCGCAATCAACCTGATCTCCCAACTTGAAACCAATAACCAGGAACTCATCGCTCACAACGCTAAGTTGGAGTCTTTGCTTCTTACTATTCAGCGAAATTGTGCGCTACCTTCACCACTTTCGGCTCAAATCTACAAGCTAATACCTTAAGTCCTAAATTTATAATATCTACCCGGTGACGAACCGCATGTCATCCATAGCCGCAGAGCCGGGGTCGAACAGATTGAGCGGGGGGTGTGACGGGCGGGAACAGACCGCCGAACGTTTCTGGGCAAAAGCCAGAGTCCCCACCATTTTCATAAGTTTGGAGTTCTCATGAGTGTAATCTGTCCAGTTTGCCTAGGCAACATTGATTCTCCAGGGGTAGATCTCCCCCAAGATCGCTGCACCTGTGGCCCTAAAGTAGTCGCCCTGATTAGGGAGAAGGACGCAGCCATTAAGAGGCATGATGAACTAGTTGAAATTATGCAGAAAACACATAATAAAAATGAATCAATTCGTAGAAAACTCATGGAACTGCAAGCATACACACCCATCCAAAAGTTTAATATTGGTATAATTAGACAGGGAGCCCCTATAGTCAATACGAATAATGTTGATATTATCCGCCAAGGGGCTGGGTTCATTGCCGTAGAAATTGATATGCATACCAAGTGGTGTTTTATAGACTCGACTTTTTCAGGCAGCGAAGGTCAATTGGGGTTTTCTATCAGTGCAACAGATAGAAGCTGCCATCTTCAAGAAAATACAGATAAAGAGGATTGGACTGAAGTGGTCATTGAAGACTTCAAATCCAGTGAATGGGCCATCTTCACTGTAGATTGTTGTAGGTATACTGTTAGATTGGTCCTTCTCCAATACCCTCAAGTGGTGAAACCAGAACTAGAAGACATTCGCAAAATATTCAATACATCAATGGATTCGGCTGTTGATTCAGTCCGAAGAATATTCGATATTATCCATCAACCAGAGGGGGAACTGTGAGTATCTCAAGTTCTAGTTATGCAAGTTACTCAGAGAGCGTCCGTGTTAAATGGGCTAAAGAATTGCGTGATGCATACATTTTGCGAGATTGGGCTGCTGTTGAAGCGCTCCTCACCAAACTTGAAACCCCGACATTTAGTGAATAAATACCCATAGTAGGGACTTATAATGAAACGCATCTGGCAATGGATTCTGTTCGGGACGATCACGGAACACATCACAGCCCACGTAGCTGATCACGTTGTCTCTGAAATCGAATACCGAGGACGCGGAGGGAAGGTGGTGGGCTATTGGGCTTACGGATCTTTCGATCCTAATTATCCGTATCAAGGATGACCATGACTACGAAACGATATAGACCCCACCCATTTAAACCCGGCGTCCTGGAGGTCTATTGGGGCGTGATGAAATATGAACCTGAGCCCACCATCATATACCATCGGGGGGATGGGTGTGCAAGACCAGACGGGCACCTTCTAGCTTCTGTGTTTGGGTGCAAGCGAGAGCGCATGGATTGGGGGCTTGGGCATACCGTCCATGATCCCAGCTTCCTGGAGGAACTAGAAGCGAGGGGCTATGACTTGACTACACTTAAATTCAGCATTAAGAAGAAGCAATCCCCCGAGTGAGGCCATGATAGCTGCATATATCTACCAGACCACTGTGCCAATTCGGATCACTCCAGAGGATGCCTTCCGCGCAGGTAAACTATTGGGGAAATCCCCTCTATATTTCTTACACTTACTTGAACATTACCCCATCACCACGACACCCTTACCCTATTATGGTGCCTAGGGAGGTAGCTAATGATTGCTAAAGAGTCCTGTCCAAATGAATCCTGTAGAGGAACTTTGCACAAGTTCCATACTACTGATTGGTGGGAGTGTGATCACTGTCATTGGAAGGGGACCACTTCCGAAATTTTGGTTGTGAAAGCTCCCCCAATTTCTAAGCAGAAGCCATTGTCATTGGATTTTTTGGATAGCCCACCCGTATCTAGGGCATGGGGGACCAGTGACTAACTCCGTAGAACGTATCCTGGCTGTGACCGATATGATGGCATCAGTTCAGGCGGCTTCCCCTGGGGAGAAGGATGCAACGGGTTTCAGTAATGCTGATTTTCCGCTTGGAATGGTTCTATCCGTGACAGGGGACGTAGAGAAATCTGCGGCCCTGCTTTGGCTCTACACGGGTCAGGCTGAGGGGCACGGGATCTTGAAAGCGGATCTTTTGGAGCATTTGCCGGAAGATTTCGATGGGAGTAGGGCTTCCGCTAGAACCATTCTCAATGATGCCCGAACTAATCTTGAGGGCAAGCTAGGCTTCGTTGCTACTGAGTCTGGGGTGATTTTTAATGGGGTTCGTCTTGGCCTTGAGACCACTCGTTCCTTGAAACGGCTGGGTGCTACCAGAACCTCTACGGGATGGTTGCTAGCTAACTCTCGGGTGCAGGAGGCTACCCGTGTCCTTGGTGCAACCATTCTCCATGCTGAAGCTCTGGAATCAATTATTGAGTCTTGCCCTCAGATGGTTATCCCTACTGGATCTCTTCCAGAAAAACAGAAGAATGGTATCACCTTTACTGTCTCAGAGAATACTGTCAGTTGGACGTATTCTAGTGCCAACCCCCTGTTTGGACAGATTAAGGATATCGTGAAGAGTATTGGAGCGCGATACAATGGTGCGGGGGGTTGGGAAATGAAACCCGAGAATCTTTCCGTGCTAGCTCTGACCATGCTTGACCTCAACCTGGATAAGGTGGACACCTCTGCTCTGGAACCTTTTGTCACTTCGGACCCTGAAATTCAGGCTCTGAAAGAAGAAATTGCAACTAACTCTTTGCGCGTCAAGCTTACCAAGGTTGGTGAGAACAAGGTTAAGCTCTCCATTCGTAAGTATCAGGAGAATTTCATCAGCGTTTGTCGCAACGCACAGGGACGTTATGATGGTGCGGGTGGATGGGTGGTTGATCAAACCTCTATCCCAGCTATTGCGGCGTCTCTCGCAACCAATCCTCAGTTTGATACCTCTGCGCTGGATGCTTTCCTGCCTTCGGAAGCTGATCTTGAGCATCGCCTTGCTTCGGATTCTGCCATCCCCACCAAGACTCCCACAGGGTTTAGTCTTTTCCCCCATCAGGTTGATGATGTGGCCTTTTTGATCAAACCTGCGGCTGATGCCAAGGGCTGTTCCAAGTTGCTTGGCAATGACATGGGGACGGGCAAGACCCTGTCAAGTCTAGTGGCTGCAAACTTTAAATGCCCAACCGGGCGTTTCCTGGTGGTCGTTCCTGCTGTAGCCAAGCTTAACTGGGCTAAGGAAATCAAGAAGTGGATTGGTGCAGAGGAGAAGATTCAGGTGGTCGTTGGTCGCAGTGCGACACTGGACCCTGCGGCTCGTTGGACCATCATCAATTATGACATCATCAGCTATTACAAAGACGCTCTTATGAGCGCAAAGTTTGATATCGCTATCCTTGATGAGTGCCATCAGATTAAGACCTATTCAACCCAGAGAGCGGCTGCACTGATTCCTACGTTTAATCGCACCACGCAGACCATGGATAAGGCAATTCTTTCGAATATTCCTAATGTCTGGACGATGACCGGAACCTTCATTATGAATAGAATGAAGGAACTCTTTACCACCCTTCGTGCTGTTGACCACCGATTGGGTCGGTCTAAGCGTCAATTTGAAGAACGCTACTGTGGCGGTGAGTCTCGCTATGTTGGTCATGGGCGCACGGTTTGGATGGCTAATGGTGCCTCCAACCTTCCCGAGTTGGCTTCTAAGTTGGCCCCCATCTATCGTAAAGTTATGAAGGTGGATGTTCTTAAGGACCTCCCCAATAAAATGCGTGATGACTTCCAGGTCGAAGTTTCCAACAAGGATTTGATGGAAATCCGTAGACTGGAACGGGCTATTGAACTGGCCTTGGAAGGTGCTGACGAAGAGGACGAGGCTCCCTGCATCCTGCCTTACATTACGGAAATGAAGATTGCTACAGCTAGAATGAAGGTGGAAGCTACTCTGGCTGAGGCTGATGCTGTAGTTGACGCTGGGAACAAGGTGATTATTTTCACTGAGTATACTGATGTTTTGCAGAGTATCCTTGAGCACTTCGGTGAAAAAGCTGTATATATTGATGGCTCCATCACGGGGGCTAAGCGGGAAGCTTCGGTAGAAGCCTTCCAAGACAACCCGGAAATCCGTGTTCTAGTAGGTAATATCAAGGCTTGCGGTGTGGCTATTACTCTGACTGCTGCCAGCCATGTTATCTTCAATGATAAGCCTTGGAACCCTGCTTTGGCTGCTCAGGCTGAAGATAGGGCCTACCGCATTGGTCAAACTAAGAGTGTTAACATCATTTATATGACCGCTCCTGGAACCTACGATGAGCAACTCTCTGCCAAACTCCTCGAAAAGTCCACTCTAGTCACTAACTGGGAGTCCATGACCGAGGCGGAAGTTCAAGCTTTGAACCCTCGCTCTGAAATGGAAGAGATTATTACTTATATTCGTAGTAAGAGAGTTGGACTTCCTATATATTCTCACCGTATCTAGGTTAACGTAGAATTTGGCGGTAAAAGGAACTAGGATGAAACTTAGGTATGTATCAAAATTCAAAAATATGCGCCGACCTTACTATGGGGTGGTTAGGCTGAATGGTCCTAGTGCCACCCTCTTCCTATTCAGTCTGCGGGTATCTCGACAATTGGATCGCGGAAAGATTGATCCCTCTACCCTCATGAACTTTCGCCGGGCTCTCATGCGAATTGTGGGTGCTGAAAAAGAATATGACGGGTATATCTATTATCCTCTAGATTCTTTCAAGACTCTTGAGGATCTCGCGGGTCAGATCCATTATTGTTCTGACAGATGGTGCGCGGGGAGGGCTGCTTCGGTTATTGCAGCCATCAACCACCTTCTCGAAAAGGGGGCGTTTAGTGCTAATTGAGGGTCTATGTCCTTCCGTGGAGATTTTTGGGGGTGGATCTATTCAAAGTGGTCGGGTAGACCCCTGGAGATTCCCCCCGCAAACCCACTTCCGCACACTCACCCTGTGCGCGGGTCTCACCACCTAAACAGTGGTGAGTGGATTGAAACAAACAAACAAACAAACAAACAAGCATCTTGAAACTACCCTCTAACAGGGAGGATCTGTGAATTCAATTACAACTCCAACGCTCAAGGATCTACCCCCACCTCCTGAAAAGAAACACCTCAGACAGTTCTCGATCTGGTCTGAAGGGTATATGGCTTCAGGGGATAGAGCCACCGCTCAATACCTTGGCACCTCCTGGGGAGAAACTTTTGAGGAAGCTTGTCAAAATTTTGCAACTCCAGAAGTCCAAAAACACTATGGGAGCTTCACCCCAAATCCCCCTGCACTTTGGGGGTGTAGGCTCTATGATAATGAAGTAGATGCTAGGCGATTTGAGCATCGGTATGGGTTCTCAGAAGATAAATCTGGCTGGTAGGTGGCTCAAAAAAAGGAGACCTGATGACACTGTTTATTAGAGATTCCAAGAACAAAACTCTAATAGAGTTCGAAGCTATCAAGAGGGAAGGAGAACTCGAACCCTCTGCCTGTTTGGACGTTACAGGTTATTCCCGCTTCCTAATCCTCCATTCTCCTAGGGAGCAAGATAAGATTATAGAAATATTTAATAACCTAGATGAAATTCGAGGATGGTATTACGAATGGTATCTTACAAATAGATCCAGACCGAGACCAGAAAACAAAGACGAAATGAAAATCCTTATTAGTTCTTTCCTCCTAGATTCTGGAGTATATGAACTAGACGGTGTACACTTAGTAGAAGATTAGGATAAATCTGGCTGGTAGGTGGATCTTTTTCTGAGTTAGGTAGAATGCTTTTGTGTGCATCCTAGGGACCAACCCTCTTGTATGGCTTTTTTACTTTCGGAAATAGTTACCATCCTGTTCTGGATCCCGTTAGTGACCCATACCCTCCCTTTACTATGAACATTTGTAATAAAATTCCCTTTAAGCCTTCCGGGGGACCATCCCAGAGTCACCATTTCCTCAACTTGATCAGGCGGTATTAATTTATCTTTTCCATTAAAGTTCATCCATTGATGACCTTTAGAAGAACTAAACTTAAAAATACGGCCAAGGGACCATCCTAAACTTAAATACTTGGGGACATCCCCCTCAGGGACCCCTTTCTCAACCCCGTCCTTATTAATTCTAACTTTATTCACCATATTTTTTGGCCCTGCACCCACAGGTTTAAGCTCTTTCCGGAGTAACCTAGGATCATTACTTTGGACTCTCATACAGTTATTAGTAGCATCACGGACCACTAGTGTGCCTTTTATACTAGGATTCGGGCTACCCACTGATTTTTTGAGAATCTCAGTTCTTATATCCGCATACTTACTTGAAAAAATACGCGCTTCTGCTTCGGATAACGTAACTGAGTGTCGGGATAACATAAACCATAATCCATATGCGACTCCTCTATTAGTCGGGAATGCCCTGTAAAGATAGTAATGTGCCATGAAATGATTTTGTAGAGATAAACAAACCCTATTCCAAGGATTCTTACTTAATTTAGAAAACTCGGGCCACATACATCGTGGGAGAATATGGTGTTGTTCCCCCCCAGTTTCATAGTGTAGTTGAGTGGTAACTAAATTAATATATTTAGCCACCCAAACTACCTCATCTGAAGTATTAAGCAATAAGGCCTCTAATTCCTGATTTGTCATGAAGCACCCCCTAAAGGGAAAATGGGACTTGCTGTATCTTTGTGGGGATCTGATCGTATCTTAACTTTGGAGGTTACTATGAACCCTACGATCAAGATTCCTTATGAATCCTGGCAATTTTTGTATCCCCCTCGTCCAGAAACAGCCGTATCTCCCGATGTTTTAACTGATATGGAACTCAAGGGTTGGATTGGGACCTATAAGATGAACGGAACTTGTAGTTTGATTGGGGTTAGCCCAACGGGTACTGTTCATACGCTCACGCGACATAACACTCCCCATAAGATGTGGAGCCTTGGGAACAAGACCAAGGCTATTGCTGAGTTTGGGACCAGGGGCAAGTGGACCGTTTTTCTGGCTGAACTCCTGAATGACAAGACCCCGCTTATCAAGGATACTCTGTATATTTTTGATATCCTGGTCAGTGATTCCATTCAACTCATCGGGACTACGTTTGATGAACGGCAGGAGTTCCTTAGGTCTATTCTCCCCCCTATGGAGAATAACGCACCCTCTCATACTGTGGTGGCCCCTGGGATCTGGCTTGCTAAAACTCTTAATGAAGGGTTCGCGGAGACATTTAGAGGCATCAAAGAGGCTGGGGATAAAGCTGTTGAGGGCCTCGTTTTGAAAAATCCCAAGGGCGCTCTTGACCTAATGTTTAGGACAGGGAATAATCAAGGTTGGAATCTTAAGGTGAGGGTTCCCTTACCACATAGCCATCAAGGTTTCTAAAATTTAGTTTGTATATATTATCTGAGGAAGTAAATGTGTAGCGTAAAAAAAGAATCGTGGGTAATCGTTCCGTCTGAGTGGGTCATTGCTAAGCCCACTAGAGGGCCTGATTTTGACACTGGGGATGAAGTTATTTTCCCATATACCCGAGAGCGTGGATACTTCTTGTGTGGATTCAGTGATGCAACTAAGGCTAAGTTGCATGAATATGGCCCCTTTAACTCTCTAAAAGACGTTGAAATTTTTGCAAGTTCCCATAATATATCTATCCAGGCAACTAGATGTTATTAACCCACAAATGGTAGCAGGAGTCCCTATGTTTCTTTGGGTCATCGAAATGTTTAATGCAGACAAGGCGCAATGGGAGCCCACTAACTGGGTTCATTGTAGTAGGACCCTGGCTAGGGAAGATAAGATAACTATTGATAACGAGAACCCAAGATTTAAGTTCCGTATTCGAAAGTATATCGCAGAGTAGCCTATGGACCCCCAGGAAAAAGCCATTTTTACTGAGTATTTCCTTACACATCCCTATGACTGTGCCTTTGATTGCCAATATGAGGGCAGGCATCCTAGTTGTAAAGAATGCCAATTAATGGATAAAATCGTCCAAATTTTGGAGTTGCCACCTGAAGTGGTGCATGGGTATAAGTATCCCAACGTTTCAAGTGGAACTCCCGTTATCACAAAACTACACAAAATTTAAGAGTCCTGTATTTTTATCTTTGAGGGGCCGTATTTAGATTAGGCCAATTGCCTGATCTTGGAGCCCCGATGATTATTAACACCCATCTGCATAAGGTTGAGTCTGCTGGAGTTCTTGATAAGTCTAGTTTTAGCATGGCTAATAATGCACATGCTTTCCAGACTATGTCTGATAGGCTCTACAGCGATAAGGTTACGGCTGTAATCAGGGAAGTTACCATTAATGCAGTGGACGCTCATATTGAATCAGGTGAGCCTGACCGCCCGGTAGAACTGCACCTTCCAACTGCCCTTGAACCCTATTTTCATGTCCGTGACTTTGGCCCTGGCCTTTGTCATGAGGATATGATGTATCTATATACAACGTATTTTGCGTCCACCAAGACTGGGGATAACTCTAATACGGGTGGATTTGGCTTGGGGTGTAAAGCACCTTTTGCGTATACTTCAACCTTTTCAGTTGAGTCTACGCATCTAGGTGTCACTAGGGTTTATAGCGCCCTTAAAGGTGAAGATGGTAAACCTGAAATGAACCTTCTTCTGGAAGAAGACCTTGGGAATGCAGATGGCCTTCTTGTTTCTTTGCCTGTAAGGTCTTGGGACCATTCGGAATTTTATCGAAAAGCTGCTAAAGTTCTTGAGTTGATTCCAGCCTTCACGACTAACCTTTCTGAGTTTACTGCCGCCAAAACTACATATGTGTCTAAGAATTCTACGTGGGGTCTGCGGGACCCACACGCGAATGACCATGTAGGGCATTCCAGGCCTCGCGTTATTATGGGGAAAGTGGCCTACCCTGTATCTATGGATGAGTCCAAACTTACAGATGCAGAAAAAAGCATTCTTAAGCTCCCTGTGGACCTCTTCTTTGATATCGGGGAGGTGTCAGTAACACCTTCCCGAGAGTCCCTAGATATGAGAAAGGATACGTTTGCGGCTATTGCAACCCGCCTTTCGGAAGTTCATACCCATATCATCACAAGTGTAAAGGATGAAATTGAGGGGGCTAGATCTGTTTGGTATGCTAAGTTAGCTCTAAGAGATAGGCTTGTTGATTCCAGCCCTTACAAGCCCATTATTAAGACTGCCATTCGCCAGTATTTTGGGAAATATTCCAACTTTCTCCTGGATGGTCTGTCTACCGATTTGGATATGCGCGGGTTTGCAACACTTTCCCTGGCTTCTAGAAGATACACCATTCGAAATAATAAGCTTTGTAAACTAGTTATGGAAGAGGACCGGAGATCCATTGTTGTCGAAACTTCAGAGGCATCTATCTTCTACCTCCATGATGGGCCTGAACAGCCTTCGCGTATTTCCAAGCGTATCATGGATATGCTCCACACTATCCACCCAAGTTATAACATAACTCTATATCTTATTATCCCAGAGGGGACTGCTAATCAGGCCACCAGGGACAGGGAATTAATGTCTCTAGTGGATGCTCTAGGGAACCCCGATATCTTCCTTACTTCGGAGTTACCCCCTGTGCCTAAGAAGCCCAGGGCTCCCCGTGCCCCAAGTGATACTTGTAAATTTGCGTGGTCTTATAGAGGGGATCGTTTTGCGTCCCCCCAGGCTAACGTAGCTATGTGGGCCAAGGTGCCTCAAGGTGAGTTTGATGGTGACGGGCCTTTTTATTATGTCCCCCTGGACCACCTGGAGTGTCTCATCCCAACCCTTAATACTCAGACACTTTTTAATGTCTGGAAGGCCCTGAGACTTCTCCGGGTCCCCCTTGGCGATGACGAGTATACGGTTGACTCTAGCAGTGTTCTTTATGGCCTTAACAGACAGGGTGTTCAGCGGATTCAGAACAACTCTTCATGGATTAATATTTTTGAATTACTCAAGGCAACCTCTTTTGAGCCCCCAGGTTCCTACCTGCAATATAGAGCCTCGATGGGCTTACGGCAGATTTCCTCTGGTATGCCCAATATTTTCCAGGGGTATGTTCAGAGTAAACTTAGAGGACCCCTCCGCGCCCATATCAAGGGGACTAGGTTCCACCATCAGGCTGTTATCCTGCGGAGACTCAACCAATTGATCTCACGATTGGTTACTCCAACTCCTGTCAATACCGCTTGGACCCACCTGCTTGGGTTCACAGGCCAGGAGATTACCCAGATGGGGGTTCCGCAGTCTATTAAAACTCTTATGGATGCCTTGACCCTGGGAGAACTCACTACGTGGTATCCCATGATCTCTCTGGCAGATCGCTATTATGGTCATCAAGATGCGACTTATCATGCAATTCTGGGTAGGTATATCTCTGACCAGGATAGGAATCTAGGCTAATATGGATACTTTAAGTAATTCACCCGTATCTATACTAGGAGGTTAAAATTATGTCTAGTTTGACTAGCTCTGCTATGAGATCTATTCCTTGGACATTGGTAGATGGCCTATTAACACTACGTCTTAGGGGATCTAGTATATGTATAACTGAAGATCACCCAAACCATGCTAGAATCTTAGATTATCTAAAACAGCGTAAGTTCAGAGTTGTGGAAGCCCTCGTTTACAGACAGGATACGCTGAGGTCATTTGATCAAATTATGGAAAGTGTGGGTTCTAGTGACACATCGAACCGTGTAATTCTTGCAGATTCCCCAAAAGTTGAGGGTTCACTCCCAATTGTCTACATGGAACTTCCTGAGACTTCCGTGTCAGATGCTAGGCTTCCCACGGTTATAATTGATCCCATTGAGGACCGGGAACAAATGATGCGACAGCTTTACATTAGAGCTTTGCAGACTAATAAAGACACATTTGCATACCAAAGTATTGAAGAGAAGTTCCCAGGTGATATAAAGGTAAGTCCAACTGGGTTTGTGTTTGAATACTGTGCGGCTGATAAAAACTGGAGTGTCATCTGTCAGATTAAAGCCGTTAGCTTTCATCTAGTTGAACATTCTCAGCAAACGGACTAATTAAACTAGTATTTACGCAACCCGAGATCAACTATGCACCCATTAAATACACAAGCCCTAATTGAATGTAGTGAAGGTTCAAGGCTGGTATTCTCCACATTTTATAATGATAAGTATGATGTAGTTACAGTGCCAGTTGTTTTAACAGACTTAGATTTATACCGGGGATTCTATCTTCTCATTCAGGATGGGTTTCCTACGGCTCTAGAAGCTGATGAATATATGCGTATGAATGGGTTTTTATTCACCCCACTTATGTAAACTGTTTTTTACCTAAAAGGCCCACCCAATGCATAAAGACCCCGAACATGGTAGAAGCCACGAGCCTGAATGCTGGGTTCAAACCTTAACTCCTGCAGGATTGCTAGAGAACGAAACCTGCTTGTGGGCTTCAGACGGTAATGGTGTGTGGACATCTGATTGCCACAGAACCAACGGAGATGGACCATCGTTCGCTTTCGATGATGGGGGTCCAGTTGAAAATGGTTTCTCTTTTTGCCCATATTGTGGTAAGCCACTTCTAGCTTCACGGTTCCCCGGTGTGACTCATGTTGAATGAACGAGCTAAAGTGGTGAACGAGTGTCACGACTACGGCGAAGGCTACAGCCAAACCCGATTCGGAATCTGCATTGGGGACCGCATCTTCATGGTCGGGATGGAAGGCTACGGCTACGACCCTAAGGTTTCAGAAGCTGACCGCGCCCTATGCAACGCCATTGTCTCCAGATGGAACAATGGCCTAACCACCACCTAGACTGGAGACCACATGGCTAAACACTCTAAACGTAAAGTAGTTTCTGAGTCCGGGTCCATCATGTTCACAAAACATGAGGATGATGCTAAGGTCTTTTATGAGGGTGAATTTGAGGGCTACATCGTCTCAATTCATCGGTTGTATACCTGGGACCCAAAGCCGCCCACCAAAAAGCAGAGTGGTTTTGCTACGTATACCCGCCCTATTGGTTCGCCTGTCCTACGGGTTGCACCTATGTTCTCGAAGGATCTTAGGTCAGCTACAGAATCGGGGATTCAACGTGTAAGGTTTCACAATACCCAGATCGTAACTCCGACTATTCAGGTCGAAGAACCTGTAGTCGTGCCTAATACCCCTAGATCGAGGACTCGCCGCAGCCGAGAAGTTGTTCCATCAGTAACTGACTCAAACGGGCAGTTGATTGGGCATGTTGCCAGTATTGATAGTTCTGGTTATACGATTGATTCTAGTGGTTCAACCTGGGAGTTTTAATGAATTCTAACTTGGTATTTTACCCCCTGATGGAGTATTCAGACGGTATTGGGATGTGGGTAGTTGAGTGGACCAATGGCGGAGAACCGTTCAAAAAAGCGTTCCCCTCTAACTTTAAGGGGAAAGAGGCTGCTAGGAGCTTCATGGATCAGCTTGAGGTATCCATGGAAGTTGCTAGTTAACTGGAGAACATATGCACCATACAATCCAACTCACGCCATTTTATTTAGAACATCAGCTTAACAAAGAAGTTGAGCAGGGTCTTAACCTAGATACGTGGAGGGGGATCCTTCTAAATTCCTTCATGAAGGGTGATTTCCGTAAAGGGTATCGAGAGGGTGTAAAAATCCTACCCCTTCACCTGGAGGGGACTGGGGTTTCCATTAAGCATAAAACGGTAACCATCCAGCCCACGGATACTCTTAAAGCTGCTTTTGCGTCTAGGATTGAAGGGGAAACCCCCCGCAAAAAGATTTTTATTGACCGGACTCATGCTGAGCTAGAAGATGCGAAGTATGTTTTTGCGGTCCTTTATAATAAGAGCGTTCTTGCTGAAGATGGGGACTTCATTGAATCCGATTGGGGGGTTGTAACCCACCTTACATCAATGACAGATGAAGTTGAACCCATGCAACCAGAAACTCTTATTGCTAACCACTTTCAGTTGGACGGGGGGACCTCCACCAAGATGAACCCTAGATATTTTGAGGAAATGCTTGACATTTCTGTAAACTTCTGGAAAGATAAAGTTATCGCAAATATTCTGGAAGTATCCTAACATTTACTCGTATTTGTATTGAAGGCATACCCCCTGGCTGAGAACCGCACATGGGTTACACCCCACCCTGGTAGGTGGGGGTGACTGCAGGGAGGTCAGGGGGAAGTCCTTCGTATATCGTATACCAGGAGATTAAATGAGTCGCCATAACATCTGGAATTTCAAGCTGGAACGCTTTGACTTCACTATTGACTTGGCTGAAATTAAGCGGTTGAGCATCAAGATGCGCGTCACGGGTGTGGTTTCCAAGAAAGTTCTCAAAAAATGGCGTAAACGAGAACGCAAAAACATACATAAGGGGATGTGTGATAAGTGTTCCTGGCTACCGGATGTAGTTGTATATGGTAAAAAAGCTCTGGAATTCCATACAGATACCTCTATGTGGTGGGCCTGCCGTAAGTGCCACTGTGTCACCGCATGGGTTTGGGAGGATGAGGTTTCTGAGCCCATGCGTAGCGCCTATAAAGAGTTTACTAAGAAGCGTGGGGATTCGACACCGCAGGGTATTGAGTATGACCTGGACTAAATGGGCGCTACTTGAACTAGCTCGTTTCAGGTGGTCCTTTATGCGGCAGTGGCATAGCTGGCGAAGAAGGCACTACCGTAAAGGTAGCGAACCCTGGAAATACCACCTACGGGCTCAAATAACCAGCAGCCATATGTGGGGCGAAGTTGGTATGATATCCGATGAGTAATATGGAAATCTAAGACCATTTTTTACGGCAAAGACCCTTTTTGTGGACTTAATTTAAAATCCTTTCGTATCTAGACTCAGGAGATTAAATGAAGCCCAAGTCTGTAGGCTGGAAAAATGGGGTCAAATGGGTCCAGCTCTGGCACGTATCCCCCACTAGACTGAGCTGCTTGAAGGCTCGGTCCACGTTTTGGGGTGCGTCAGGCCTCTATGTTTCACCCAGTTACGGGTCGTTAATCCATGACTGGTGTTCTGTAGTGCTCAATAGAAAGGGTGGTAAGCATCCTTTTAAGGCTCTATATGATACCGCATATAACCGTTACTGGGCTCTCCATGATAGGGAGGCCGCAGGGGAACTCCTGACCCCTGACGAGCTTCTTGAAAAGGCTCGATGGAGTGAGATTCGGGATCGAGCAGCCGTGCGAGAGTTTCCAGAAGAACGCTATTCCAAGATTTATATTCATGAATTGCACTGCCCTTTAGCCGTTTATGAAGAAGCACAAGAACATTATCACACCACCCTTGACGCAAAGTTTCGTGAGGAGCACTTTGGTTTTTGGTTCTGGGGGCTTCAGGTCTTCCTTAAGAATTCCAGGCTTCCCGAGGTAGCGATTCACAAAACTACCCAGATGAGCTATGGGGATTACCTTGATGAGTATGCTAATTACCAGCGTTCTGCATATTATCGGGACTTCCACTTCATGAAACAGGAGATTAAACGATGGCGGTAACAATTGCGTCCTTACCTGAGGCAAAGCAAATCTGCGGTGCGTTTGATTATATCATAAGTATAACTGACCCCAACGTTAAACTACCTAGCCTAGGCCCAAATCATATCCATGTTAGGTTTCTGGATGCGGAACATCCAGATGAGCGAACATACACAGCTATGGTAGCGGGTGTCACCAGGATTCTTTCCTGGGTAAGGGAGCATAACCTTACGGGCAAAGAAAAAATTCTTGTGCATTGTCATGCGGGGGTCTCTAGGAGTGCTGCAATTGCATGGGCTCTTTTGGTTATGTTTGGTGAGGATTATGAGACAGCATACCAAGCATTGCATACCGCAAGACCCATTATCTGGCCCAACTTGAATGTAGTTCAACTTGCGGACTCATTTTTAGGATGTGATGGTGCGTTTCTGCGTGTCGCTAGGTCAGTAGATTTTAGATCTAACTCAATTTTTTAAGAAAAAGGATAAGATAAATATGCTACCTGATAGTTTTATTGAAAAATATAAATCAAAAGGTGCGGCCACTCTTGTCTTCGGTGAACCTATTGTAGATTTTACTAGAGACGAACTCTTTGCTGTGTTAGGTCTTATGTGTGAGCGAGAAGAACAGGCTCAGAAAGCACACGCTCAAGAACGTCGAATGACTGAGATGTTCAGAAAAGCTAAAGAATTCTATTGAAAATTTATCCAGTAGTTGCTATGCGGCATACCTAAACGGAGAAAAGTATGAATATCCCGCCAATGGATTTCTGCGAATTCCCAAAAATTTCAAGACTTTCTCGTGAAATGATCATTAGCGAGAAGATCGATGGCACTAACAGCACAATCTATATCACGGATAATCTAGAGATTTATGCTGGATCTAGAAATAGGTGGATCACTCCCGAGGATGACAATTACGGGTTTGCTAGGTGGGTTCAGGATCATGAGGATGACCTAGTCTCGCTAGGTCCAGGCCTCCACCGAGGTGAATGGTGGGGGTGCCTAGCCAGTGAAGTTTCCATAACCTTAGCAGATGGTTCTACAGAAAAAATTGGTAAAATAGTCAATAACAGACTACCCGTTACTGTGCTGAGCTACAACTTTGATACGCACAAGATAGAACCAAAGAAAGTAATTGGTTGGAAACGAGGCCCTTCAACAAATGATTGGTTGACCATACGGGTTAGACGAAAGTGGAAGGGGGGAAAACAAACTTGTGTCAATTTAACTCCTAACCATATTGTTTTTAGAAAAAACAGTTCGGGACAACAAGAAGAGTGCCCAGCAGGAGAGTTACACATAGGCGATATCCTTTACATAAACTCTGAAGTTCAGGATATTAAATACTCAGAGTTACAAAATTTAGCGGGGGCTGAAATTGTAGAAATTGACCGTGCTTTTGCTAACTCGCGGAGGTCAAAATATAGGTTTGATCTGGAAATCGAGGATAACCATAACTTTTTTGCGAACAATATTTTGGTTCACAACAGCGGAATCCAGAGGAAATATGGTCTCAGTGAGAAAAGGTTCAGTCTGTTCAATACATCTAGATGGTGTCTGTGGAACGCCGAACCCATGAGTTACCCCACAGCCGATCCTCGTATTATAAATACCCAGGAACGGCTACCTGAGTGCTGCCACTTGGTCCCGGAACTCTATCGAGGACTTTTTGATACAGCTACCATTGATCAGGTTTTGGAGAAGCTCAAAACTGGAGGTAGTGTTGCAGCCCCTGGGTTTATGAAACCAGAGGGAATTGTTATTTTTCATGTGGCTGCAAATACTGGGTTTAAGAAAACTATTGAGAAGGATGAAGAGCCTAAATCTAGAAACAAAAACTCTGATATTCACTAAACTTGGAGTGTATAGATATTGGGGCCAACATCCTAGGGAGTTCCGTATATATGCCGTATACTCTTTATAAAATTTTTCTATTCTATGGATTGATGGGGGTTGCAACTGCTATCTGGGTGGCTAGCACCCTTCATAAAGACCCAAATGTTGCTCCAGAGGATCGAACACTAGCACGAATTCTTGCGATTCCGTGGTGCCTGTGTTTGTGGCCCGTTGAGTTCTTTTCTTTTGTAGTGTTCTTTCTAAGAAAGGTCTTCCGCAATGCTTAAGCCTATCGTAGTTGCCTCCATTTACAATAACAAACCCATGCCTTCTCGTATGGCTCTCTGCACATCTGATATGATTGATGGCATTAAGGCCCTTGAGGAGGCCCTGGCTGCTAAGGGCGCTAAACTGATACTTTCGGACCTATTTAGATCTTATGACATGCAGTTTCAAGCTCATTTGGATTACACAAGCGGGAAAAAGAAGGCTTTTTCTCCAGCCCCAGGCGGGTCTATGCATGAAGCTGGACGAGCTATGGATATCTCCCTGGAAGCTATCTCCCCGTTATCTTTGCAGGAGTTCTGGGATATCGCCAAGCCTATTGGGTTTATGCCTATTATTGATAAACCCAAAATGGGAGCCTCTGAGTCCTGGCATTTTGACTTTAGGGGTAGCTTTCAGAAAGTTTATGACTATGCAAAGGCCCACTCCCCTAGTTGGAAGCCCTACCAGATTATGGCCGCGTTAGCCATTCTTGAACAGGGTATTGAGGTGGATGTTCTTAAGGAAAACCGTCAGGGGTTCGTCATTCAAAGTGCTCTGGTTCGCCTTGGAGCTACTTTTGGGGCAATTGATGGGCAGATTGGCCCTCAATGTCAGAAAGCTATCAAGGATATGGGGTATACTGGATCGTCCGATCTGGGGGCTGTTTATGCCTTTCTGAATGCCAAAGTCCGGGAAGCTTTCCCAAATGAATACCAAGCGTAAATTAGTTCGCAAATTTGATTACTGGACTCGTAAGAAACGTAGGCAGCTTGTGTATTTTATATGTTGGCTTACAGGGGGGCATCAGTGGTCTCCCTGGAAACCCACGGCTGCATATTCTCTTGGAGAAACCAGATCTGTAAACAATATCCGAGAATGTCTATGTTGTGAAAAGCAAGAAAGCACCCCCTTAGATCCAACTATAAAGGCGCATGAACCTCAGTATTTTTAAATCTTGGGAGACCCAAATGTTCGACAACTATGTTAAAAGTGGCCCCTCTCATATGTCCGTAACGACAACTGTTCACGAACATAGAGCACCCACCGATGATAGTGTTAAACTGCTCCGAGAGATGGAGACGAAGGCGGAAGAACAAATTCGAAAAGCCTTCCCTCTCAATCTAAATACTCTAGAGGGCACAGCCTTTTTAAACAGAGATTGTATCGGATATCGCCATGTTCTAATTATTCGATATGTTCTCAATGGTGTGGCCCATGAGTTCAAGGGCATCCTACCATGGGAACTTAAACTGACAGATCAGGTGGTAGCTGAATTAAAATCTCAGTTTGCCGCCCACCTAACTGAAACATTCCTTTCTGACCTTACAAAGGCAATTGTCCCTGCTTTTGAGTCGCAGGGGAGGTTCTAGATGAGTTGTTTTGATACCGTTAAGTTTAGTTGCCCTACCTGCACAACCGCAATTCTAATACAGACTAAGTCTGGCCCGTGTGCATTAAAGACTTACAGAGGCTCCCGAGCCCCTTTGTCTGTAGCTGGAGGGGTCCTGGGAGAAACCGTCTCGTGCCCCAAATGTTCAGCATCTTGGAAGATTACGGGGCCTAGAGTAATTCAATTGGGCCTTGAGCCGCTTGACGAAGATGATGACTGCGAGGATTACGACTAATGACTGCACCATCTGATTTTGAATATGCAGTTCATATGGGTTTCACGAACAAGGATAGATGGGGGGAGGGGACCCCTCACCACCCACAATCGTTGCGCCTAATGGAGTTTATCAAAGAACATGACTTTCAAGACTATGGTGACCATTTCTGCTGGAAGACTGGTGGGGATGGGGATAATGGTGAATCGTTAATGTATCAGATGGATGCATACTTTGAGACATTAGATCAAATAGCACTGGATAATCAGTAATCAGTAGAGGTTCTTATGCCAAACAAGTTGCCCGTTGAGGGTAGGTGGGTTCGGTGGCGATTGGATGAATGTCCCCACTGTGGAGACTGGCTTTTTTGTGATGGAACCCGATTGTTTTGCGACTGCGGGAAGGAATTTCCGCTTACCTCGCTTAAAGCTAAAGCAGACCTGGATGCTGAACTCACACGTTTACAGGCTTTAGAACCTTCAGCATACATCAGGAACCCCCTGAAACCACCCTTGGGCGTCCCACCTACCTATGTCTGGATTGAGCTTAGAAAAGCCGATTTAGAACGGGCTATTAGTGAATATACAAAAGAAGGGTTCCCTGTTAGACCAGAATGGGAAATAGAACTGGCTGAGATAAACTCAAGGGAGGAGACCAAGTGAACGAATTTATGATTACTCGATACAACCCCTATAATACTTACCAGCGAATTGAGCATACCACCGTGCAGGGGACGGATATTAATGCAGCTATGGTTAACTCTGGGTGGCAACCCTCCGAAATTATTGCCATTCGATTAGTAACATCCCCACCCTATGTTACCTAAAGTATGATTCTTCTTTTTAGGAAGCTGTGATGAGTGGATTGAAAATGATTAAAGTGAGCCGAATACTTGTATCCAAAGGTCGTATTGAAGAAAAATATAGTAGATCTTCAATTATCGATGCTCTGAAAGAATACATTATGGAAGTTCTATCTAAGATAGAGCCCATTAATGAATTCAAGGTTTATGTAGCTCAGAATTTTGGACCTACATATCATCTCTTAGATGACTTTGAGCTGGATGAGGGACTTTGGTCGGCTGCAATTAATGGACTTAAAGGGTCTCATCAAATCGAGGAACTCGAAGCCATTCAACCACACACGGCTAGTTTCAGAAAATTAGTTTGATAGTAAATAAAGTTGTTTAGTATCTATATTGTGCCCGTGACCCACACACAACCGTATTAAATCAAATACGGTCTGCAGGGAGGGCATAAACAAAGAACCCACCATTGGTGGGCTTTTTGTTATGTGATCGAGTATGGCCTGAGTTCCCCAGATTTATTTAGACTCAGGAAGTCCTGGAGAGGCACCGCATAGCTTCTACCTCCCGAGTCTAGGAGCACCTCGTCAATGCGGAAGGTTTTGGACTCTTCCTGGACCATTCGCTGAATATAATTAAAGATAGATCCAACTAGCGAGTTAGCCTCAAATCCAGCCATACCAGATTGGAAGAAACCCCTAACCCACCCCTTATTAAATGCTTCTTCATAGGTAGCCTCGGGGCCGAGTCTTTCTTCGAGGATTTCTTGGTGGGACTCTTCCCCAGGGTAGATTTGTCTATCGGGGGTTATCCAGAACCCATACCAATTGGCAGCTTTCTTATAATTCCTAGTGCTATGCTTCAGCACTCTAGATACTTTAATCATATATGACCTCTTCCTAAAAAGACGATCCTGACTCATTTGGACCTCATTTTCTGTTAACAAAACACCCACATATTTTTAACTGACTTCAACATAGAAGCGTAGCGACTTTTACTGCGCCCATGCTAACACATCAGTCACTAAAATACGTGTCAATGCCTAAAATAATCTAGTGTATCTAACATGAACCGAGGATCCGAACATGAAATATATTTTCTTAGACACAGAGACAGGTGGGCTTGACCCCTCCAAAAATGCCCTGCTTACTGTGGGGATGGTGGTTCAAGGTGATGATGGTGATATTTTGGGGACACTCCATCTTAATATCCATCCAGAGGACTTTATTGTTGAGGCAGATGCCCTATTAATCAATAAAATAAACATGATGGATCACCTAGAAAAAGCTCTCAGCCGAAAGGATGCTGCACGGAGTATCTCCGCATGGGTATCCCACTATTTCGGTGAAAAGAAACCTCATGTAGTTGGGCATAATACCTCTTTTGACCTAGGGTTCTTGGATCAACTCTTCAGAGAAACCAACACCCCTATCCCATATTCTTATCGTAGTTTAGATACCATGGGGAATGCCCTGTTTATAAAATCCTTGGGGGTTTCTGTAGGGGATAAGCTTGGGCTTGAAGCTTTAATGTCTTTCTATGGCATCCATTTGCCTGATCATGAGACTCTACATAACGCACTAACAGATGCTAAGATGACCCGATTAGTCTTTTTGGCCCAACAGTCACAATTATCATCACTTTTATCTAAGAATCCCTTGAGGTGGGTCCTGAACTTCTTCAAAAAAGGAGGGTCTCACAATACTTCTTGTCTTAAATGTGCGTTAAAGGATGACGAGCTTATTCGCTATAAAACAGCTCTAGGTGGGATTGCCCAGAGTGTCCATTATGGTGATTCTCAGATTGCTAAACAAGCCCTTGGCTTGATCTCCAAGTAGGAGCTACATGTCGATACAGAATTTGCAATCCATGCTAGCCACTGCCCTCGCATGGACTCCCAAAGACCCACAGGAAGCTCTCCAGCTTGCGGAAAGTATGGCAAAGGGCTTTGTTAAATCTGAGATTATTGAAGAGGTCTCCCTAGATTCTAGGTGCGTTACCGTGTATCCATGTCCTAAGTGTGGGTGCCCAGATGCGGATTCTCGGACATACCATGATGGTATTATTGAAGAAAGAGAACGTATTGTTAGGCTTGTAGAGGGGATGGGACATGTGTTTGCTTCTAAGTCTGGTGCAGAAGCCTTTGTAGAAGAACTTTGGAATAATGAGGACCATTATAATGATTAAAGCAAGAATCCTTCTAGACTCTATTGGAATTGGTGTAAGTGCCCCCAGGTTAACTACATGGTTGTTAACCATGCCCAGGTTCATCCTTGCCGAATTTAACACGCACAGAGCCATTTCTAAAAATTGCCCGTCATCCCGTGCTATCCCAGTCGAAAAGAGAATTCGGATGGCCCTAGAGGAACCAGTAGTTCCCATTGAGTGGGGGATGAATAGCGAAAATATGCAATCGCATGTGATCGCAGATGAAGCAACGGCAAGTGCAGCAAAATTTGCATGGCTGGAAGCTAGAGATGCTGCCGTAAATGCTGCAAAAGATATGGTTGAACTTGGAATCCATAAGCAAATTGCAAACCGTCTGCTTGAACCTTTCATTACCGTAACAGTTCTAGCAACGGGTACCCAGGATGGTTGGGAGAATTTCTTTGCGTTGAGGGCTGAAAGTGCTGCAGATCCTCACATTCAGAAGTTAGCCTATGAGATGCTTGATGCATATAACGCATCAACCCCTCAAGTCTTGAATCCAGGTGACTGGCATATCCCTTTCGGAGACGATATGCCAGACGGACTCTCCTGGGACGATATGATTAAGGTTGCGGTAGCTAGATCTGCCCGAGTTTCATACAATAACTTTGACGGTTCCAGAGACGTTCAGAAAGACTTCAAGCTTCATGATCGCCTAGCTGCGTCAGGGCATTGGAGTGCCTTTGAGCATATTGCCCAGGTCCCTGACATCATAAACCTATTGGCAAAGGTTGCTCCAGAGGTCCCTGTAGAAGAGCTGCAAGCACTACGGGATCATTTGGAGAATGCCAAACGGGATCCTGACTACTCTATTGTTTGCAACTACAATGTGGATTGTGTTAATTTAGGACCTGTTATGAATAACCCCCTCTCAGGGAACCTCGTGGGATGGTCGCAACTTCGTAAAACCTACCCTAATGAGTCTAGAAAAGATCCTAGAGTTCTTGGTAGTGGTTGCTAGCATGGAAACCCAGTATATAGCAATTGTTTGTAGGGGGGTTGGTCAAGACACACGGAGGGTTGTCTGTAGATCTACAGCAGCCTCTATAGGGGAAGCTCTGGCAATCATTGAAGATAGCTTCACAGAAGAGGCCCACGTTATGTGTATTGGGGAATCTGATATCTGTGTGGAGTAGCACTCCCCCAACCAACCTTATTTGGTGAGCCCTTCTTTTTCTTTTGGGGAGGGCGGTCAAATGGACAAGAAGGGTATCGAACAAAGATCCGCGATGGATTTTAATCAAATACCGTTTATTCAAGCGGTTATGGAGAACCTAGCCTCGCACCCTACAGAGGTTACTGGGGATTCTGGAAGCCTTGCCGTGGGAAGGTTTTATTATAATACTACCGACCAACTCCCTTATATCTATGGGTCTGCAGGATGGTCTGTTTTTGGTGGGTCCTCTATAACTACTACTGTTGTAGGTTTGCTCAAGGGGAACGGATCTAGTGTAGTAGCTGCCGTGGCTGGGGTAGATTTCCAGGAGCCCCTAACTGGGACTGGTTTTGTAAAATCTACGGCTGGGGTCATCAATTATGATACGTCTACGTATTCATTAGATTCACATAACCATGCCTCAGTATATCAGCCGCTTGATGGTGACTTAACGGCTATTGCAGAGTTATCTGGAACTACGGGTCTTCTAAAGAAAACAGCGGAAAACACTTGGAGTGTGGATACCTCAACGTATATCACATCCATATCCTCAGGGGACGTCACAACAGCCCTAGGGTTTACCCCATACAATGCTACGAATCCTTCAGGATATACCTCAAACACCGGAACCGTAGTCTCGGTATCCGTAGCTTCTGCAAATGGATTTGGGGGTAGCGTAGCTAACTCAACTACAACCCCAGCTATTACTTTAACTACTACAATTTCAGGGATTCTGAAGGGAAGTGCTTCTGCATTGGTTGCGGCCACAGCAGGATCTGATTATGTAGCCCCAGGTGGGGCGTTGGGCACCCCATCCAGTGGGAACCTTACTAACTGCACATTCCCTGTCTTGAATCAATCCACTACTGGAAATGCAGCTACCGCAACTACCGCACTAGCCGCTGATGCCGCCACCCTGAATCTAGGAACATCAACAGCTTCAGCAATCAATCTTGGAACAGCTTCTACTACCCAAACAATCAACATAGGAACAGGATCAGGAACCACTACCATTAATCTTGGTGGTGCTGGAGACACTGTAGCCATAGCTGGAACACTAGCTACAATCAATACTACTAACATTGCAGTATCAGATAAGCTAATAACACTTAATAAGAATGGTGTAGCTTCTTCTGGTGCTGTTTCTGGCTTAGAGATTGAAGAGGCTTCAGCTATCTCTGGATACTTCAGAACAACAGGAGACAGGACAGGCTTTGAAATGAAAGCTCCTGGTACTGCTGGAATCCTTACCTTCACTCCTGGAGCTACAAACACTTCTGTAATACTCTCCAGTGATTCTAGACTGACTAACTCTAGACCTGCATCAGATGTTTCAGCATGGGCTAAAGCTGCTACAAAGCCTTCTTATGCTCTGAATGAAATAACATCAGCAGCTTTAACAGCCACTACAGGAACATTCACTAGCTCGATTCAAGCTTCTTGTTTACTTGTAAATGGGTCTACTAATAGTGCTGCTGGAAGTATTTTATGGACTCCTTCTCAGGGCTTATTGTTATGGCCTAAGACCGGATCAACCTATGATTTTTCTTTAGTTAATGCTGCTAATACCGCCTATGTAATGACGTTACCAACTGGAACTAATAATGTCAACTTCCACGGTAATATAACGGCTAATGGTTCCATTAACGCTCTCTCAGGATCTTTCACTGGTACCTTCGCCGCAGGAGTTAGCACTCTTACAGATTCGTCAGCGGTGTCAACAAAACCCCTGGTGATCACTAATAACTATGGTACCTCAATGGATCAAGTGGTTTGTGGTATTACCATGGGTAGATCCGCAGGTATTGCTTTTGGTGGTGTCTATGGAGCAGGTTGCAAACGACTACGGCCACGGCTGTTTGTACTTCAAGACCAAGACATCAGACGCCCTTGGATTAGAAACAAAACTAACCATTGCTGCTACTGGCCTTGCCACTTTTACAGGTGATATAGACTTACCAAAAACAAATAACTGGAGCTATTTAATGAATAGCTCTTCTCAGGGTGGTTTAAAACTGCAAACCGCAGGAACAGATTGTTTATCCTTATCTAGTGGTGGAAACTATGTGCAGGCTCACTTACCCTTTATCGGTACTTCCGGTGGATTTACTGATACAGTAAGTGTTTCTCATCCATCTTCTACAAGTATTTTCAGAGTAAATGCTGTAGCAGGGCAAATAGGTGGATATCAGTTTGGTGTAGCAGGTCAAACCAGAGCAGCTTTGTATTGTGATGCTAATAATGTTTCTTTTAGCTCTTGGAATAGTAGCGGTGTTTGGATTGATCAACCTTTGGTCATTCCTAATAGTGCTGGCGGAACTATTTTAATGTATAGACCTTTAACCTCTACTGGTCAAATCATCGGTTCTAGTATTAAATCTCAAACCGGCTCTGCTTACAATCTATTAGTCAATAACCAACCTACGGGTGCTTATAATCCAGCAGTACAAGAAGGTGATAATGTTCTTGTATTTACCAATGGAACTTCAGGCCAGGGCTCTTTAACTATCGGTGCTTGGAATGGTACGGGTGGTGTAAGAATCAATAGTGCTGGTGTGATCACTGCTCCATCTTTCAATGGTTCTTTAGCCTGGAAAGGTATTTATACAGCAGCCGCGCCAGGAACCACTAGGGGTACAGATGGATTAAACTTCTATGGATGTTATTCTGGGGATGGTTATCCTACCTCTTATGGTAATGTTCTTCATATGAGAGGTGGGGGTGCAAATCAACTCTTACTAGGTTGGTCTGGTTCTGATGGCTCTCACGCTGATAACTACATAAGGTCGAAGAGAGATAATGATACTGGTGCTTGGTCGCCATGGGCTAAGATTATTACTGATGTAAACATTGGTTCCACTGGCGCTGCTATTGGAGGTACTCAATTTGAGGCTACAAATAATGGCACTGCAGGCGGTATTATAATGCGTAATCCTTCAGGTACTCGCTTCAGGTTATCTATTAACGCCAGCAATCAGCTACAACTGGATCCAATCTAATGCCCTATAGATTCTCAGCTACTACCGGAAATATCGTTCGGCCTATTGAAGCATCCTGCTTAAATACAACAACGGGGGCGTTAATAACACCCCTGAAGTATGGACCTGCTGGATCAGCTATAACAATGTGGAACGGTGTAATTGAAAGCTATAGCTTAAATGTTTTTGCAAAACCTTCTGCAAGAGCAGGTTCAGCGACAGGTTATGCTAGTGCATATGATGGTGCTGGAACACCGGGAACTACTACAACCTATGCTTCATTGCAGAGTGGTTTTGCTAACAGTGTAACAGTTTATGAAACATACTCTTTTTCTGGTTCTACTACATATACAAAATACAAGCTGTATTTAACATATGATTGGAGTGCTACAATACAAGAAGATCAAGAGACGTTTGAACCTGTGCAAGCTGCCCTAACAATACAGTATTCAATAAATGGAACAGTCTGGACAAGTGTATTTATCACCAATGTATCTTCAAATAATGGTAGTAGAACCTATACAACACCATTTGATTTAGGTACTTTACCTTCTACATCTTTAGATAACTTTAAAGTAAGATTTACAGCAAAATCTAATCCATATAAAAATGCCCTTTTAAAAACCATGTATGCCTCAGGAAGCTTTTACATTAAAGATGTTTATATAGAAGCAGAGAATTAAGGTAGGGCATTTAATTGGTTTAAAGTTTCGTAAACTCTCGTCAGGATGTTTCTAGTCTGTATTAAGATATTGATATGGATAAGCTGCTTTATATAACTAAATGTTCGGACCCCCTGATGTGGTATGCACCCCTGGTGGGTACCACCGTCCCATTTTTAGGTGTCTGGACTGAAGGGTTTAAGAGTAGAGAACCCTCCGGGTATATCAATATCGTTAAAAAAACAGACTGTTACATCCTTGAGGAGCCTCAGAGTGTCAGACCAAATACTCTCTAATGAAATTAAACCAAACAACATCGTTTTTCATACTCAAGAGAATAATGAGATCCTAAAGATTGGTCCAGATGGTTTCTGGGTCCGTGGGGTTGCTGTTGAGCAGGGTCCAGGTGAGGCTAGAGAGGTCTACAACGCCTTCTTGGAATTTTTGAATGGTGCGGGGCACTAGAGAGCTTTCGATGCGTATAAAGCATTCTACGCCCTCTATTGTGGCTCTCTATAATGAGAACCCCTCAATAGAGGGCGTTAAGCTTATCTCAAAGAACCTAGGTATCTCTGTTCGAGCTATCATGGCTAGACTTTATAGAGCACGAGTTATTCAAACCCCTAGAGTAGCTATGTATGTTTCGGACGCAGATATTCAGAAGTCTTTCTCGAAATTAAATTCGAGGTTGGCGGTATCCGAAACCTTGGGGGTGAGTTTCTATACAGTTACTGCCGCCTTGGATAGATTGGGCATACCTTATAAAACTAGATCTAATACCGTCAAGCAGGACCCAACGATCAAGACATATTATTTTTGGCCTTGCCGATATCGAGAAGATGTTCTTAAAGATATCCAGTATATCGTGGGCGGGAGACCCAATGATTGCTATATGGGAACTATCCGAGCTAGAAATATGTCTGAAGCCCTTCAAGGTGCCCCTGGACGTTCCATAAGTAAAAAGCAACTAGATACATACAATAAAACTAGAACTCCAGCTCTCATGGAAAAACTTCTACATGAAATCGAACCTATGGTATCTCTACCTCCTGTTGTGCGGTGACGGTTCAATTTATACAGGGATCTCCCCAGATCCATTTAAAAGACTACGGGCACATCAGGCGGGGAAGGGTGCTAAATATACCAGAGGGCGCGGTCCTATACAGTTAATCTTTTTAGTAAAGGCCGGAAATAAATCTGAAGCGCTTAAGCGAGAACTTCAGGTTAAGAAATTGACCCACGGGGGTAAATTGGCCATGAGAAATGTAAAAGTGTTATTCATAGATGACAATGATTTATTGCTTGAAGCTGGTGTGAGTCTTTTAACTACTCTCGGGTATGAGGTAGCCACCGCACAAAGTGGGGAGGAAAGTCTCGCGCTTATTCAGGGGGGGCTCAAGCCAGATATTATTATCCTAGACATGCGGATGCCTGGGCTAGGTGGAGCGGGGACCCTCCCACGCCTACGTGATTTATTAGCAACTACACCCATAATTTTAGCCAGTGGAGTCATTGACGAGGTTGCACAACTCCTTGCGTCCACGTATGTTGGGGTAACTCTTCTAGCTAAACCATATGGAATACGTAGACTGGAAGAAATTCTGATGACAATTGCCCCAGAAATTTAAGATGGATCTTTTGAGTAAAGCTCCCGTATTTATAGCGAGGAGATATTATGCTCAAGGTTCAAGAATATCTGCGAGGCGGTAAGAGTCTTGAGGATCTCAAGGCCGAGTTTGGTATTGGGTTTCGAGTCAACTCGGACCTTAATGTGGTGTGCCTGAACTACTCTCAGTTTGAGTCCCCCATAAGCCACCCTCTAGTTCAGGAGTGCCGTTCTTTAACCCTAGAATTAGATAGCTGGGATATTAAGGCGTGGGCATTCCCCCGCTTCTTTAACTATGGGGAGGGGCATATCCCCGCAGATTTTGATTGGGAGAATTTTAAGACTACCGAAAAGCTTGATGGTTCTCTGATTACTCTCTGGCATCATAACACCGCTGGTTGGCAAGTTTCGACTCGTTCGGTTCCAGACGGTTCGACTCCTGTTGGGGATTTTGGTATGACTTTCTACCAACTTGTTCTTCAAGCATTGAGCGACATGGGGACCTCCTGGGAAGCTTTGCAGACCCACTTGGATCCTAATTATTGTTATGTATGTGAGTTGCTCTGCGAAGAAAATCAGGTTGTTGTCCGTCACAGTGGCCGCAATTTGGTTCTTCTGGCTATTCGAGACCTGTGCTCTAACACGGAGTTAGATGTCCAGAGTTGGTCGTTGGAGCATCCCGAGTTTCCTCTTCCCATCGTTAAGCTCTATGAAAAGTTCTCTCAGGAGGCTATTCGAGAGTTTGTTCAGACTCGACACCCTCTTCAGTATGAAGGTTTTGTGTTGATGGACTCTAAGTTTAACCGTGTAAAGCTGAAGAGTGACGCATACTGCCTCATTTCTCATCAGGTTGATGGTTTGGGGCGTAGCAACCGATCCCGTCTAGAACTTCTCCTTAGCGGTAAGACTGATGATGTCCTGTCGGTTCTCCCTAAGATTCTACAGTCTCGTATTGTAGACCTCCAAGGTAAATTGCTTGAATTGGTCTCTGAAATTAACCTTGTATATAGTAAGCTTAAGGATATAGAACTCCAGAAGGATTTTGCGGGTGTGGCGCTTACGTATAAATACTCTGCAGTTCTTTTTGCTCTTCGTGGGGGACGAATAGATTCGGCAATGGATTGGTTTAAGACTGCTAGCCCTAAATCTACCCTAGACTGGATGAAAGTTCCACTTGAGGATGTTGAGAACTAAATGTTTACGTGTGCTAGTTGTGGGCACGAAATGACACCACGGGAACTGTTACCCGTTTACCACACATATCGAGATGGTATTGTCCGTGTGTCGGTTTATAGATGCTGCAAGTGCAGGGGGGACATCTCCCCTGCACTCTCGGTTGAACTTATATCTAAATTAAGACAACCCTCTAATTAAGTCTTATATTGGAGGGTTATTTTCATGAGTCCCGCAGAATCCCAAGGTATCGCCCTAGATGCCCATAATTTAACCTGGAAGCCCATAAATACCCCTTTGGATAATTTACACCCCCATGAGATATCTATTCTGGAGGATGCAGATCATTCCGAAGGGGTTTGGGTTGTATATCGAGAAGATAATGGAACGCCCCATGGACCCAACCAAGTTTCCATAGACTTATTCTAAAAATACTGGTTTTTCAAATAGTTTATCGCGTATCTATACGCATGGAGAATATAATGCCAACTACCTGGGGGTATGACCCCACGGCTCCTCTATGGCCGTGGGTCGAGCAATTTTTTACTCTTGACCTACTCTATGAATATGAAGGCCTCTTCCCAGACGCAACGCCCCGCCTATGTAGTATGGTGGGTAAGCAACTGCTGCATGAACTTAAAATGAATAGGATAGGAGTTCCTAGCGGTGTTTAGTCCAAAGAAATACTACGCTTTTAACTTTTGGTATCCCATTTTCCCCTGTGGCTATCGCAGGTTCTGTAGTAGCTGGTGGGCACATTGGTTCACGCCATGGATTTATAAGCAGTTTTTTAAAACTAAGTGGCAGAGAATGGCGCGGGGATATGCCGACTCAGATACTTGGAACTTGAATGATTACGCGGCGGATGTGATCTACCACGCCCTTCTTCACTTCAAGAAGTCTACTCATGGGCATCCCTGTGACCTTACAGAGGAATCCTGGAATGACATCCTGGATAAAATGATTAATGGCTTTGCCGCTAAGTTGCAACTTCTAGATGATTTGACCTATGGGGAGCATTGCTGGGTCAAGCAGAGTGATAGGGATCTTGTGGGGGAGTTTGACCCCGAATTGTATGAAGCCTGGAGATCTCCTCTTGAGGCTCAGTGGGCAGAGGGGTCAGCCCTTTTCGTAAAACATTTCGACTCGCTTTGGGATTAATTTGAATCTTTCTTGAAAAGGTCCCGTATTTATAGAACGGGAGTCCATATGATCTGCAAGTTTTGCCAGTCAACTAAGATGGTTGCAATTCAGGCAAAGTGTGAAGATACATTTACAATACAGGACCTCTCATCTGGCAAGACCTTTAGTGGGTATGTCCCCAAAGATCTGGGAATGGGGGGTGGGGATTATATTCGTTTTAAACTGTGCCTTGCCTGTAAGCGCATACAGTCTCCCATGTTAACTCCCCAAGAAATTGATATTTTGCTGGACAATCTATTTATACGGAGAACTAATGGCTAAGATCCTACCCCTGAATGGTAAGTATTATGGCACCAAAGTTGAATTTACAGATGCCCAAGATATGGAGCATGAGATTACTATCTGGACTCCAGACCATTATGCGGGTATTTTTGCGTCTGAGCGTGAGATTGCTGGGGGCTGGGAACCCGGTGATGGGCACGACCACGTTGAGGATGTTCAATCATACACAATCGCCAAACTCATATGTAAAACGCTCACGGAAGCCGGGTATTAAGGAGGACCCCAATGTCCAAGTATGAGAAAGACCTGGGGATTCTTAAGCCCTCTGAGGCCAAGAGGATCGATCCCAAACCTACTACGGGGCACAAACACCGTAAAAAGGTATATCCCCCTCATTGGCAGATCCGTCCCATGGCTTTTATATGGCCTTCCAAGAATCTCTCCGAATCCACAGACTGGCACCACGAGCCCATCCTTTATGGAAAGCTTACGTGCTATCAACAGTCACAGGAGTTTAAATATATTAAAGAACTTTTCATGGCGGGTAAACTTGATGACGCCCTTGCAATTTATGCGAAGTATCATCCAGAGACTGCTAACTGGCCGGTTAGATTCATAGGGATTCAACCAATAGAAACGCTTCGTGAGGTTCTATCTTAGGGGCATTAAAATGTATTTTGAGAAAAGATCTAAAAAGTCTTTTTTGGAACTGTCTATATGGTCCTCCTGGCCTGATATGCTAGTTGGGCTAGAGTTTAGGCCCAGAGTATCCCCTAACTACTCAATTACCTTTGGGGTTACAGTTTTTTACCGAGTATTATTCTTCATTGAATATACTCGATTTAGAAAAAATGTATGATCCCCTGCCCACGCTGCTCTTTCGAGTTAAGTTTTTACCAACAAGAGTGCCCCAGATGTTTGGCGCAAGATATCAATATGGCTTCAGATATTATTGACGAGATGTTTCTGGAACTCCCATATGATGATATTAACGACAAACCCACCTGCACACTTTGTGGGTTTATTGCCACTAGTGGGACACTTCATACCGAGTCATGTCCAATAGCCCCCCTGGAGAATCTTCTTCGTAAACTGCGTCAAACCATAACATATAGGAGCATCTAGTGTTTTCAACCACATACATTACTGAGTATCTCTCAAAAAAGAAGGGCTCCCCCGTAACAGTATCTCTTCAAGGGACTAAATTCGTGTCGAACTGCCCGAATCCATCCCATGAGGATAAACATCCCAGTTGTGTTGGGGACATGGGTACCGGGGCTTATCGGTGTCTTGGGTGTGGCTGTTCTGGGACTATTGATGAGTCTGAACTTAAGAATGAACCCTGCTGTTCTGATTGTTCTGATTGTTCTGATTGTTCTGATTGTTCTGATTGTTCTGATTGTTCTGATTGTTCTGATTGTTCTGATTGTTC